TTTGAATATCTTCATAAAACCCATTAAGAACATTTAAAAGTCTCGTTATTCTGCCAGTGAAACATTTGTCCTTTGATTCCATCATTTCTTCATCTAAACGTCTCATCAATTCTTCTTTGTGTGGACTATTCGAAATTCTTCCAAAAACCTTTACAAATACATCATAAAACGTTAATAAAAGTGTTGAGTGATAATCTTTATCATCTAAATAAGATAGTAAAGATGAAATACATTCTAATTTTGAAGTCAAAAGGGTTTCAATAATGAATTTTTTTTCACAAGTAAAAGAGTCTTTCATGAGATTGTTTATTGATTCTTTTACTGATTTTTGAATGCTTGATGAATGGACATTTTGAGAATCATTAAAGACTCCATGGTTATTGTAGTTTTGCATTCTATCAATGAGACGTTGAATTCTGATGTCTATTATATTAATTTCATTATTATGATAAATTAAATATTGTAATCTTCTGCAATTTAATATTGATAATGGCAAAGATTTTAAGTTATTATTATTCAACAACAACTCTTGCAAATTTATCAATCTATCAAATGTAGTTTCTTTTATTTCTGCTAATCTATTCATACCCAAATCTAAAGTTCGCAAATTTGTCAAACTATCAAATATATTTTCTTTTATTTCTGTTAATTTATTTTCACTTAAATACAACTCTTGCAAATTTGTCAAACCATGAAATGCATTTTCTGTTATTTCTATTGATTTATTGCCACATAAAGACAACGTTTGTAAATTTATCAAACCATGAAATGCATTTTCTTTTATTTCTGTTAATTTATTGCTATTTAAATTCAAAGTTTGCAAGTTTGTCAATCTATCAAATGTAGTTTCTTTTATTTCTGTTAATTTATTTCCATTTAAATATAAATGTTTTAGATTTGTCAATCTATCAAATACATGTTCTTTTATTTCTGCTAATCTATTCACACCCAAATCTAAAGTTCGTAGATTTGTCAATCTGTCAAATATATTTTCTTTTATTTCTGTTAATTGATTTTCATTTAAATACAACTCTTGCAAATTTATCAATTTGCTAAATGTATTTTCTTTTAGTTCTGTCAATTTATTATGACGTAAATTCAATATTTTCAATTTTGTCAAATATTTAATATTTGGGGGAATTTCTTTTAATTTTTTGTATTTCAAATTGAGTTCAGTAATATTTCTATCATAATATTCGCCACAAATCTCAATTTTATTGTTCATTTTGATTTTGTTTTATATAAATAAATATATGGTATGTGGTATGGATTTCAATTTTTTAACTTATATAAGTCAAAAAATTAACATTCTATGGAGTTCTGTCATAGGTCTTCAACATGTTGCAACTTGCCATTTTTATATTTTTCTATTCTTATAATTTTACTTCCATCATTTGAATATATGATCCATTTGCCAATTTTCTTACCTTTGCTGTAATGGCGTGTTTCAATGACATTCTGATTCGAATTGTAAATCGTGATTTTTCCATCAAGATATATTACAAAATTGGAATCATTTTCAATATTTCCAAAAATATCTAAATTATTTTCAATATTTCCAAAAATCTCTGAATTATAATCATTATCATCAGACACTTTTTTTTCGGTATAAAATGTATATGTCATGAATATATTTCCATTGGGATAATATTTTTCACATTTTCCCTCAGTAAAATCTATTATGATTTTTTTGGCACCGTTGTCATAATATGTTTTTTTATATAATGGCATTCCATTTTCATACATACAATCATTTATTAACACTCCATTTTTAACACATTTTATTTTTCCATGAAGAATTCCATTTTGATATCCAATATAATATTTTGTGTTATTTTGTCTATTGTTCTTATAATATTCTCCATGTTTGTTGGTATCCTTGTAATTTATCAATTCCTGTATGTCACCATCCTCATAATAGTGTGTCATTTTTAACAAATAGTCATCTGAATTATATATTAATTCACACTTTATTTGTCTGTTTTCATAATATAATATATGCTTTTTTGTGCCATCAGAATCAAATATTAATTCTTCTTTTTTATTGCCATTTTCGTAATATGCCATTTGTGTCAATTTATTTCCATTTATGTCACATATTGTTTTTTTCTTTATTTGGCCATTTTCATAATATTCTGTCTCATCTGACATCCAGCCGCCATCAGGATGATAATTTGTTTCTTTTTCTATGTGATGACTATTTACATCTTTAATATCATGTTTATAATATGTAATATCTTTAATCAATATGTCGCCACTTATAAATTCTCGATATGATTTTCGTTCACCACTTTCTCTAAACTCGATACATATGTCTCTTTCACGGTTTGTCCAAAAATATGTTTCTCTCATTGAATTTAGATAATAAGTATAGTTTTCAGACATAGTTAATCTTTTGTCGACATATATACCTTTAAAACGTAAATTATTATTATTATCAAATTGAGTACAAGTGACATTATTCTTATTGATATCATAAATATTATAAAAATTATAAAAATTGTATCTTTTAATTTTGATGACACCTACATAATCAGTTAAATCTAAAATTTCAAAACGACTATAATATGTTTCTTCCAAAGTATTTGTAAAATATTCCATTCGCAGTAAATCGCCAATTTTAATGGTTATTTTATCAACTTCAATATGTTCATTTTCAATATTGGGTGCATATTTTCTTATTATTTTTTCTAATTTTACATATTTTACATTTGATGTTTTAAGATAAGTTTCGTTAAATGTCAAATCGCGTTCTGATGTTGATTTTGCAAGTAAGACATATTCTATGTCATTATTATGATTATAAAGTACGGAATAAAAGTAATTTGGATCATCAATATACTTCCTCCACATGGTCTTAAGCTGTTCTAGCGCATTGGAAGCCATTTTGCACAAGAGTAGAGTAATAAAATAGTCTTAAGAAAGACAAAGATGTTATTTGAGAGAATATATACTTCAATGATTTTAAGGTTTCAATTTTTTATTTCTTAATTTAGCTTTCGCTAAATTAAGAAATAAAAAATGATAAAATTTCCGTTAGGAATATTTTACAATTTTTCTTGATATATTAAGAAAAATTCTAATGCCACAAATAAAAAAATGGTAAAATTGTCTCTAGGCAATATATTAAGATATCTCTTTATTTTTAATTTTGATGATACACCATCTCATCTGATTTTTTGAATCTTTCATAACTTTATATTTTACGTCAAAACTACTTGTTGAATTATTGCAATAATTAATAAACAGTTCTAGATTGTTATAAAAATCAATTGGGATATTTTTCACAGTATTAACTAAAATATTTCTTGTTTTACCATCAGTACTAAAATATTTATCTAAATTAATATACCATTCATTATCTTCAAAAACACTACTAAATACATATTGCTGAATCATCTCGATTGTTTGTCTAATGAAATCCATAAATTCATTTAGATCATCATATTTTTTTGTAACAGGTTTTTTCAATTCATTTATATATATTTCTTTCAATACACTTTGTCTATTAAATACTTTTCTATATATAACATACAATTCATCATCACTTTTTTCATTGAGATCCAACGTGTCACAATTTAGTTCTGCATAAACATTAGAAACATTCAAATTATATTTTTTATATTCTTTATTCATTTCTTCAACTTCATTTTTTAATTGTGCTTCTAAATTAGCTAATCTTTTGGCTATACTCAATTCTATATCTGGCATTATATAAAAAAGTACGATGTAAAATCTTAAGTAAATTTACTCAGAAGATGAGTCAGAGTTCGATTCTGAGTCACTTTTATTCCTTTGTGATTTCTTGACTGCTTTTGTCTTTTTAACAGCTTTTGCTTTTTTTATAATTTTTACTTCATCATCGTCAATATCGATTCCTTTTATGCTTAGAATTTTTGCATTTTCCATATCATAATCAACATCTTTTGGCTTTACTTTTTTATCCTCTAACAATTTCATAAGTGTTTTTACACCCTCATCAACATTATCTTTCATTTTTTCTTCTAGGTATTTTTTTATTACTTCTTCTTTTTGGAAAGATTTTAATCTAAAAAATTCTTTCTTCAATTGAGACTGTTCTGCAACTTTTAATTTTTCATTATATTGTTCCGCAACAGTCTTCTTCACTTGATTTTTATTTATAATTGCTTTAATAATTTCCTTCCTCTTTGCATCTGTTGTGTGTTGCAATTCTGATGAAAATCTGTTCAATTTGTTTTGTCTGATGATGTCATAAATAGAATCCATTGTCAATAAATAAATAATACGTATTGTGTCTTTATGTCAAACTTTCAATTTTTTTATTTATAAATTGGCCAGAAGGGCTAATTTATAAATAAAAAAATGATAAAATCGCGAATAGCGATTTTACAATTTTTTATTTATAAATTGGCCAGAAGGGCTAATTTATAAATAAAAAAATGATAAAATCGCGAATAGCGATTTTACAATTTTTTATTATTCAACATATGGTAAAAGCTATGTGTTGAATAATGAAAAAAGACTGAAAATGCGACAAACATTTCACAATTTTTAATCATATATATTTTCTTTAGAAAATATATATGATTAAAAAGACTGAAAATGCGACTAGCATTTTCACAATTTTTTATTTATGATCAAATGTAGGTTTGGTATATTCTTTATCGACTAACACCTTTCCATCATCATTCCATCTTTTGTATGAACCATCTAAGTTTCCATTTTTAATATGACATTCAAATCTTAAAAGTCCATTATAGCAATAATATTCTTTATAAATACCATTCTCTATTTTATTTATATCAAAATCATAATAAAATGCTGGTTCTAATGTCAAAAAATAATGTATGCCTTTTGAATATACATCGTTGATAGTTGTGTCATATTCTTTGTCTTCTACAATTGAACCAACAACATATTTTAATTCTGCGTCTTCTGCTTGCTTTGCATCCAGATATCTTGGAAGGAAAACTGGTTCGACTTCATCAACTTCTTCAAGAGTATATACATCAATTATTTTTTCAACAAAAAATTTGTTGCCTCTAAACAATGCTGTTTCTTTACGATATATTCCTGTCTTTTGCAGATTGCCTGTCCTGTCATTCACAACAAAATACAGTCTATCTTCATTTGTAATTGTATCATCGAGTTTTGACATCATAATAACATATTTATCATATTTTTTGAATACATATTTATTTGTATTGCTGTATAACAAGTTAAAAATATCGAAAATTGTCTGCATAGCCATGCTTAATCGTTTTGTTATTTTTATAAATAAATATGCATTATAAATGTTTTATATTTCAATTTTTGTAATGACGATCAGTCCCTTTTAACTAAAATGATGAAATTTTCGTTAGGGATATTCATCTTAGCCATACTTCTATCTCTTCATCTTCTATTCCAATATCTTTTAATTTTGCTCTACATATATCTCTTAATTCATCATTCATCTCTTGTCCATCTAAAGTCGATAGGATAATTGCACTAATTCTTTCATTATTTGAGATCGTGATTTGAATATCTTCATAAAAACCATTTAGAACATTCAAAAGTCTCGTTATTCTGCCAGTAAAACATTTACACTCTGAATCCATCATCTCTTCGTCTAAACGTCTCATTAAATCTTCTTTATGTGGACTGTTCGAAATCCTTCCAAAAACCTTTACAAATACCTCATAAAACGTCAATAAAAGAGTCGAGTGATAATCTTTATCATCTAAGTAAGATAGTAAAGATGAAATGCAATTTAACTTATAAGTCAAAAGAGACTCAACAATAAATTCTTTTTCACAAGTAAAAGGGTCTTTCATTAGATTATCCATTGATTTCTTTACAGACTCTTGAATGCTAGATGAATGGATATTTTGAGAATCAGCAAAAAGACCATGATTATTGTAATTTTTCATTCTATTTATGAATCGTTGAATTCTAATGTCTACTATGATATCTTCTTCATTATTTTGATAATTTAATGTGTGTAATCTTCTGCAATTCAAAATTGATAATGGCAAAGATTTTAATTTATTATTACTCAAATCCAATTCTCGCAAATTTGTCAATCTGCTAAATGTATTTTCATTTATTTTTGTTAATTGATTGTTATTTAAATGTAGACATTTTAGATTTGTCAATCTGTCAAATGTATTTTCTTTTATTTCTATTAATTGACTGCTATTTAAATATAAATATTTCAGATTTGTCAATCTATCAAATGTATTTTCTTTTATTTCTGTTAATTGATTGCTACTTAAATACAAATTTTGTAAATTCGTCAATCTATCAAATGTATTTTCTTTTATTTCTGTCAATCCATTGTCACATAAAGTTAAAGATCTTAAACTTGTCACTCGGTCAAATGTATTTTCTTTTATTTGTGTCAATTTATTATTATTTAAGCTCAAAGTTTGCAAATTTGTCAATTTGTCAAATGTATTTTCTTTTATTTCTGTTAAATTATTGTAACTTAAATACAAAGTGTTCAAATTTGTCAATTTGTCAAATGTATTTTCTTTTATTTCTGTTAACTTATTTCTCTCTAAACTTAAAATTTGCAAGTTTGTTAATTTATCAAATGTATTTTCTTTTATTTCTGTTAAATTATTCTTCCAACCTAAATTCAAAGTTTGCAAATTTGTCAATCTGTCAAATGTATTTTCTTTTATTTCTGTTAAATTATTCCAACCTAAATTCAAAGTTTGCAAATTTGTCAATCTGTCAAATGTATTTTCTTTTATTCCTGTTAATTGATTATATACTAAATGCAACTTTTTTAGATTTGTCAATCTATCAAATGTATTTTCTTTTATTTCTGTTAATTTATTCCAATTTAAATTTAAATATTGCAAATTTGTTAAATATTTAATATTTACAGGTATTTCTGTTAAATCTTTACGTGACAAATTAAGTTCAGTAATATCTTTATCATAATATTTGCCACAAATCTCTATTTTGCTTTCCATTTTTACGGTGTTCTTTTTTGTTATAAATAAATAGACATATATTGTTACATAATCAATTTTTTATCTTAACCATACTTCTATCTCTTCATCTTCTATTCCAATATCTTTCAGTTTTGCTCTACAAATTTCTCTTAATTCATCACTCATCTCTTGTCCATTTAAAGTCAATAGGATAATTGCACTTATTCTTTCATTATTTGAGATCGTGATTTGAATATCTTCATAAAACCCGTTAAGAACATTTAAAAGTCTTGTTATTCTGCCAGTAAAACATTTACACTCTGATTCCATCATCTCTTCGTCTAAACGTCTCATTAAATCTTCTTTATATGGACTATTCGAAATCCTTCCAAAAACCTTTACAAATACCTCATAAAACGTCAATAAAAGAGTCGAGTGATAATCTTTATCATCTAAGTAAGATAGTAAAGATGAAATGCAATTTAACTTATAAGTCAAAAGAGACTCAACAATAAATTCTTTTTCACAAGTAAAAGGATCTTTCATAAGATTATCTATTGATTTCTTTACCGATTCTTGAATGCTTGATGAATGGATATTTTGATAATCATTAAAAAGAGCATGATTATTGTAATTTTGCATTCTATCGATAAAACGTCCGATTCTGATGTCTACTATTATATCTCCATTATCTTCATAATTTAATATGTGTAATCTTCTGCAATTCAAAATTGACAATGGAAGAGATTTTAATTTATTATTACTTACATCTAAATGTAGCATATTTGTTAATCTGCCAAATGTATTTTCTTTTATTTCTGTTAATTTATTGTTACTTAAATTTAAATATTGCAAAGCTGCCAATCCTCCAAATGTATTTTCTTTTATTTCTGTCAATTCATTATTATCCAAATACAAATTATGCAAATTTATTAATCTATCAAATGTATTTTCTTTTATTTTTTCCAACTCATTACCATACAAGTACAAAGTATTCAAATTTGTCAATTTGTCAAATGTATTTTCTTTTAGTTCTGTTAATTTATTACTGTTTAAATACAATTCTTGCAAATTTGTCAATTGATCAAATGTATTTTCTTTTATTTCTGTTAATTTATTGAAACTTAAATCTAAAGTTTTCAAATTTGTCAATCTGTCAAACGTATTTTCCTTTATTTCTGTCAATTCATTTCCACGCAAAGACAAAGTTTGCAAATTTACCAATGCATCAAATGTATTTTCTTTTATTTCTGTCAATCTATTGCCACCCAAAAATAAATATTGCAAATTTACCAACGTATCAAATGTATTTTCTTCTATTTCTTCCAATCTATTGAAGCATAAATCTAACTGTTGTAAACTTGTCAAACTATTAAAAAAAATTTCCTTTATTTCCGTTAGACGAGCGTAATTTAGATATAAAGATCTCAAATTTATCAAATATTTAATATTTGTTGGTATTTTTGTTTCTGTTAAATCTTTACGCGACACAATGAGTTCAGTAATATCTCTGTCATAATATTTGCCACAAATCTCTATTTTGCTTTCCATTTTATAGTTGTTTTACTGTTATCATATAAATAAACATATGCTGTTATAAAATCAATTTTTTATTTTTAACTTATGTGTCTATCGATACATAAGTCAAAAATAAAAAAGTATAAAAATCCGCTTAGGATTTTTTATCTTAACCATACTTCTATCTCTTCGTCTTCTATTCCAATATCTTTTAATTTTGCTCTACAAATTTCTCTTAATTCATCACTCATCTCTTGTCCATTTAAAGTCGATAGGATAATTGCACTAATTCTTTCATTATTTGAGATCGTAATTTGAATATCTTCATAAAACCCATTAAGAACATTCACAAGTCTCGTTATTCTGCCAGTAAAACATTTACAATCTGAATCCATCATCTCTTCGTCTAAACGTCTCATTAAATCTTCTTTATGTAGACTTTTCGAAATCCTGCCAAAAACCTTTACAAACACCTCATAAAACGTCAATAAAAGAGTCGAGTGATAATCTTTATCATCTAAATAAGATAGTAAAGAAGAAATGCATTTTAAATTGTATGGCAAGATGGTTTCAATAATGAATTCTTTTTCACAAGTGAAAGGGTCTTTCATAAGATTGTAAATTGATTTCTTTACAGACTCTTGAATGCTTGATGAATGGATATTTTGAGAATTATCAAAGACTTTATGATTGTTGTAATTTTGCATTCTATCGATAAAACGTTCAATTCTAATGTCTACCATTATATCTTCATTATCTCCATAACATAATATATCTAATCTTCCGCAATTCAAAATTGATAATGGCAAAGATTTCAATTGATTGTCGATTAAATTCAACTCGTACAAATTTGTCAATCTGCTAAATGTATTTTCTTCTATTTCCGTTAATTTATTTCTGCTTAAACTCAAACTTCGTAAATTTGTCAATTGGTCAAATGTATTTTCTTTTATCTCTGTTAATTCATTATAATCTAAAGATAAATTTCGTAAATTTGTCAATTGGTCAAATGTATTTTCTTTTATTTCTGTCAATTTATTTTTATATAGAATCAACTCTTCTAAATTTGTCAATCTATTAATTATATTATCTTTTATTTCTGTCAATTTATTTTCGCCTAAACTCAAATATTGCAAATTTGTCAATCCGCAAAATGTATTTTCATTTATTTCTGTCAATTTATTTTTGCCTAAACTCAAATATTGCAAATTTGTCAATCTGCAAAATGTATTTTCCTTTATTTCTTTTAATTTATTTTTATCCAAATGCAACTTTTGCAAAGCTGCCAGTACATGAAGTGCATTTTCCTCTATTTCTATTAATTGATTTTTACCTAAATATAACTCTTTTAAATTTGTCAATCCATCAAATGTCTTTTCTTTTATTTCTGTCAATTGATTACAACACAGCGCCAACACTTCCAAATTTATCAATTTATCAAATGTATTGTCTTTTAGTCTTGTCAATTTATTGAAACCTAAACGTAACTCTTTTAAATTTGTCAAGCTATCAAATGTGTTTTCTTTTATTTCTGTCAATTGATTGCTACTCAAATCCAACTCTTTCAAATTTATTAATTTATAAAATGTATTTTCTTTTATTTCTGTCAATTGATTGCTACTCAAATCCAACCTTTTCAAATTTGTCAAGCTATCAAATATATTTTCTTCTATTTCTGTCAATAGATTGCGACTTAAATTTAAAGTTTTCAAATTTGTCAATCTATCAAACGTATTTTTTTTTATTTCTCTCAATTCATTTTCATTTAAATGCAAAGTTTGTAGATTTGTCAAACTATTGAATACATTTTCTTTTATTTCTGTTAATTTATTAATACATAAAGACAACTCTGTCAAATTTGTCAATTTATTAAATACATTTTCCTTTATTCCTGTCATATAATTGCCATATAAATACAATCCTTTTAAATTTGTCAGACTGTCAAATGCATTTTCTTTTATTTCTCTCAATTCATTTTCATTTAAATGCAAAGTTTGTAGATTTGTCAAACTATTGAATACATTTTCTTTTATTTCTGTTAATTTATTAATACATAAAGACAACTCTGTCAAATTTGTCAATTTATTAAATACATTTTCCTTTATTCCTGTCATATAATTGCCATATAAATACAATCCTTTTAAATTTGTCAGACTGTCAAATGCATTTTCTTTTATTTCTGTTAATTTATTTCTACTTAGATCTAAAGCTTGCAAATTTGTCAAACTATCAAATGTATTTTCTTTTTTTGTCAAATTATTATTGCTAAAATATAAAGTTTGCAAATTATTCAAGTATTTAATATTTGCAGGTATTTCTGTTAAATCTTTACATGACAAATCAAGTTTAGTAATATTTTTGCAATAATATTTTCCACAAATCTCTACTTTATCTTCCATTTTTACAGTGTTCTTTTCTTATAAATAAATATATCACAAAATGTCATATTTTTCAATTTTTTATCTTAGCCATACTTCTATCTCTTCATCTTCTATTCCAATATCTTTCAGTTTTGCTCTACAAATTTCTCTTAATTCATCACTCATCTCTTGTCCATCTAAAGTCGATAGGATAATTGCACTAATTCTTTCATTATTTGAAATTGTGATTTGAATATCTTCATAAAACCCATTAAGAACATTCACAAGTCTTGTTATTCTGCCAGCAAAACATTTACACTCTGATTCCATCATCTCTTCATTTAGACGTCTCAACAATTCTTCTTTGTGTGGACTGTTCGAAATCCTTCCAAAAACCTTCACAAACACGTCATAAAACGTCAATAAAAGAGTCGAGTGATAAGCTTCATCATCTAAATAAGATAGTAAAGATGAAATGCAATTTAACTTATAAGTCAAAAGAGACTCAACAATAAATTCTTTTTCACAAGTAAAAGGGTCTTTCATGAGATTGTTTATTGATTCCTTTACCGAATTTTGAATGCTTGATGAATGGACATTTTGAGAATCTTTAAAGAGATCATGATTATTGTAATTTTTCATTCTATTTATGAATCGTTGAATTCTAATGTCTATTGTAATATCTCCATTATTTTCATAATTTAATGTGCGTAATCTTCTGCAGTTTAATATTGATAATGGCAAAGATTTTAATTTATTATTATTTAAATACAAATCTCGCAGATTTGTCAATCTGCAAAATGTATTTTCTTTTATTTCTGTTAATTTATTTCCACTTAGATTCAAACATCTCAAATGTGTCAATCCATCAAATGCTTTTTCTTCTATTTCTGTTAATTGATTGTCACTTAAATATAAATATTTCAAATTTGTCAATCTGCCAAATGTATTTTCTTTTATTTCTGTTAATTGATTGCTATTTAAATATAAATATTTCAGATTTGTTAATCTGACAAATGTATTTTCTTTTATTTCTGTTAATTTATTGTCGCTCAAATCTAAAGTTTGCAAATTTGTCAATTTATTAAATGTATTTTCTTTTATTTCTCTCAATTGATTTCCATTTAAATTCAACTCTTTTAAATTTGTCAATCCATCAAATGTATTTTCTTTTATTTCTGTCAATTCATTATCGTATAAATGCAATTGTGTTAAATTTGTCAATCTATCAAATGTATTTTCTTTTATTTCTGTTAATTTATTGTCGTATAAACACAATTCTGTTAAATTTGTCAGTTTATCAAATGTATTTTCTTTTATTTCTGTTAGTTGATTAAATCCTAAATCCAAATTTTTCAAATTTATCAATTTGTCAAATGTATTTTCTTTTATTTCTGTTAATTTATTATTAGTTAAACACAGCCTCTGCAAATTTGCCAGACTGTCAAATGTATTTTCTTTTATTTTCCTTAATCCATTATTATAAATATATAAAATTTGCAAATTCATCAAACTATCAAATGTATTTTCTTTTATTTCTGTTAGTTGATTAAATCCTAAATCCAAATTTTGCAAATTTATCAATTTGTCAAATGTATTTTCTTTTATTTCTTTCAATTGATTGCCATTTAAATTTAACGATTTTAAATTTACCAATTTATCGAATATATTTTCTTTTATTATTGTTAATTGATTTTTTGCTAAGTGCAACTTTTCTAAATTTATCAATCCATCAAATGTATTTTCTTTTATTTCTGTTAATTTATTAAACCATAAAAACAAAATTTTCAAATTCATTAAATATTTAATATTTGCAGGTATTTCTGTTAAATCTTTACATGACAAATTAAGTTCAATAATATTTTTGCAAAAATATTTGCCACAAATCTCTACTTTATCACCCATTTTTAGTGTTCTTTTTTCTTATAAATAAATATATCACAGAATGTCATATTTTTCAATTTTTTATCTTAGCCATACTTCTATCTCTTCGTCTTCTATTCCAATGTCTTTTAATTTTGCTCTACAAATTTCTCTTAATTCATCACTCATCTCTTGTCCATCTAAAGTCGATAGGATAATTGCACTTATTCTTTCATTATTTGAGATCGTGATTTGAATATCTTCATAAAACCCATTAAGAACATTCACAAGTCTCGTTATTCTACCAGTAAAACATTTACACTCTGATTCCATCATTTCTTCATCTAAACGTCTCATTAATTCTTCTTTATGTGGACTGTTCGAAATCCTTCCAAAAACCTTCACAAATACCTCATAAAACGTTAATAAAAGAGTCGAGTGATAATCTTTATCATCTAAATAAGATAGTAAAGAAGGAATGCATTTTAAATTATATGGCAAGATGGTTTCAATAATGAATTCTTTTTCACAAGTGTAAGGGTCTTTCATGAGATTGTTTATTGATTCCTTTACCGATTCTTGAATGCTTGATGAATGGACATTTTGAGAATCATTAAAGATTCCATGATTATTGTAATTTTTCATTCTATTTATGAATCGTTGAATTCTAATGTCTATTGTAATATCTCGATTATTTTCATAATGTAATCCACGTAATCTTCTGCAATTCAAAATTGATAATGGCAAAGATTTTAATTTATTATCATCCAACCACAACTGTTGCAAATTTGTCAATCTATCAAATGTGTTTTCTTTTATTTCTGTCAATTCATTATTAGTTAAATACAACTCTGCCAGACTTATCAGTCTATTAAATGTAAATTCTTTTATCTCTGTCAATTTATTGAAGCCTAAATCTAAAGTTCGCAAATATGCCAATTCATTAAATGTGTTTTCTTTTATTTCTGTCAATTGATTGTCTTCTAAATCTAAAAATTCTAAATTTGTCAATCTGCCAAATGTATTTTCTTTTATTTCTGTTAATATATTACTGCTTAAATCTAAAGTTTGCAAATTTGTTAATCTGTCAAATGTATCATCATTTATTTCTATTAATTTATTGTTGCTTAAATCCAAAGTTTGCAAATTTGTCAAGTATTTAATATTTGCAGGTATTTCTGTCAATTTATTGCTACTTAAATATAATTTTTTCAAATTTGTTAATTTGTCAAATGTATTTTCTTTTATTTCTTTTAATCTATTGTAACTTAGATTCAAAGTTTTCAAATTTGTCAAATTATCAAATATATTTTCTTTTATTTCTGTTAATTTGTTAAAACATAAAATCAAAATTTCCAAATTTGTCAAGCATTTAATATTTGCAGGTATTTCTGTTAAATCTTTACATGACAAATCAAGTTTAGTAATATTTTTGCAATAATATTTTCCACAAATCTCTACTTTATCACCCATTTTTACAGTGTTCTTTTTTATCATAAATAAATATGACACAAAATGTCATATTTTCAATTTTTCTTTTCCATAACAGATTTATCAACAATACACTGACCATTAACATATTCGCATTTCATCATAACTCCACCATGTTCATTATATGCAATATATTTTCCATCAAACACGCCATTCTTATAATTACATATTTTCTTTGCTCTTCCATCATTATAAAATTCCATATATTTACCGTCTAACTTTCCATTTTTATATACACATTTTTTAATTAATCCTCCATCCTCATTCCAGCTTAAATATTTTCCATTTTTAACATCATTTTGCCAATAGTATGCTGGTATAATATTTTTAAAATAGTGAATTCCACCTCCCAATACCTTATGCTTCTCTTCATCAAATATTGTTTCGACAATTTGATTGACAACATATTTTATTTTTTTGGAATAACAACTATTTACAACTTGTGAAACATCTTCTAAAGTATCAATATCAATAATTTTTTCAACATAAAATTTGTTGCCTCTGTATTGCGCATATTTATCATTTATCGGAATTCTATATCTATTATCATAAGATTTATGCAATCTTTCTTCATTTGTTATTGTATCTGGCAATGGTTTCAAAATGACAATACAGTTACCACATTTTTTATATCTATAATCAGTTGAACTTGTGTAACGTTCACACTTTTTAATTATCTCAATGAGTGTCATTGTAATAATATATATTGAATATTATATTGACAAATTTAATTTTTTTCAATTTTTAAGTTTCATTTATATGGTTTGCCTTTCTCATTCCAAGCATTATAAAATTTGCATTTTCCATAATTATATTCTGCATCAACAGATTTTACACCATTTATATGCCAGCTTTCATATTTTCCATGATATACATCGTCAATATATTCACATTCTATCTCTGTTTCTCCATTGTAATGTTTTTGATAAAATTTTCCATTCTTTTTACCATTTATGTATTCGCATTGTTTGAATATTTGTCCTATATAATGCCATTGTCGATACAATCCATTTAATTTTCCATCAATAAGATTATATTGTACCATCATTACACCATTTTCATACCAGTGCTTATATTCTCCAGTAAAATTAGACAAATCCATTGCATAATAATATGCTTGTTCGATTGTCATAAAATAATGAATGCCTCTTGAACATATTATATTTATATCTTTATCAAAATTTTCTACTTCGACAATTTCACCAACAATATAATTTAATTCCTTTTCTTTATGAATTGAATTTTTGATTTGTTTTAATTCTTCTAAAGAGTCACAACTAATAATCTTTTCAACGTACAACTTATTTGCTCTAAATTTTGCATATTTTTTGTCAACAACATTATCTCTCGATTCATTTGTCAAAGTGTCTTTTATTTTCTTTAATATGACGATACAATTATTACATTTTTTATAGACATATGAGGGATCTTCAATATATATTTTGCAAATTTCCAATATTTTAATTAAAGTCATTATTCTTTTATTTTAATAAAGAAATAATAATATGATGAATATTATTCAATTTTCACAAAGGTATTCCATTTTCATTCCAAGAATTATAAAATTTGCATTTTCCATAATAATATTCTGCATCAACATATTTAACACCATTTTCATGCCATTCTTCGATTTTTCCATTTAATTTGTCCTCAATGTAGTTGCATTCGATTGCTTTTTGACCATTTTTATACCATTCTTCAAATTTTCCGTTTAATTTGCCCTCAATATAGTTACATTCGATTCCTTTTTGACCATTTTCATACCATGATTCACGTTTTCCCTTTAATTTGTTCTCAATATAGTCACATTCCGTTTCTTTTTGACCATTTTCATACCATGATTCACATTTTCCGTTTAATTTGCCTCTGACATAAGTTTTTTCCCATTTTTTTTGACCAGTTTCAAACCATTCTTCATATTTTCCATCTAATTTATTATTTACATAATTAGCATCTACATTTTTTTGTCCATTATGATGCCATTTTTCATGTTTACCGTTGAGTTTTCCATCAATAAAATTTGATTTTTCTAGTTGTTGACCATCGTCAAACCACATAAGAAAAAGTCCATTTTTAATTGTGTTATTGCAATGATAATAGGCTCTTTCCAATGTTAAAAAATAGTGGATGCCTTGGGAACAGACTGTTTCTAAATTCATATCATAATTATCAACACTAACAATTTGTCCAACCACATATTTCAATTTGTTATTAAAATTTGACTCAAATACAAAATTAGTAACTTCAGTCAATTCTTTTAAAGTTCTAATATTAACAATTTTTTTAACAAGCAATTTATCCGCTCTAAATTTTGCATAAAGCTTATTGACAATATTTTTTCTTGATTCATTTGTCAAAGTATCTTCTAATTTTTCCAACATAACAATACAATTTCTGCATCTTTTATAAACAGTTTTATCAGTGTTTTTAAACAATGATTTAAGTCTGTCTAATTTTTCCATTTTTGTCTATTATATTTGTATTAAATGATATAATGATATTTTTTCAATTTTTTATCATTTTACCATTTTCATAGTGACATTCAATTTTTATGTCGCCATTTGGAAGCCAGTGAATATGTTTTCCATGACGCATATTATTTTTATACTCTGTTACTGTTCTCATTTTTCCATCATCATACCATTCTTCATATTTACCATTTTTTTTATCATCTGCATATGTACATTCAAATTTCTTTTTTCCATTTTCATGCATATGGCATTCGATGCCATTCTTGAGACCATTTTTAAAATTCCACTCAATAGACAAAGTTCCATCATCAAACCATTCTAAACATTTGCCTTCTAATTTTCCATCAATGTTGTTATATTCTGCATATTTGACTCCATTTCTATGCCATATAAATGATTTTCCTTGAACCATACCATCACATAAGGTGCATTCAAGTTTCTTTTGTCCATTATCATACCATTGAACATATGTTTCATTATCATCTACTTTTTTATTATAATAGAAAGCTGGTTCTAATCTCAAAAAATAAAATATTCCATTTGAGTGTACATCATTTACATTTTCGTCATAATCATAATCTTCAACAATTTCTCCAACCTCATAATATCGTCTCTTCTTTATTCCATTAAATGATTCTTGAGTCATAATATCAATAATTTTTACAACAGACAATTGATTTGCTCTAAACAAAGCATATTCTTTACACATCACATCACTTCTTGATTCATTTGTTATTGTGTTTTTAAGCTTTTCTAATACGACAATACAATTGACAACTTTCCAATATACATATTTATTGTCTGTTAAATAAGATGCAAGTGCAATTTTTAACTTGTCCATTTTGGGTCAACATAATAATCATATGTATTGCTTTTATATTTTCATTTTTCAATTTTTATATTTTAATTATGTGATAAATATTGATCTTTTGTTCCATCCGGAAACCATCTTTCATATTTACCCACTACATTTCCATCAACATAGACACATTTTATCTTTTTTTTACCATTTTCATGCCATTCTTCATATTTTCCATCTAGTTTGTCATTCACATAATTACATTCCCTTCGTTTTTTACCATTTTCATACCATTCTTCATATTTGCCATTTATTTTTTTATCTATAATGGTATATTCCTCACGTTTTTGTCCATTATCATACCAACTATAATTTTTTCCATTTCTACGCAGCTTTGTATTTATAACATTAAAATATGCTTTTTCTAAAGTCAAATAATATGTCTCTCCTATTGGGTATGGCAGGCTGAAATCTGTATTACTATTTTCTAAAATTTGCCCAGCTATGTATTCTTTTCCTGTTTTGTATATTATTTTATTACTGATTCCCATAGATGATAAATGTGATCCAAGTGAATGACTGTCACATCTATCTTTTTCCTCCAAAGTTACAACATCAATAATTTTTTTGACAAGTAATTTATTTGCTTTAAATTGTGCATGATATTTATCAACAACATCGCTTCTTGATTCATTTGTCAAAGTATCTTCTAATTTTTCTAATATTAGGATATATCTATTGCATTTATTATAAACAGTTTTATCATCACAAGTTCCGATTTTAACTTTTAACTTCTCTAATTCATTCATATTGTAATTATAATAACTATATTTAAATTGTTTTTAAATCTCTGTCATATTTATCCATTTTATTATATATGTATTCTATAACATACTTATATGATATTAATTTCCCACATTCTGACCATTTTTTATAAATACCATGTACTTTTCCATCAACACAACTATATTCTTTTTTCTTTTTTCCATTTTTATACCATGATTCATATTTTCCATCTAATTCACCATATACATAGTTACAATCTCTTTTCTTCTTTCCATTTGCGTGCCATGATTCATATCGATGATGACATTTGTTGTTTATATAATTACATTCTTTGCATTTTTGTCCTGATGGATACCATTTTTCATATTTGCCATAAGTTTTTCCATTAATATAATTACACTCAATTTTCTTTTGTCCATTTTCATACCATTCTTCATATTTACCATCAAATTTTCCATCAACTACACTACATTCTGCAAATTTTTGTCCATTTGGAAACCAATAAACATAAATTCCATTGTTGATTGATTTTTTACATAAATGACGATATGCTCTTTCTAATGTTAAAAAATAATGAATGCCAGTTGAACATACTGTTTCTAAATCTGTGTCATAATCATCAACACTGACAATCTGTCCGACTGTGTATTTCATCTTTCCATTAAATTTCGACCCAAGAAGAAAATTATAAACTTTGTCTAATTCTTCTAAAGTAGTTACATCGACAATTTTTTTTACTAATAATTTATTTGCTCTAAATTTTGCATAACGTCTATCAATAATATTGCTTCTTGATTCATTTGTCAAAGTATCTTCTAATTTTTCCAACATTACAATGCAATTTCCACATTGTTTAAAAACAGTTCTATCATTACAATCAAACATGGGTTCTAAATCACACAAAGATTTAAAACCATCTAAGTTGTCCATTGTTAATAATATTATCAACAATAAATCAATATGAATTAATGAATTCAAATTTTTAATTATTACCTTTTAATATATGAATATCGATAACGAACAAAAACAGAAATTATTTATTTATGGTTTATTGTTTATTTCTGTCATAATATATTTCACATATCAAAATGTGACACTTGGAACATTATTTGGGTTTGGCATAGCAATCATACTATACTTCATAATAAGAGATTACACTGATGAAAAGATTTTGGAAACAAAAAATAATATCGAAATAAAACAAGATATGTTAAAACCAGACAGTATTCATATAAAAAATAATAATGAACTATTAGACTTTATTTTTAGTATACAGGATTTTTATTATTACAATCCAAGAGTATTTATCGACATGGTTAATTCAATAAATGATTTTATGACAATAAGAAATGAAAATGAAATGTCAAATATTTATAATGGATATCTTTATTCGTCATTACTCATGAAAAAAAGAGATGCTTTAAATTCCCTAGCAAGTCTTGCAATATCACTTCCGTCAAATAGAGATGTTGATGAAAAATTACAAAATGCATTAGAAAGACTTGAATTTATTTTAAATAACTATCTTGACGAAACATATTATAAATATAGAAACAACATTTATAAAAATGGCTATAGATCAGATATAATAAATGTTGACATTGGTTACATTCCTAAAAACACATATGATGGTATTGGAAATTCTAATGATTTATTTTAATATAAATATTTATGGATAAAGCAAGATTTAATTTTGCAAAAAGCAATCCGGACATGTGTTATAATCCAGATCCCCAAAAGTCATCATATTATCAAATATGTGGAATAAAAAATAAATTGACAAATGATTATACAGTTCGCAAATTTATTATAAATGAAAAACAAGATATAATAAAAGTTTTTACAAAAGAATATTCAAAAGCAAAATTAAAAAAATTTATAAAAAATGCCCCAAGACATAAATACAGAATATATCCAACAAATGATCTGAATGTTATTGAATATCCAGATGCAGGAACTCTTTTAAATTCACAATCATCACTCCTGTGATATATTGCCGTCAGGCTGTTCTATTTTATTATTGGGTTTTTCTATTTTATTATTGGGTTTTTCTATTTTATTATTAGGTTGTTCTATTTGATCATTAGGTTGTTCTACTTTATTTTTATTAGCTTCTGTTATTTTTTTAATCATCTTTTTCTCTGGCATCTTTTCAATATTATCTATTTTATCTTTTTCATCCATTTTATAAATATGATGAATTTCAATTATGTTTCTATTTTTTTCATCATTTGTATCATCATCTGATTTGTTTGTCACAAAATTATATAGTAATATCAAAAGTGCAATTATAATAAGTGTGAGACCAATAAAGAACAATCTGTTATATTTTAAAAATATGTCATAAGAAAATCTGAAAGCCAATACGTCATCTAATATTCCAAACCATGTATCTTTAATACCAACTAAAATATCCCCAACACTCATTTGATATAATTTTTTTGTTTGTTCTTGTTTTATCATATCTTTTAATTTTTTATTATCCTCTTCTATCTGTTTTGCCTTTTGATCAAGAATATATTTTTCAAAATCCTTATTGAATGCCTGATTATCAAACTTTGTTCCTTCCATATATTTTTTTTCTGCATTATCAAGATTATTCATTATATTGTTTATTGTGATAATATTTTGTCAATTTCATTATATGTAAGTGTGTACGAAAAAGGTGATTTAAGTAATGTATTCCACTCAGCTATGACATATTTTACTGTTGCATTCAACACAGAAATATAATGAATGCATGCTAATGCAATTTTTGCTTCTAATGAATCAAGTGTATATGTTTTTAATATTTCTTTAGCATATGTCAATTCTTCAACAGTCACATCTTTTCTTTGAACTTCAACCAATTTTAAAATTGTTTGATAAACTAACAATTCATTGTCAAGTGAAATTTTATTTGTAAACCAATCATTGTTTTTTGTGTCAATCAATTTAAGGTCAGTGTCACTAAGTGAAGCAATTCTTAGTAATTGTTTTAAATTATCTGTGATACCCTTATTTGACAGTACAAAAGTCTTATGTTTATTTATATATTCTGATGCATATGTATATCTTAATTTTTCATAGGCCAATGTTCCCTCATTTAAACTAAGTGATAATGGCACAACACGATGTAAATTTTTGTTTTGAATATCATCAACAAAGCCATATGAACTTAACATTTTAATATCATTATGTGCCCCATATGAATCATATATAATTTGTCCTGCATTTATATTAATTGGTGTAACAAGTCTGCTTGAATTATTTTCTGTGTGTAATAACATCCCCGAATTTGCACTATGTTGAAATAAATCTGCAATAGGTACTAATCCGTGTGACCATTGTCTGCTATTTATTATCATATAACACCATTTAACATTTTCATGTGTCATGTATTCTTTTGGTATAACTGTACTTGCCTGTAACTTTTGCCATATCAAATCAACTTGATATATTAAAGTCTGAACTGTAACCGCAAATAATTTTGATATTTTTGTCCATTCTGCAAATTTTTTATCATTATATTGATAAATTGGATGATATGAATAGTCTTCATATTTAGGCAACAATGAAATATATGGATAATAGAATGACGATTCGCCCAGTGAAATGTGATATAATAATGCAAATATTATTTTATTTGTATCTATCTTCTTTTCTGTTTCATCACAATTTTGAACAATTTCTGCAAATGTATTAGCTGTTATGCAACACTTATCAGGTATTTCTAACAATTTTGTGTTCTGAGTCACATCAGTCTTACAAGAGATAAACCTATTTTCATTTGTTCCAGTTAGATACAATGCGTCATTTACATAACCTCCGTTTGTTCTTACCCAATTAACTAATCTGTCGAATTTTTCTGTAATGGTATCACTGTTCATAATAATATTATTATAAACGGGAAAAAAATAAACTTATAAACTTATATACAATTCTTCTAATTTCGAATTCCACTCATATACGCTATCCATATCTTCAAAAAGACATGGTGATTTCTCTAATATTTCTTTTGATATATTACTATTATACTCTTCATCATTTGCAAGTTTATATGCAATATCTACATAATCATCTATGTCTTTTGCAATCAGATTATATATTCCCATTTTTTTATAAAAGCCATATGTGAATCTGCCATTTATAAATTCCCCAGGAAGTGTCACAACTGGTTTTCCAATTGCGAAGGCTTCTAAACTTGAATTACAACCGCCAAACGGATATGTGTCTAATATAACTTTGCCACTTAGCAATATACTTGTAAAAAAATCAGGATCATATGAAGCCATTATAAATGCTGTTCTACTAATGTCATCCTTCGAGTTCAATTTTAATTTCAATCTATTTTCAACATGTTCTCTGTTTATTCCATCATTTATCATTAATATAATAGCATTTTTGTCTTTATCAAGAATTTTTGTAAATATATCATCCATTATAGGATGAAATTTAATTAATGATCCACAGCAAACATATATATTCTTATTAGCCAACACACTAGTGATATTCGGATTTTGTTTCGGATGTTCCTTCAAAAATTTAACTGGATTGACGTAATAAGTGCATAAACTGTCAAGACATATTAATTTTTCTGAATAATGTGTTTTTGCAATTTCATAATCATCAACTTCATACAATTTACTTGACATATAATAATCAACGGTGTCAACTCCTGATGTATCTGAGTGACCCCATGCATTTATTTGAATTGGTGCAAGTCTCATATGTGAATATAAATATGTTGACATGTTCATTCCTATTTCCGGAAATACCAATATGTCCAATTTAAGTGACTCTATTTGTGTTTTTCCTTTTTTAAGTGATGGATCTAATAATACAGCATTTCCATAATTCCAAATTTCTTTTGCTATCGTATCATCAGTCTGAGAAACAAATATGACAAATACATCAAATTTATTTCTGTCTAGCAGTCGCATAACACCTCTTCTGTCTTTTGCAACAGAGTGATCTCTAAAAAATGATGATATAAATCCCACTCTAATTTTACCATCATGTTTTTTATATTCTTTGCAATGTTCAGCAATATAATTTATTTCTGGACATATTTGTCTATACAATTTTGACAATTTCATCAATATATCTCTATTGTTAATATGATGATATGACAATGGAAACCCTAATTTTAGTGACCATGGAGAAATTAAATAATCAGCATTACTTATTTTTATTTCCATTTTTAACAACTTATCTAAATTATTTGCAAATGTTGTTCTATCTGCCAAAATTTGTTCAATTGATGTCATTTTTGGATTTATTGTTAGCATATCAACAATTCTATATATATATTCTCTTTCAATATCATCAGTCAAATTAATAAAATCTTTGCAAAATTTATGCAACTGATCTGTATAACCTAAATTATGACACAAGTGAACTAATTTTTCTGTGCATTGAAGTCTATTATGGTTTGCATTCAAACATTTCAAAAAAAATTCATATGCCTGTCTATACGACATCTTTAAATTATATACCTCAGCTAATGCAAACATAACAGACATATTGCTTTCTTGTTTTTCTAAATATTCTTTGCATAATTTTATTACATCATCATATTTTTTTAATTTATAATTAACTTCAATTAATTTTCCTTTATACTCCAGATTTTCTTTATTTTTTTTCGTACATATAACAAAATAATCATGTGCCTTAATGAATTCCCCTTTTAAATAATAATAAATTCCATATGCATAATAATAAAATTCAGATGTTTTGTCTAGTGTTTTTATATAATTTTCAAATCCTACATAATCTTTTGTATTAACAAATTTTTGTAAAGTTTCCATAAATTATAAAATAAACTATGGAAATAAAAAATAAAAATAGACAAACTTATGCTTCAAGTGGTGGGTCAATTGCGAATATTGAATTATTATCTGTACTTATTCCAAATCCAATTACATACCACTGCGAATTGTCAGAAATACATTCGATTGTAACGGAAGCAGGATGGTAATTTGACACATAAATAGTTGTTGCCGGACTAATCATGACAGGTAATGAAGATACTGTGCCATCATTCAAAATAGTTGTTAATCTAGGTGTTAATTTTCCAATGTCTGGACCAGCTATAATAAAAGCATTTCCATTATAACATTTAAATTTAAAATAACCACCTTCAGATACAGATGGAAGTGTCACACCAGCACCAGCACCTGAGATATTTAATAATGTTGATCCGGAATCTCCAGAAGACAATGACATTGAACCAGTTATTTTTATTAAATTAATTTTGTTAGTCAATGATCCAGTTATTTGTACATTGCCACCAACATCCATTCCTTTTGTGACTGTCACAACAGATGATGCATCTAATGTAATTCCTCCTTTTGATGAAATTAATTCAATTGCATTGTCTTCTGTTCCATTTGTACATTCTAATGTGATATTTTCACTTGTGTTGTCTACGCCTCCATTTGTATTTAAATATATTGTTTTGGTATTGTTCGAAATTGTGTTTAAAGAAATGTTTCCTCCCACCAGTTTTATTCCTGAATTCGTTTCATTATTTGCTTGTAGTCTGATAGCATTTGCATTATTGGAATTACTTAATAAACTGACACCCCCATAATCACTTTTTAATATTATGCTTGCCTGACCACTTCCATCATCAATAGTTTCACCTTTCTCTGCATATAAGCATATTGATTCTCCAGCTCCTCCATTTGAATGTAGATAAATAGAATGTGCATAATTCACATCGTTGTATCCTGAATATATACTTACACCACCACAATAGCTAGACAATTGAATACTTGCTGTTCCAGCACCATCATCAGTAATTCTACCTTGTAATGATTCAATTAAAATTTGTTCATATATACCACCTTCTGCTCTTAGTGTTATATTTTGTGAATCTGCCATATTCATGTTTGATGTCAATGATATTCCTGCACATGATGAACTAATTCTTGTGTTGCCATAAACAGAAGTTATTGTTATTGCATCTCCAGAACCAGTTTCATTTCGCATATTAATTGTACTGCTTCCACCTCCATTTACACATATGCGAATTGCATCAGATGAATCTGCACCTGAATACATACCAATTGATCCTAATTCGCTATACAACATAATACTTCCAATATCCCCCGCATCGCCACCTCCAGCCACGGTGCTTGCTTGTGAATATAACTTTATTGTGTCATTCTCTCCACCATTTGTATGTAAATATATTGAATTACTTGCATTTGCCTCAGTATATAATCCAATTGAACCCTTAGTAGAATTCATCGCAATATTGCCATTGGTAGCAGTCAATTTAATTGCATCTCCTTCTCCAGTGGGATTCACTATTTCAATACTTGCATTTGTGCCACCATCTGTCAACATTCTTATTGATCTGCTTGCATTTATGCCAGAATATAAACCTATGCCGCCAACATCGCTGTAAAGTTGCACACTTGCATTTTCACTATCATCACTACCTGCAGTTGCAGTACTTGTTTCTGCATGTATTTTGATTACAGTATTATCACTGCCGTTAGTATGTAACTCTATTGCAGTTTGTTTTTCATCACCTGAATAATTTGATGTTAATCCTATAGCTCCCGCTACAGAAGTTAATTGAATACTGTTATGATCAGATATTGCAGAATCTCCTTGCAATGACTCTATTAATACTTGTTCATTTGTGCCTCCATTTGATTTTAAATATACTGATTTAGTATCATTTTGTTTTGATTCTATAATCACACTTCCTTTATCTGCCTGTAATATGATTGCACCGCTAGTTCCCTTTTCATTTCTGAGTACAATTGATTCTTCTGTTCCACCATTTGTATGTACATAGATCGCCGACTGTTGATTTGCCGAACTTGATAAAGTGATTCCGCCAACATAACTATTTATCAAGACACTTGCATCATCACCAACATTTGTACCATTTTGTGATTCAATTCTGACAGACTCCAATGTTCCCCCATTTGCAACAACATATATAGATTCTTGGAAATTTGCCTTTGATGTAATAAATACTCTACCTTTCATACTTTCAATATCTATTGCATTTTCAGTGCCTTTTTCAGATATTATGCCAATAGATTCCTCTGTTCCGCCATTCGCATAAATATAAATTGAATTTGCAGAGTTTCCAGTTGACAATAATTGATTTGTGACAGTTCCTCCACCTCCGGAAACAGTATTTAACGCCACTTTGCCAGCAATTTCCAATGCTTTTCGTGCTATATTAAGTGCCGACCCATTTAAACTTTCAGACATTTTATATAAATTAAGTTTATATAAAATATCAAATAAAACACTAAATTATCCATAATATAATTCTATGTCTCTCACACAATAAAATGTCAATAAGAATCTTCCGGCTGTATATAATGCATCATTACCGTCCTGTCCAACAAAATAAAGATATTTTCCAGATGTCACTCCTGAAACATCTAATGCGTCTATCTGACCTGCTGTCCATGCTTCACCATGATTTAATAGTCTGGTTTCAGTCAAAGCGGCTATAGATGAACCCTCTGCTCCTGTGGATTCCGCTGCACAATACACATCAATATTAGAGTCGCCACCCGCAGGTGTTTGCAGACACAGAATTGTTCCTCCTACAACTTGTCCCATAATTGATGAATCATATTGACCAAAATTACATGCTGATGCATTATTGCTTCCAATAATGTCCCCTGAATCTCCACCAGAGTGTAATTCATTTAGATCAATATAAAATTCCCATTTCAATGTGAACAAACCATTGCTACTTCCAGATGCTCCTGAAACAATGGGCGGAATCCATCTTCCATACGGTCTGCCAAGATTTTGCAATCCAGTGTCTACTGAAGGACATTTTGACGCCAATGTGACTCCACCCTTTTCTGAAAGTAACAATATTGAATTTGGTATTGTTCCAAGTGATGAATGAAGTTTAATTGTTTCTTGTGTACCACCATTTGCATGTATATATATTGTTGGTGCAAAAGAATGACCTACATCACTATTTACACCACCAGTTATTGTCACTGCACCAGTTTTTGCATTTATTGTTGTGTCTGTATATGCATCTATTAAAATACCACCAAGCTGTGAATTCATATTAACTGATTCACCTGAATTTCCTGCTTGATTTGAGATAAATATTCCAGTGTCATCACCTCCATCAACAATAATACTTACTGCTGCCGAATCATTAACAGATGCGTATGCGCCTATACCTCCTTTCATACTTGTGAATTGAATTGATGCATCTGTATCCATATTTAATACTGATTCACTTTTTTCTGAAACTATTGTAATGGTATCCAATGTCCCTCCTAATGTTTTTATAAAAACAGAATTGCTTTTATTTGCAAAAGATGCAATTCCCACACCACCTTTATAACTTGTGATTTGTATAGATGCATCACGCTCCTCACCCATTGTTGACTCTCCTTTTTCAGATATAATATTAATAGTTTCTAATGTTCCACCATTTGCATTAATGTAAATTGCACTTGAATCATTTACCGTTGATAATAACATATTTGATGATGCAACTGAAGTTGTCACACATCTACCAGCCAATTCCAAAGCCTTTCTTGCAATAGTTAGTGCAGGATCTTGATTCATACTCATGTATATATTATAACAATATTAAATGTTGTTATAATATAAAAATAACAATTAATTCAAATATTTATTTATCCATTCTTGTGTATCTTTTCTTTGTGATTTTTTAAGCAGTTCGCTATGTTTTATAGGATTGTAATAATAATAGGATATGATTGACCTATATATTGATTTTATTGTGTTATTGATACATTTATCTATTGCATCAAAATGTGCCTTAATAAAAGAACAATTAAGCGAATCATGTAGCCATAGTTTTGGATTAAAATTTCTTATCGAATTTAATAATAATTCTTTTGTTTTTTCATTGATTTGTTTATATTTGATTCCAATGACATAAATTTCGCTTGAACTTGGATTTAGAGTTGGTTTATAATAAATTACTTTTTCAAAAGATTCATAAAAAATTTGGAAGATCGATAGGTTTAATGGATATACAATTGGCAAAAAAGTTTTAAAACAACAATTTCCATTTTCTTTTAAACATAACAATATTGTTGTTAGTTGGCAAAAGTTGATTTTTAATAATTCTTCTTCTTGAAATCCAAAATCCACAGTTGGTAAACCACAATCACTTGTCAATATATCAAACTTTTCTTCTGCAAAATTTAATATATTGTCAATAACTGTAATGTCGCCTGTATCATCTTTTCCAAATTTCCATTTATCTTGATTATTTTTGATTAGTCCATAAGTATCACCCAGACCATTTCGTAATGTTGTTGCTTTCCAATTGTAATTTATATTGCGTTTTTCACAATATCTTGTGAAAGCCAATATGAATTGCCCTGGGGCCTCACATACGTGAAACACATTTATATCATTTTTATCAATCAACTCTACATTATATAATATTTCACACATTTTTAGAAATGCCTGTGATATTCGATATTTTGTTATTTTTTGTGCGATTGGTTTAATTGATGTATTGCTTATTTTAAATAAATCAGTTATGTAACTATAATGTTTAATATCACCTAGATCGTCGATTTGTCTTTTTGCCATAAATAAAGTATTTTCAAACTTATGTGATTGTTTTGTAACTTCTTTTATTGACATATTATCATTACATTTATCATTTGACAATACTATTTTCAATTCTTTTGGTTGATAAAATAATTCACTTAGTTGTTCTTTATCAAATAAATAAATTATTGGAACCGGAATTTTCATCATTTCATATAAATTTATTGCTTTTAGTTTTGCTTCTTGTTGATACAATGGAATTTTATTAATATCTTTCATTTTGTCAAAAATAGTTTTCATAAATTCTATTGATAGGTTTAGATCGTGAATTCTAATTTTATTTATGTCATTATCAACAGTAGTATTTAATACACTTTGCAACTTTTTTTCTGTAATATCAAAACTACAATTACTATTTAATTCTTCAATCGACCTTGTCAAAACTGACAAATCAATATCTGGCATTCTATATTTTCTTGCAAAAATTGTCTTATATGGATAAAATTTATTATGATATTTAGTTTTAATAACTTTTACTGATTTGAATAAATATGACAATATTTTTAACAAGTCATGAGTCAATTTTAAATTTATTTCTCTATATGAAAATATAAAATGACCTTTTTTCTTTAATAATTTTGGCAGACTATTTAAAATATAAAGATGACTAATGACATTTCTATATTCAGAATATTCTCTATTTTTGTACTCATAAATATTTATATTCATTATTAAAATATCATTATTTGTTGGAAAATTATCAATACTGTCACATAAGTTTGTATTTAATTTATGATGTACAAAGGGTCTTTTTTCAAATTGATAATAATATTTTTCATTGATAGGCAATTGTTCTTCTGTTCTCATATTTTCAAATTCATAAATGGCATAAACATCTGTTTTATTTGTATGTATATTAACATTATTTTGTCTGTATAAATTTAATCCATTACTGTCCATAAATTGAAACATATTTACTAATTCTAATACTTGTAATTTGCTTTTTCTACATGTTTTAATTAAAGGAAATAATAAAGATAATTGTGATATGATTGGAAGTTTCTTTGCTACTTTTATTGGATCTTTATATTTTTCAAAGTAGTCAATTTCATCTTTTATTTTTTGTAGCTTTTAGGATCCCTTGCAATCTCATTCATGTACGATCTTTCAGAAATTAAAGTCATAAATTGATAAAAACCATCATTTCTTTGTTTCCTTAATTTCCAATCTTCTTCCACCAATTTATTTATCATGTTATCTTTCTCTAGAAATAAAAGTTTATCACCTGTTGTGATATTCAAATCTATCTTATCGAGTTTTTTTATTTTATATTCATATTCCATAATATAATTATTTATTTTAGTAAATAATTATAATTAAATTCCATAAAATGTCAAAATAAATTTGCCTGCTGTGTAAACAGAATTATTTCCCAAATTTCCAACAAAATATAAATATTGTCCAGAATTTGGTGGGTTACTTAAATCAAGACAAGCAACATCACCTATGTTCCATGTGCCATAATCTAATAGTTCTTTTGCATTTGTCAAAGTCGTTGGATCTGTATTTTGGGAACCGGTCGATTCATCGGCACAATATATGCCGACATCAGCATCACCACCTTCAAGTTCTTCTAAACACAGTATCTTTCCTCCAAAAAGAGTACCAAATAAATTTGTCGTATATTGCCCAAAATAACATGATGTGCCTTCATCATTTCCAATAATTGTTTCTGCTGCTCCACATTTCAAACCTGTAAAATCTATTAAAAATTCCCATGTTGTGACAGTATTATTTGCAACACTTTCACCTCTCACATCTCTTGGAATCCATCTACCAACTGCTGGTTCAAAACCACTTCCAAGTTGTGGTCCATGTGCCATCACAGTTACATTTCCTAAATCAGATACAATATTAATTGATTTGTTTGATGTTCCTAAATCAGAGTGTATTTTAATAGTCTCTTGTGTCCCTCCATTTGCATGTATATAAATACATTGACCTCCATAAGCATTTATACCTCCATTTATAACAACACCACCTCTTTGTGAATCTATTCTAATTGCTTCTGTTGATCTACTTTGTTGCGAATATATTTTAATTTGTGATGAATTTGACATTGATGGATTCCCATTTTCATGAAGATATATAGATTGATTTGATAATGCTCCACTATATAAATTTATACCACCAACATCACTTTTCATTTGAATTGATGCATTTTTATCAGTGGTTGACGTTCCAGAACCTGAGTGAATATAGATGGTTTGTGCTTCACCACCATCCGTTTCTAGCGTAATTGCTTTTTCTCCATTATGACCAGTTGTCAGTCCAATGCCTCCCAATGAAGATTGAATATCAATAGAATATCGAGTATCACCTTGTTCAGAATATATTTTTACTGACTCATTTGTACCTCCATTTGCATGGATATATATAGCACTTGGAGAATTACTTGTTGATGTTAATTGATTTGTAATGGCAACAGACGATGTTGTAATTTTTCCCACAAGATCCAATGCTTTTCTGGCCAAAACCAAAGCAATATTTTGGTTCATTTCTGACATATTTATATATATATTAGAAATGATAAAATTATGGCGGTGCAATATCAGCAGGTGATGTTGCCATTATGGGATGCAACTAGTAACATTTAAAATATCAAATTTTAATGTTACTAGTTGCATCCCAATACCACCATTTTGAGATGTTAATTGTATAGATGCATCCTTATCTCCATATCCATATACACCTTTTTCACAATATATATAAATATTTTCATTTGTTCCACCATTTGAATGTATATATATTGATTCTGGAGTATTTGATGTTGAAAATAACATATTTGTCACAGCAACACTGTTTGTTGCGACTCTTCCTGCCATTTCTAAAGCTTTTTTTGCCATAGAAATGGAAACCATGTTTGATGATTCTGACATATATATTATTTGTTTAAAAATAATATATATATAAAAATAAACTTAATGAGTTTGTGGATCATATTGAAGTAGTGGAATGTAATATGGTGTTGAACCAACGTATACAGATAAATATGTTGTAGAACTAAAACTTGATGAATTTGTTTTCAATGTTATTGTGCCTGATGCCCCCCCTACACCTCTTGTCACATTGCCCAAAACAAGACCACTTGCTGGTGATGCTGCGGCTGTTCCAGTAATATCAACAACACCTTTGATTGTGACACCTTTTGAATCTAATGGATCTAATGTAATACCGCCTGCATCTGCAACTATGTTAATTGCTGATAGTGATGATGATTTTGGTGCATGTAAATATATGGCTCCTGATGCATTCGCATTAATGTTACTATATAATGCTACACCGCCTTTTTCACTATATAATTGTATAGATGCCCCAGTATCACTTACTGATGTACTTCCATTTGCATAAACATTGATATTTGATGTAGAATCACCAACAGATCTCAAATATAGACCTAACAGTCCTGTAACAGCAACAGAACCTGCTTCTGCAGTAATATTTATAGCTGAGTATCCCTCATTATCTTGCCCTTTACTTGATTCTATATTGATACTTTCCAAAGGACCGCCATTTGTATGTATATAAATTGCATTTGCAGAATCGTCTCTTGATTCAAGTAATTTAGGCACATCATATACTTGTGTGTTGACTTTGTTGACTAGTTGCAATGCTTTTCTTGCCATTAATAAAGCTGGGTCATTGCTCAATGTTGACATCCTATAATAATGATTTTGAAAAATTAAGTTTTACTAAAATATATAATCTATATATTGACGCATCACATCGATCAAAATGAACTAAATATTAATAAAAAATTGTGAAAATGCTATTCGCATTTTCAGTCTTTTTAATCATATGTATTTTCTTTAGAAAATACATATGATTAAAAATTGTAAAATATCCCTAATGGATATTCCATCTTTTTTTAATTTATATTTTCGCCTAAAGGCGAAAATATAAATTAAAAAATTGAACATTAAAAACTTAAAAATATAATACATATATATTATATTATAAAAATGTTGTTTATGATATGTCCTACTTGCGGTGAACATCTTGGCAATAAAGAATTAATATACATTGCGGAAATGAAAGCAGTATGTGATTCTATTGGTATAGATGATGATTTGGTTTCCCAAGGGAAATTTGATACACATCCTGAATATGTAGAAAAAAGACAAAAAATCATTAATAAATTATTAAGAAGAGGTTGTTGCAAAATGAGAATGATGAATTATATTGATGTTGTTCAATTGGTTACAGGATAGTCTATTTTACCTGTTCAGAAATTGTCACAAAAGTATTAGTTATTGTTTCTATCATTTCTTTACTACAATCTAAAGTTACAACAACTTTTTCCCCTCTCATGAAATTCAAAAAATTTAAAACCACAACATCATCATTTGCAATCATTTTATACATTATATTATACATCAATAACTGTAATATGTGTTTCAGAGATATGTCAATTGTGCATTTGATTTCAATTAAATTATCATCTTTATCTATTAAATCTATTTCTCCAATCAATCCTTTGTATGTCAATGTAACAAAAGATTGTTCATATTTTATTTCAGTTGTATTTACATATGTTTTAATGTCTTCGAACATTCCTCCAAATTTATCCAACAACGGTTCAAATTTTTTGCCTTTTTCTCTTATATGAAAATAGTGCTGTGTTTCTAATGAATACAAAATTGTTATTAAATGAAACAAATTATTTTGTATATCAACCTCTGTAGAATTCAAATATTTTGTGTACACATCTTTAATCCATTCTATTTTTTTTAATATATACCATTTGTAATAACTGCCATCAATAATAGTATATTTTGATATGTCTGTTGTTCTGTCAAAATTTCTATCAACATAATCAGTTATCTGTCTATCTAATTGTTTTTTTGTTTTCATATCATCATATTTTTCCCATGTCATACTTTGTTTATTCAACAAATACCACTCTGATACAACCATTGGAACATTCATTAATACCTGTTTTGTATGATTTATCATATTTTCAATGTCATTATATTGTTTTAATCCTTTTTTATATTTTAATCTTGTGTATGAGTCAAATAATTTTTCTACATATTTGCCTAAAAATATTGCTGATTCGTGTTCTATATCTGAATAATCTTTACCAATTTTAATTATGTCTTTTTTCATTTTCTTCCCATAACCTATTAATTCTGACATTTTATCTAATTGTACTTCATCCATTTTATCTATTATTTTTGTTATTCTTCTTTCTTGACCCATCATATTAATATATTTTGGTTTACTAAATGCAAAACATGAGTCATATATTTCATCTATTGCATAACATGATTTTGGTATACATGAAAACCAATTATTTGTATGAAAAAACATTCCATGATGATTTTTAGACATTCTTGACACAATTAACATTCCCTCTATTGCTCTAGAACATGCTACATATAACAAATATCTGTCATGTTTATGTTTTTGTTCATCGAAATATCTTTTATTAATCAGACACATATCGGCATCAATTACAATTACATATTTCCATTCAAGACCTTTTGAACCCATATACGTTAACACATTAACATGTCCTTTTTCTGGTTTGTATTTAATCCTTGTTCCTGTCTCATCTGTTGCTTCTTCATAAAATTGCTTAAACTTGATTTTGTTTTTAAATAAAATATTAGTTACAAAGCACAATCCATGAGATTTATTAAAACCTCTCATTCGTCCTCTTGTTGGCGATAAAATTGCAATATCACTTAATTCAATATTATTTTGTTTTGCTTGTTTAATAAATTCAACTATTGTGTTTGAAAACATCTTTTCAGTTTCAGTAAATACAAATACAGGTTTGGTATTATTATCTCCCTTTATATTTTCTACATTTATGTCCTGAAAAGGTCTCAGATATTTTGAAAATTCAATAATGGGCTTATGTGATCTAAAGTTTTTTGTCAAATAAAAAGTTTTTGCTGAATATTCCATTAAATATTTGTCACTTGAGTTTCTAAATTGATAAATATTCTGATTGGGATCCCCTATTAGATTTATACATATGTTCAGCTTTTGCTTCATATATACACATATTTTGTATTGTATCTCATTTAGATCTTGGGCTTCATCGATAAATACACATTTTATTTTCATCAATTCTGAATTTTTCATTAATTCTTCAGTGCTATTATTTTCTAAATATTGCATAAATTTATATGACAACAATGATACATCTATCTCATTATCTTTATCAATTAAACTTTTGGCATATGAATCTATTGTTTTAATACTTGTTATCGGTATATTCTTTATTTTTAAACTTTCTATCTTATTCAAAAAATCATCTCTTGTAAATCTTGAAAATGTTAACATCAAAATTTGTTGACCACTATATATTTTTTTATCTACTAGATTTTCCATTCTTGCAATAATACATCTTGTTTTCCCTGAACCTGCACATGCTATTAGTTTTGTATCAATCTTTTCACAAAAAGTAATATAGCTTAGTTGTTGTTCTGTATATTTATTCATATATAAAACAAATCAATATTTAATTTATAAATAAACAAATAACTCATAAATAATATAAAAATATTATTTAAATATAATTATTTAAGGCTTCACCAAAGGTTGTTTAACTGGATTTGCTTTCAATGCCTTAAGTTGTGCTTTTCTATGTAAAAATCTTCTTCCCTTTAATCTGATAGGTTCTGGTTTTGCATCTGGGTCATCTCTCAATGATGTTGTTTTAAGTACAAGGCCAATTCCATGCACACCGCCACAACGAAACACAAAGATCTGATATGGTTCAATAAATTCCGGATTACTAATAAATTTGAAAGATACTACACAGAACTCTCCTGATCGGATTTCTTCTTTTCCTACAACATCTTTGTCAATAGTCATTTTAGCACTTTGTTTAATCGTACCCATGTGCAAATTTGGGCAATAGCCTGTTCTTAATGTTGCAGGATGATTTAGAACTGTAATTACTGCATCAAATCTAAAACATACATTATCTCCCAATGACTTTGGAGATACTAAAATCATTCCTCGCTTAAACATATCTCTCTTAAAATCTTCTTTTCCAACAGGAACGATTGCTAAACAACCTCTATAATGATTGTCTAACATGTCTACACTTTGTCTGACATTGTTGTGAATACTTTTAACTCTCATTTCCATTTCGAATGGGGCTTTCAATGTTAAGGGTCCTAAAAACATTGTGTCTTTTACCCTAAGTTGTCTTGTTCCACGACATATTCCAGAAAATACTAAACCAACATTTGGTGGATTATAACAATGATCAATATAGAAGATAGTCCCCTCAAGTTTTCTTGGTGTTGGAAAGATAGATGGATTTTTAACTTGTGTCATAAACCCTCGGACAACTCTGTTATTGCATTTCTTAATATCAACAGCGTCCGTGGGTTCACCTTTTGTCTCCTCTACGCCATCTGATGTTTCTTCAAATCCTTCTTTGTCTGGAATTGTGTAATCAAATTGTGTCCAGAAATCTCTTGGTTCTAAATTTCTAATTACTGCTTTCACAACATCTACATAATATCCTGATTTGACTGTTTCAATTTCATGTTCTGTCTCAGTTTTTTCTGTGATTTTCTTATTTGAAATTGTCACAACAGGGACAAATTCCTGTCTGCCTTTCTTCATATTGAATTTCAATAATTCATTAATTTCTTTTCTATTTTGTTCTTTGGTCTCAATAGTATCATCATCAGTACTAAAATAATTGTTAATAAATTTTACTGGTGTCTTCAATTTTTCAAAACACTTCTGAATTTTCACTTTTTCTTGTTTGTATCTTTCTTCATCATCAGAAAATAAATCAACACGTGTGAATAAAATACAAATAGGTATATTAAGATGTAACAATAATGTAATATGTTCCTTCGTCATTGGAGTAATACCTCTGTTCACCGAAATGATTAAAAATGCATAATCTGGAAAATAACCAGCAAGACCATAAGTTGTTGTTTTTAAATATTTCTCATGACCGCATAAATCGATCAATGTGATTGCCTTATTTTTTTCTGGCATTGGAAACATGCGTGTTGAAATATCAGACGTTTGTCCCTTTTCAATTTCATGTTTATGTTTTGCAACAGATTCTCTTGCAGATCCATTTCCATTATCTAAAATTCCTGTCGTAACCACACCAATAAATGTGCTTTTGCCACTGTCAACAGAACCCGCGACAGCAATGGCAACATCAGTAATAAATGAATGTTCCTCCATTGTTACAATTTAATATAGTGTCTAGTCTATTTAGACCTCTGGACAATTAGCATTTTGAAAATCAATTTTTTATTATTCATGCAATTCTTATAGAATTGCATGAATAATAATAAAAGTATAAAATTGCCGATAGGAATATTTTTCAATTTTTTATTATTCATATGATTACTATTAGTAATTATATGAATAATAATAAAAATTGAAGCTTTAACATCATATCATGGTATCCAATAATAATAATAAAAAATGACAGAAAAACAAAAAAAGGAAATGCCTCCCGAATTAATTGAAAAAATAAAAGTAAATACAGTGGACGAAGTTTTAGATTTATATCCAAATTTAAAAAGAGACAGGACAATGATATTAAATTTTATATTAAAAAAGAAAATAAGAACATCAAATGTATTGGATGCCATAGATTATAATGGAATCAGATATTATTTAGATGATGATACATCATGTATTTATGACAAAAAGGTAAGAATTGTTGGAGTGTTTCAGTCAAAATTTGGAAAAAAAACATTGTATGTGTCAGATGATAATTTTTGTCGGACAAAATTAGGCAATGATTATCTTCTAGGATCAAAAACAAAATGTATATATGACAAGAAAAATAATATAGTTGGTGTATGTGTAGTAAAAGATAATAAAAAAATTTATTATTTTTAATAAAAGATATTATTATAAACTTTTTATTTATTATTTTTATATTGTAATGAATGGAGATATAAGAACGTCAGAAATTGAACCATCGGATAAAGAAGATAAAAAATGCGCTCCACATAACGTTTTTGATGCAGGATCATGTATCGAAACAGGTATTCTTGTAGAAATGGCAAAGGCATATAATAAAGAAAATTCAGACAATCCAATTATATTAAATGGAACATTGGAAACACTTAATCCAAGAAAATATAAAAAATATTTATTAAAACAGATGAAAGACAAAACAGATGGCACATGTACAACTCAAAGATGCTGGACAGAACAATCTTTCTTGAAACATATGAGTGATAATATTAAAGAAAAATTAGAAAGATATACATTTCGACCAGATGGTCCTAATGGGAAGTTTGAATGGTTAAATACTGTAAACATTAATGAAGTTATGAAACAATATGAATTGAAGTATCCCAATTTTAAATTTTTAGGTGCTGTTCCAATGGATTTTGATGATTTGCCACAATTGGGAATTAAAAATTTAAATTTTAATGAACTAAAAAATAATGGAAAAACAAAATTAGGTATGGTTATGAATCTGGATGAACACTGGAAATCAGGAAGTCATTGGGTTGGATTGTATTCTGATCTCAATGCAGGAAAAGTTTATTATTTTGATTCATATGGCATTCCGCCAGAACCGCGTGTTAGAAAATTCATGAGACGATTATATCATTATTTCGGAAAACAAGATGGAGGCAGTTCAAAAGGGGAAGCTGATTTTAATAAAATTAGACACCAATATGAAGATTCTGAATGTGGTGTTTATTCAATCAACTTTATATTACGTATGTTGAGAGGTGATACTTTTGAAGAAGTTTGTGAATCTAAGACTCCTGACAGAAAAATAAATAAATGCAGAAAAATATATTTTAAAAAAACTGATAATAATTCTTAATCATCTTCTGACTCTGTTTCTTCCATAAGTTCGTGTGCTTTTTCTGTTTTCTCTATCAAAGAATCAATATATCTTGCATATTCTTTTTGCTTCTTTTTATCACTTTCATCAGGTGGATTGCATACATATTCAAATATTTCTAATGCAATCTTATTTTTCTTTTCTTTTTCCTTTTCTGTTTCTGGCAAAGTGTCTATGTAATCCAATATAATATTTGCAATGTCTTTGTGTTCTCTTAGATACATAATTTGTTGCCATCTATGTTCAAAAATTGGCAGAGATTCTTCAAACCATTCTCTATCTCTTTCGATTTCAGAACAATGAGAATCACATAATTTCCAATATATTACTTTATTATAAACATATGTTGGATGTGTTTCATTTAAATTATACAATGTGTCAGATACCCATTTATCACATTGTTCTGGCGACATTTCTATTGAGGATGGGTATATAAAACTTGCGTTATCATATATAATTTGATCATAATTATCTTCATTTATTTCTTTAAATTTTTCTATTGGCAATATTTGGATTAAAACTCCTTTTTCTAAACCTGTTTTGAAAGATCTAAATGGCTCATCTACACTTGTATCACTAATGAATTCATCTTTTGAACTATATTCATTAATTGTACATTGCCAAAAATCTGCAACTTCTAAATCACAACATTCTAACTGTAATTGTACTTGTACCCAATAATAAATGGGACAAATTGTGCCTTTAACTTCACCTGTGTGCGAAATTCTTCTTTTAAATGGTACTTTAATTTCTAACATTCTTCCCGTGTCACATGAACGAGTCTTACCATCACATTTATATCTTCCTACTATTCCATCGGGACTTGCGCCAAGGAAACTATATTTCTTATGTCTTACTAAACCAAACTCTTCTACTTTCACATTTCTTCTATATTCATATATTTTTGTTGCAACTGCTTCATACTTTTTTCCATGATAACATGCATCATTTGTTTTAAATGTACTTCCTCGAAGTTTCTTAATATAAAATTTATATGGAAGTTCATATTTATTCACACCTAGTAAACATCCACCGTCACTTGCAGAAATTAACAGATCTCTCAAATCAAACCATTCCTTTGATCTCTGTGCAGGATATTCAATCTTCATTAACTTATCGACGATCTTTGTTATTCGTTCGACCTTTTTTGTGATTTCATCATCAACTTGTTTGTCATGAATCCACTGAGTGCCATAGGGGGCAAATCTTGGACCACTCTTCTTTTTTGGCTTGCATGGAACAACACTGTATTCATAATTTGAACATACCTCTTTTTCATTTTCTTCTTCAGACTTTTTTGACTTAAGTATAGCCGAATAAAACCCACCTTGATATTTATTTGACATAATTTGTTGTTGTAATTTAATCTCTATGTATATTCGAATGAAAATTCAATTTTTTTATTTATGATTCGGTCTAAAGACCGAATCATAAATAAAAAAATGATAAAATCGCGAATAGCGATTTTACAATTTTTATTTTTTGTTCGGTAATCAAAATTTATAAATAAATATCAGTTCCTCTTAAATAAAAATTATAAAAAATTAACTATGATCATTTAATTAAGAAAACGACAACATTGGTTCATGACATGGACACGCAATATTATAACATTTAAATTCTATAAATTCTTCATCAGGCTTCAACTCATAATTAGTGTTATGATTATAACTGGATCCAAACATCTTTCTTCCAGCATACGGACAATTTGATTTAAATATTAATTTTTTAGGACTTTTATTAATTGCTGTTTTCATACGTTTAAACAAGCCAGATGATCTTTCTACAGATTCATCGCATTTTCTCTTATTATCTTTATCCATAATAGTATTGATAATATAATAATATTATGGTTTAATTTAATATTTTTTTCAATTTTTTATTTATAATTTTGTCGTAAGATGAAATCATAAATAAAAAAATTATAAAAATCCGCTCTAGGATTTTTTCAATTTTTTATTCTTTTTTATCACATCTTTTTGCAAATTCATTCCATGTACATTGATAATTAGAATCAAAATAACATGATCTTGGTGTTAAAAGACCTAATACTGGACAGGCATTTGTCCTTGTTCTTATTATTTCAAGTTCTTTATCTCTTTCCATCTGTTCACGTTCTAGTCTCTCTATTTTGGCTAATTCATTTCTGTGATCACGGCTACTTGTAATGTAATAATATATAACTATTAAAGTTATTAATACTAACCCAAAAAAATATATCTTCTCATTCATTTATATAATTATTCAATATAATCTTTATTAATATGGAAATCAAAATTTATAAATAAACATATATTGAAAATCATATAATTTTGAATATCAGCAATCATTTGTCAGCTTCAAATGACACATTGAATGAATGTGTATTGCCAAAGAAATTATATAAATCATCTGCTTCTGTAATGTTTCTTTTAAACTTTATTACAAATGATTTTAATTTTTCTATAGGTGTCTTAATTGTATACATTTGAATAATATTTCCATCTTTATCTATTTTTGCAATAGGTTCTTGTTTTGTTATATTTTCTATATATAAATATATGAACTTTATTTCAAACTTATTTGATTCTTCTGATACATATTTTGATTTTCCAGTATATGTTTCTTTTGTAAAACCCAATAATTTAGCAAAACTATTATCATCACATAATATATCAAAATTTTTTCCTTCTTTATGTTGAAATATAACTCTTCCTTTATTATCTACTTTACACTCGATGTTTGTTGATTCTGATGTTAAATAGTCATTAATCAAATTTATTAATTCATCAAGACCATAATCTTCATCCTCGTCTAATTCTAATATTGTTTTTTCGTCATCTATTGAGAAACATAATTTTGTTGTGTCTGATGTTATTTTTGGGACAAATTTTGGAAAATTTCCATCTGTCACTTTTAGATTTGTTATATTTTTATAAATGTTGTTATATCCATTTGACTTAAATGCAAAACCATAATCATTGTAATCAATAAAATTTTCCTCACTGTTTGGTTTCACTTTCATTACAATCTTTTGTTTTTTCTTCTCTTGTTCTTCTGATTTGTCAGAATCTGATTTATTTTTTGAATTTTTTTTATGTTTTCTTTTTTTATTTTCTGACGAAGCTTCTGATTTTTCAGATTCAGAACTTTTTTCTGTTTCTGTTTCTTTGTTAGATTCTTCTGACTTATCTGAATTGTCTGAATCATCACTGTTTTTAGATTTCTTCTTCATTTTTTTCTTTGCTTCTTTTACTGCTTTATCTAAATGTTTTTTCTTTGTTTTTGTATTTTCTTTTAATTTCTGTAGTTTTTTTAATAATTCTTCTCTATCTGCTAGTTTTCTATCTGTTTCAGAATCTGATTTTTCAGATTTCTCTGTGTCACTTGCATATTTTTTGTTTTTCTTGATTTTCTTTGCTTTTTTCTTAATATACTCTTCAATTTCTTCTGTTGTCATATGCATGATCTTTTGTGGATCTATGCCGTTTTCTTTTGCTGCTTGAATTTTTAATTCATTCAATTCTGACATTAAGTCATCATCGGCGCCTCCTCCTCCCTTATGAAAATGTTGGTTGCCGTTGTTCATCATTTGCATGAATTGCATCATCATTTGCATTTGATTGTTGTCCATGCCGTTGTTCATTCCTCCTCCCATTCCACCCATGGGATTCATATTCATCTGTCCCATTCCTCTGTTTGACATTTCTTGGTTCATTCTCATTGCCATCTCTTGTTGACTCATTTTCCCATAATTGCTATCCATTCCTTCCATTCCACCCATTCCCATATTGTTCATTCCCATTCCCATATTGTTCATTCCCATTGCCATTGGGTTCATTCCCATATTATTCATTCCACCCATCATCATTGGATTCATTCCCATTCCACCCATCGCCATCGGATTCATCCCACCCATGCCATCTAAACCAGACATTTGGGGATCAAGTGATATTCCTCTTGTATCACTGCCATCTAAAGCAAAATTTATTTCCGGTGGTCTGTTGCGATGATTTTGTGGCACAGTAAATCCCATAGACATTCGATCTTCATAACCGCCACCCATTCCGCCCATTCCCATATTATTCATCCCCATTCCACCTCCCATAAAATCACCTCCTCCATCATATTCTTGTGATCTTTCCAAAGCTTTTTGTTCTAATAATGATGCAATTTCTTTCTTGTTCCCAGTCTGCAACAAATTATTCATATTGCCAAGAAACATTTGTCTTCCCATTGATCCGTCTGCTGCAATAAAACTGCCCTCTCCAGATGCAATAGGGGCATATCCGCCTCCTGAATCCATACTGTATGCAGGATAGTCTTGTTGTCTTTTTCTTCCCTTCTGTTTTTTCTTATATAGATCAACAGAATTTTTCAAACACGCTATATTAATTTTTTTTATTATATCTTTTTTATTTCCTCTAGAAGGGATCTTATTCGCTTTTAAAATTTGCTGCATCACGCCTCCAACCCATTTTTTACATGACTTTCTATTGTTACTAGTATCGTCAAGCTCTGTATATTCAATCATTTTTTGAGATATCATACCCAAGTTCTTATCAGAAAGAATATATTTCCGAATATCATCCATATCTATAATTTAAAAATATCTTTTTTAAGAGTATTTTTCACACATTTTTTATATTATAGTCTTATAATGAACAATAGATTTACTGGTGTGACCCCTGCAATGATACATAGTATGAAGGGAACCTATAACAACTTTTCACAAGCTTATACTCCTTCTCAACAAATAATTAGAAAAACAGATTTTTCAAATAGTGGAAATGTTATGCACAACAATATTGGTGAAAAGACATTAAATGAATACATAACTGAATACACAATACATATAGACAGTTATAACAGAGATTTTGGGACTTATCCAAATCCCTTTAAATTTAATGTAGTATTTGGTGGTGCTGGAAGTGGAGTTGAAAGGAAATTTAAGCCATCAGGAGAATTTGTTGAAACAAGTTATGTTGGACAGCCAAATCCAAAAATATCAAGAAAATTTAGAAATGTCAAATATATCAAATTAAATCATATCATATTACCAAAAACAAATTATGTGACTGTTGAAACTCTTGATGAAGGTACAGTATATCATTTAGCTGATCCAAGCAATGATTTAATATCAAATCACAAATATCTCATATTAAAGATGTCTCAGGCCAAATCAACATCAAAAGTATTATCTACAAATGATTATATAACAGACGATTGTTTTATACTCTATCCAGATAAAATCATGGGATTAAATCATTATATGTGGCTTCCAACAAATACATCCAGAGTATTTCCTAACTCATCACTTGCAAATATTGATAAATTAGATTTTGAAATACTAGATGAAGATGGCAACACATTGTTTGTAATTAATACAACTGATGATACAAGATTTAATACAAAAACTGTGTTAGATACTCTTACAGATCCGTCTGATCCAACCTATGTTGCTGTTAGTAAAATACACAGAATAGTACAAATCGATATTGAATTAACCTTAGGTGTTGTTGAAAATGAATTAAATACACAAACAAATTTTTTAACTTAATTATTCTTCAATTATATGTGGAATTGGTATCATTTTATCAATTACATAATATCCATTTTCTAATTTAACTGGCATATCATCTTCATCTACTGCCACTTTGCCAATTGCAAAATGTAAATCATAATCATAAACAACTCCTGTTTCTGGATTATACCAATAGTCTTCCTCCTTCGAATATTTAAAATTTTCTTCAGTTTTACTCAATAATTTAACAGCCTTTATTTTTAACACTTTCACTTTCACAGTTGCTGAATTTATTGAATTGCTTCCATTGTCAATACGCATATCATCAACAATATCTTCTTTGTATGCAGGACCTATTTGATCTTCAAACAATACTGGTTCCTCAAATTGAAAGCACTTGTAATCTTGTACTAATGAATTATGTGGTTTGAATAATACACAATCTATTGCTGACTCTTTTACTGCATCTAAGAATGATTCAATCAACCCCTGTTTGCCTCTTGCCAAATCTTCAATTTGTTGGTCTGCTGTCCATTTTTTCTTTCCATCTTTCCTTACAGATTTGTATCTATAAACATCAACATGTCTTTCTTTAATTGGCAGATATTTATGAGAACATAGACGAATAGCACGACCAATCATTTGAATAATTCTTGTTTCATGCCAATATGGCTCCATTATATGTACTTGTCTTACACTGAATAAAGAAATACCTTCAGACCCTGCTGGTGAAATCATCATGATTTTAATTATTTTGCCATATTTATTATCTTCTCTATTATAAATTTTAACATTTTCTGTTCTTACCTTTTCATCAATTCCACCATGATACTCTGTATATCTGAAATCATCAACGCCTGACTTATCGTCTTTGTATGATGAAAATCCAAAATATTTAAGGTATAATTTGAATATCTGAATACCTTCCATCAAGACATAATTGCTGTATATCAACACGGGTCCTGGGCTTTTAAAAATATTAAATATTATGTTCAACATTTTAGATGAACAATTATACATGGTCTCAAATAATTTTGATTTTTTATTTTCCTTTTTCACAAATTCATTATAATCACCATTATATTTTTCTCTATATACCTTAATATCATCTGCTAAGGTATGATTATTTTTTTTATCTTCTTGATATTTATCATTTAAATATGAATCAAACATATCTGTGAATTTATTTACCATTGCCAAATAATTTTGAACATTGTAATATGTTTCTTTTTTATCTTTATTATCAGAAAAGTTACCAGATTCTATATTTAATGCATCTTTTTCACTTATCTTGAAATTTCTGGGTCTTGGACGTGTTTCACCTGTTATGCCCTGTGCCATTGCGGGAAAAACAAAATTACATGCTTGACGAGTGTATGCTTTATAAGTTGTTGATCCACCTTTACCCTTTCTTTTTAAGGCCATTTTGTCTTCTATTTCTTCAAAATACGTATACAAATCAGCTTGGTAATCAGACATTTCAACATCAATATAATTAACTGTTTTTGTTGCGAAATAATCAGGTGTTGCGCCAATGTAATATGACACAAGACCTAAAATGCGTCTTTGAAAATTGTTTTTCTTTGCTTCATTTAATACCTCATAACCACCTGATGATACGTATAATTGATTAAACAGGCCTTCGCTTTTTGGAAATATTCCTGGGCGCAATAAATTAAATATTAACGCCAATTCAAATGGTGTATTAATTGCTGGAGTAGCTGATAATAATACAACTCTTACACCATCATTTTCTTTTTTATCTTGTATTATATGATCATATATTACTTGTGCTCTTTTACCCTTTTTTGTTGTTATATTTGTATACACATTTCTAATAAAGTTATGCGCTTCTTCAATTATATATAATGATTTCTTTGCACTATCTGCATTTTTAACTGCATCCATGAATGCTTTATCTGCATTTGGTGCATCATATGAAATGAATTTAATATTTTCCATTCTAAATTGTTTTTCTTCTTTGTTCAACCAACGTTCTAAATCTTTCATCCAAACTGTTTCTTTTAATGTTGCTTTTAACAACACATATACATTCCATGCAGGACTGTAATTGTACAACATATTATAAATGTTAATGGCACTTGCAGTTTTACCTGAACCTAAACCATGATAAACTAAAATATCATGATATGGACTATTATAATCTAAATAAACACTCAAGAATTTCTGGTAAGCTCTTAATTCCTCTTTTGTTGTTTTCGAACATGGATCACTATCATCTTTCATAATTTCTGGTAATTTATACTTCTTAAAATTTGCCAATATCCAACTTGGAAATAACTTTCCATTCACTTTTAAATCCACGAACTTATGTTTTGTTTTGTGAGACATCTTATAATAATCCTATATATTATAAAATGATAATATCACAATTTTGCTTTTGTCGCTTTTTTTACAAATATACACCGAATTCATAATAATCTTTCCAAATCAACAACAATTCATTCTTAACATCTTTTGGATTTTGATATTTTGTAAATTTTTCTAATATGGCATCTTTGTCATTCATATTTCTTAACACTATACATATTTCATGATAAATTGTATTTCCACCCTCATAAACACTTTCATTTAGATCTAATTTATTAGATTTTATAATGTCATAAGTATCGTCAAACTGTTTATTCTGTAGCAATTTTACAATTTTATCATATATTGTTTCTTCATTATTGTAGTCCTTTTTATAATCGTCTAATCCTTTCTTTGTTAATATATATGATTCATGTAACAATCCACATGAATAACTAAATTTATTTTTAACTTCAAATAAAGCTTGTTTGACAGTGTCAAAAACCAAATCATCACCAACAATTGTTGCATTTGGATAATATTCATTGCATTTTTCAATTGTCTTAAATAATTCTTTTGTCTTTTTGAAACAATCTATATATATCATATCAATTTCAATATTATCTTTTTTTAAATGTTCTAATATAGTGTATGCATCATAACGTATTGCATAAACACTATTGTTGCCCATATTATCAATCATATTTTTGTAAAAAGTTTCAAATCTTGGATATGTAAAATAAAAAGTATTTATCGGGTGATATTTTTTAATTTCATATGGACTTTTACATATATTTTGAAATTTGTCAACAGAATAGAATGTCGTATTGCTACATAAATTCAACATAAACATCATACTTTTTCCAAGCCATGAACCTAATTCTAATACCGTTTTTGGTTTGGTTTTTTGAAGGGCAAATTTTAAATTATATTTTGTATCATTGCTTAACCATCCATGTCCACAATTTTGAAAATGTTTTGATGACATTGGATATTTTATTTCTACATAAAAGGGGTTTTTGATTTCCTTAATGTTTATTTGTTTTATTTTTTCTAAATCATCGGTCAATACAGCGCCAATTGCATTATAAGAACATGATACAATATATTCTAAAGATTCTTCAAAAGTCGCATCTTTTTTTAAATTAATATCATTATTTTTCAATTGTTGCCATATAATTGATGTTAATACGACAGATGTAGTGTCAAAAGACACAATTGGATATAATGGAACATTATTATCATATGTATAATTTCCAAAAACAAATATTTCATCTGTATCCAAAAAATTTTCGATATCATGCAATGAATTTATCTTTCTTATATTTGTTTTATGTTCTGTGAATATTTTTATATTTGTCTTAAAATAATCGCTGTTATTTACACCATCAAATAAGTATAATTCAAACATATATAATTCGCTTTATATTTTATATATGAATATTGAATATAATGAATTGTTCAAAGACATAACTATACAACTAAAGGGTATTGATTATGATAACCAAGTCATCAAACTTAAACCAGAATATAAAAAGTCAAAATCTATATCAAAAGAATATTATAAAAGTATAAGAACTATTTATTCTACTTATCAATCATTTTACAATCCGGCCAAATATGTCCATTCGGTTTCTACATACTTTGGAAGAAGTTTCTTTATTCCCTCATATGAATTCATTGATGACACATTGAATTTCCAACCAACAATGTCACCGTTAGACACATTAAATTTGATACAATATGCAAAAATGTTAGAATTATATCCTTTTTTACAAAAACATAATAAGTTGTTATATCACAATAAAAATACAAATACTGAAACTCTACCACAAATATTTTATTTATATCAATTCTTTAATAAAAAAGCAAAATGCATTAAATTAAAAAAAATAAATAATGATAAATATGATTTTATTATTTTGTTTAATTATGACAACCATCCAAACAAAAATAAGGAAATATTAAATACTGCTAATATGATCAATAATTTAAAAATTATATTGACAAATTTAGAAAAAGATGGATCTGCAATGATATACATTCCAAGTATATTTGAAAAAGCATCAAGAGATTTATTATTTTTGTTAAGATTGCATTTTGAAAATGTTTATGTATTTCATCCTCATTTCTATTTGCACTCATGGGCAAATTTTATTATATGCGAAAAATTTAAAAGTAATAAAATTACATCGGACTTAAGTAAAGAATTGCAATTAATAATCAATAAAAAAATGCCTAAAATAAACAAATTAAATTTAGATTTAAATAATGACATGATTGATACTGATATTTTGTCAATGAATAAAAATTTGTTAGAACACATTGATATATTTATTAAAAAACCAAACTTCGACAAACATAGATATTTGAAATTTTTACTTGATTTTTATATGGACTATTCAAAATATTTTCAAATAAATAATTTTTATTTATTAAAAGCTTTAAATCATGACATCAAAAATATAGATATTAAAAACATTAAAAGAATACTATTAGTTTGCATAAATGATTATGAAATTATAGATTTATTATCATTATACCACATAGATCTATACAAATGTAGAAAAATTAAAAACATGGATTACGACAATAAGATAAATGTTATTTATGACATTAAACAAACATATAACCTAATCATAATTGACCACAGTAAACTAAAATTAAATGATGTATTTGAAATATATTCAAAATTAAATAAAAATGGATATATGATATTTTATAAATCAAAAATGAAAAATGTCAAATGTTTTCTAGATGATGTTAAGTATAAGCTTATTGAACACAATGGAAATATCGTTGTGCAAAATTCGGAATGAATAAAAATAATTTTTGTGTTAAGACATAAAATAAAAAAATTGTGGAATATCCCTAACGGGAATTCCAGTCTTTTTAATGTGTCAATATCGTTTAATGAACAATATTTACACATAAGTTAAAAATAAAAAATTGTAAAAATGCTTTTCGCATTTTTATCATTTTTATTATATTGAATTTTATCATTGATAAAATTCAATATAATAAAAATTGATTCTAAAACCTCATGATAACATTTGTCTATTATAACTATCAATATTAATGAAAAATGGCTGTATATATTAAAAATGCCGTTCAAAGGGGTGATTTTGTTGATTTTATGAACAATAATTGGTTGCCCACCGAATACAAAATGAATCATGATGCATTGTACATCGGATGTTGTTATGAAAATAAATCTAAAGTAGGCATTACACAAGGCCACAGAATTGGCAAAAGAGAAAAAGAATGGCAAAAAAAGATCAATGATATAAAATTTGTTAAAATATGGTGTACAGACAAAATTAACATGAGATATATGGAAAATCTGATTCACTTATTCAAGTCTCTTGGTTTACACTACGACGATCCAAATGCAGGAAGCACTGAAATTTTCAATACAGAACCAGTTTATTGTATTGAATGTATTGAAATCCTAATGCAACTGTTGGAAAATACTAATTTCAATAGACAAATTTTTGTTAATGATATTATCGAATATTCTAATATGTCCGATAATAATAAATTTAGTTTTATAAATCCAAATGTAAAAGAAACTCAACATATGAAAAGAATTATGTATTTTGCCATACCACCTCCCAAAGGTGAACTCCAATTAACATTTGGAAAATCACAATTGTCTGCATACAAAACATCTAAAAGAACATCACCTAAAAAAGAACCAATCAGCACTGATATCAAACAGGACATCGAAAACATGTTCGAACAGGTGTATATCACACGAACAGGTAAATATTATCATAAGGCAAATAAATGTGGTGATTATAATATTAATATTGAAGCAACAATTTATGATGCACTGAAGCAAGGATTTAAACCATGTCGATATTGTATTTTAACAAGTACAACACCAAGTAAAATTGAAAAAGAACCATCAGAAACAAAAATAGATACCCAGAGTGACACCAGCGATTTAAATAAAAGAATGTTAAGCAAATCAGATGATTTTACTGAAATTCCATTGGAAAAACCTAAAGACGAAACATCACAACTGACACCCACCATGCCTCCAAAGAAATTAGGATTATTTGGTAGGATGAAAGAATTTATTAAAAATACATTTAACAGAATCAGTAATTTTATTAAATCAATACTTAAAAAATGTTGTGGAATTTGCTTTTTCCCTTAAGATTTTGTTTTTTTGCTTTTTGATTTAGGTTTAACTTCCTCTTCACTTATTTCAGCATAAACATCTTCATCACTATCTTCTTTTTTAACCTTTTTCTTTACTATTTTGGCTTTAGGTTTTTCTTCACTTATTTCTCCATAATATTCTTCGTCATCACTTTGCTCATTTGTTTTTAATAAATTAAGTTTTACAAGGGCGTTTTTGGCAGCAGATTTCGTTGCATCCTTTTTTGATTTTCCAATTCCCACACCAACCACGTTTTTTGATGGATCTCTTACACACATTTTATACATCTTTTTCGAATCTTCCTCAACCTCTTCAACTAAATGATAAGTTGGGGCTCCTCTTGGTTTTTGTTGATGATAGTATTGCATCAAAACCTCTTTGTAATTATTATTGTTATTAATCAGATCAGCAAAATCAATTTCAGTATCAATGATATTTGTTAATAATTTGTCACACTCCTCAAAAGGGGCTTCTAAACTCATTGCTCCAATGAATGCTTCAAAAATGTCTTCAGTGATATTAGGATGAACATCTCTTACATTCATTGCTTCTAAATTTCTTGCAATAATCACATATTGATGTAGTCCTAATTTCCTACTGATTTTTGATAATGCTTCTCCACTTTCAATTTGAGTTCTTATTTTTGTCATAAATCCTTGGTCTTTTTCACCTCCATATCTAATATACAGATATTTTGCGACAACATAGTGAATTAAGGCATCTCCTAGAAATTCCAATCTCTCATATGATTTTTTTTGTAAAGGCAATGCACTTGATGGATCATCAATGGGTTCAACATCTTTAATCAATTTAATTGTTTTATCAGTAATAACATGTTTTTCCATATATGATTCATGTATCATTGCCTGTTGATAATTTTGAATATTGACAACTTTATGTTTGACATTGTATTTTTTAAATATGCCATTTATGAATTCTTTTGTTATTGGCTTATTCTTTTCATTTAATATTCTTAACATACATTCATTCCTTGATAAATCTGCCATTGCTTTAATATAGACATATGATATGTTCTTAAATAAATAGTGTTGAGTTTTCAATTTTTTAATTTCCGCTAGGAATATTTTACAATTTTTATTATATTGAATTTTATCATTGATAAAATCCAATATGATAAAAAGACTGGAAATCCCGCCAAGGGATGTTCCACAATTTTTTTATTTTTAGCTTAACCATACTTCTATCTCTTCATCTTCTATTCCAATATCTTTTAATTTTTCTCTACAAATTTCTCTTAATTCATCATTCATTTCTTCTCCATCTAAAGTCGATAGGATAATTGCACTGATTCTTTCATTATTTGAGATCGTAATTTGAATATCTTCATAAAACCCGTTAAGAACATTCAGAAGTCTTGTTATTCTGCCAGTAAAACATTTATCCTTTGATTCCATCATTTCTTCGTCCAAACGTCTTATCAATTCTTCTTTATGTTCACTATTGACAATCCTTCCAAAGACCTTCACAAATATGTCATAAAACGTCAATAAAAGAGTCGAGTGATAATCTTCATCATCTAAATAAGATAGTAAAGACAAAATACATTTTAATTTAAAAGGCAAAAGGGTATTGACAATTATTTTTTTTTCACAAGTAAATGGGTCTTTCATAAGATTGTTAATCGATTTCTTTAGAGATTCTTGAATACTTGATGAATGGACACTTTGAGAGTCTCCAAAGAAGTTATGATTATTGTAATTCTGCATTCTATTGATGAAACGTTGGATTCTAATATCTATAACGATATCTTCATTATTTACATGATATAATGTGCGTAATCTTATGCAATTCAAAATTGATAATGGTAAGGTTTTTAATTGATTATTACTTAAATCCAATTCTCGCATATTTGTCAATGTGCCAAATGTATTTTCTTCTACTTTTGTTAATTTATTGTAACTTAAATCCAAAGTTTGCAAATTTGCCAACCCTTCAAATGTATTTTCTTTTATTTCTGTTAATTCATTGTTATTTAAATTCAAAAATTCTAAATTTGTTAATTCACCAAATATATTTTCTTTTATTTCTTTTAATTGATTTCTATCTAAATATAAATATTCCAGATTTGTTAATCTATCAAATGTATTTTCTTTTATTTCTTTTAATCTATTGTAACCTAGATTCAAAATTTGCAAATTTGTCAATCTACAAAATGTATTTTCTCTTATTTCTGTCAATTCATTTCCATGCAGATACAATCTATGTAAATTTGTCAATCTATCAAATGTATTTTCTTTTATTTCTATCAATTTATTATATTCTAAACTTAAAGTTTGCAAATTTGTCAATTTATCAAATGTATTTTCTTTTATTTGTGTTAACTTATTATTTTCCAAACTTAAATTTTGCAAATTTATTAATATATTAAATGTATTTTCTTTTATTTCTGTTAAATCATTGTGACTTAAATACAATTGTTGCAAATTTGTTAATTTATCAAATGTATTTTCTTTTATTTCTGTTAACTTATTTCTCTCTAAACTTAAAATTTGCAAGTTTGTTAATTTATCAAATGTATTCGCTTTTATTTCTGTTATTTGAATATTATTTAAATTTAAATATCGCAAATTTGCCAGTCTATCAAATGTATTCTCTTTTATTTCTGTTAAGCTATCTGTATTTAAATTTAGAAGTGTCAAATTTATTAATCTGTCAAATGTCTTTTCTTTTATTTCTATAAATTTATTATATCCTAAACTTAAAGTTTGCAAATTTGTCAATTTATCAAATGTATTTTCTTTTATTTCTGTTAATCCATTGCGCATTAAATTTAAAGTATTTAGATTTGTCATTTTGTCGAATGTCTCACATTTTATTTCTGTTAATTTATTACACATTAGATTTAAATTTTGCAAATGTGTTAATTTGTCAAACGTATTTTTTTTAATCTCCTTTAATTCATTGAAACTTAAATTCAAAGTTTGTAAATTTGTCAATTTATTAAATGTATTTTCTTTTATTTCTGTTAAATTATTATGCTCCAAATTTAAATTTTGCAAATTTGTCAATTTATTAAATGTATTTTCTTTTATTTTTATTAATTCATTGCCATTTAAATTTAAAATTTGCAAATTTGTTAATTTATTAAATGTATTTTCTTTTATTTCTGCCAATGTATTATGATCTAAATTTAATTCTTTTAAATTTGTCAATTTATCAAATGTATTTTTTTTAATCTTTGTTAATTTATTGAAGCTTAAATCTAAAGTTTGTAAATTTGTCAATCTATCAAATATATTTTCGTTTAGCTCTACCAATTTAGTACTGTGTAGATCTAATTTTTTTAAATTCGTCAAATATTTGATGTTTTTTGGTATTTCTCTAAGTTCAGAATATGACAAATTAAGTTCAGTAATATTTTTATCATAATAACTTCCATGTATTTCTATATTATCTTCCATTTCGATATTTTATATTTTTATAATAAATATGTGGCAAGCGATGTATTTTTCAATTTTTTTATTTATTTGTCGTAAGATGAAATTATAAAATTCCCGTAAGGAATATTTTTCAATTTTTTTATTTATAATTTTGTCATAAGATGAAATCATAAATAAAAAAATTATAAAATTCCCGCAAGGGATATTTTTCAATTTTTTGTAAACACATTGTAACAAACTAAACATGTTAAAATCTTTGTTTCTGGTTCATCTGCGCATCTCATTTGCATTGTTGTAATCTTGAATTTTCTTTCGCCGCATTTTCTACATTTATAAATGTCAGTCGTATTTACATTCTTCAATGTTGTTTCTCTTAAATTATTCTTATCCAAAATATCCTTCCATCTCATTGGGTGTAATTGTTCCGGTGGCAAAAATGCAATAACTGAAGGCTTTAATTTTTTTTCGTGCAATGATTCCAATAATGTTTTGTTATTAATTCTTTTATTATCCGGATCAAGATTGTCACATATGTCATTCAATTTGTCATTATAAATTAATGGTATCAATTCTTTATTAATTTCATTATTTGTTGCGTGTACTAAGGTAAATTCAAAAATTCCATTCTCCAGTTCATATGAAAAATCAATACGTTTACAATACTTATCCAATTTTAAAACTGCTGATTTGCGGTCAAGATTGGTTTCAGCATATTTAATAAAATCAACCTTAATATCAGATGATGCTGATGTCATAAAATTAAATTTTTTCTTGTATTCTTTCTCGTATGAAAAAGTATCAATAGTAAAATCGTCTAACTTTTGCATTAAATAACAATAATATCATATTTTTAAGTGATTAAAATATGTTGTTCTAAATTCAAATTTTTATGAAAACATTGCTGTTTAAGAGGAAAGGAACAATGATGAAAAATTGTATTGCAATGATGAAAATATAAGTTGCAATCGTATTGTTTAAGAGGAACGGAACAATGATGAAAAATTGTAAAATCGCTATTCGCGATTTTATCATTTTTTTATTTATAATTCGGTCTTTAGACCGAATTATAAATAAAAAAATTGAACATTTAAATTTAAGAAGACATTTATATATCCTATCATTATATAGAATGGATTTATTGTACAACGATACAGATTTTGACCTGTTTCAAGAAAATATAAAGGAAATTCTAAATGAAATTACAAAAATCAAAAATGAGAGTTTTGAACCAACAAAAAAGGAACAGGATGAAGTCATGCAACTTATATTAAAATTTGTAAGAGAGACCAAAAGAAAAGTCTATGGCGGATATGCATTAAATAAATTGATCATCGAAAAAAATAGTAAAGATGCTATATATACTGAATTAGAGTCGCCTGATATTGATTTTTATTCTCCAGAACCAATTAAAGATATAATTAAACTATGTAATACAATTAGTGATGCTGGGTACAAATCAATAATTGGTAAAGAGGCATTACATAAGGAAACATATAGTATTTTTGTAAATGGACATTTATACTGTGATATATCATATGTTCCGAGAAACATTTATAATCACATGCCTTTTAAAATGATTGAAGACATAAGCTATATCCATCCACATTTTATGACTATCGATTACTTTAGAATGTTGACAGATCCATTAGTTAGTTATTGGAGAATTGATAAGGGATTCAAAAGATTTATATTGTTACAAAAATATTATCCGTTGCCCCGCAGCAATGTTCCAATTAATATTAATGGAGGAGATGATCGCATTGATTATGCACTTAGCCTATGTTATGAATTTATTAAAAATAGATCAACATGTACAGCAGTTGGTTTTTATGCATACAATTATTATCTGAATGAAAGTGGTATTATTGAATCAAAAAGAAATGAAAAATTTAAAATTTTAGATACGCCAAATTATGAAATCATTTCGACAAACTATAGAGATGATGCAAGAGAATTAATTAGTACACTTACAACTAAATTTAATCTTAAGTTTCCAAGTGGCGGTATTAGTTCACAAGAACATTATCCATGGTTTCAGTACACAGACTTCAGTGTAAACATATATTTAGATGATGATTTAATTGCAACAGTGTATGGAAATGGTCATAGATGTGTTCCATATCATGAAGTCAAAGCAGTTGATTTTGCAAAAGGCCATGTCAAAAAGGATTCAGGAAAGATCAGAATTGGAACCTTTTCACAAACCATGCTTATTGGCCTTATTAATGTGATGAGGGCAAGAACTAATGATAATAAAGATGATATGAATTTACATTATACATTTTTGTCACATATGATAGAAATTAGAAATTATTATCTTAGAAGGAATAATTTAAATATTTTTAATTCAGGTCTGTTCAGAGATTTTGTTGTCAGATGTATGGGAAAAACAATGACACTTGAAATGGAAAGACAATTAAGAATTGATTTCAGAAGAAAAAATAAAAAACCAATTCAATTCAAATATGACCCATCCACTGAAAGAAAAGATGACAGTAGTTATATATTTGCAAATAGTTCTGGAAATGCAATCAATAATGATAAAAATCTTAAATTGACTGATGAAGCAAAGGAAATCTTATTAGAAGAAGAAAATGAAGAGACTGAAACAGAAACTGAGGGACAAAGTGTTAAAAATGATGTCGTAACAAAAAATACTAAAGAGACTGAAATTGACACAATGAATACATCAGATCTTGATTTTGACGAGTGATATTTTTGTTGTCATTTTGTTTATAATAATAATCTTATTGATTAATATTATAAGATATGGATAATATTGTGAAAATTGTAGGTGATTTAGATAATTCTGATAATCCAAGTTTCCCCCCAGCACATAAGTCTTTGGTTGTTGTTCAAAAGGGCGACAAAATATATTTAGGAATAATGATGAAATCATTAGAAAATGTTGGAATAATTAAAGTACTAAATGATAGCAAATATATTGATCAGTATATCGATAAAACAAAAGTAAGCGAAATTGTAAGTAATGTTGGTTATTTATCTATTTTTCCATCTGACCCATGGAGATATGTTGACAAAAATAAATTAAAGAATGAATTGATGCAAAATAATATTGATTATTATAATTTCATATTTAAAAGATATAATGAAACTATACCAGAAAATCAAGAAATGCTATTACAAGCAGCAGTTGTCCCTGTAAAACATTCAAAAGATGATATTGATGAAAGTCTTTTGACAGATAATGGAAATATTGATTTGTCAAAAGAAATGTCAAAAAATGAAAAACAAGTGATTCATAACTCTACAGGGGCTTACCAACCTGATTTGGCAGATGAATCTAAGAAAAAATTAGAAAATTATTCCACAATACAAAGTACAGATATTTTTGAAGACGAATATTTAATAAATAATATGATTACAAAAAAGGAAACTGAAATGTCTTATGGAAAACAATTAATAGAATGGATAATAGGAAAATTTAATGCTGATGGTACTGACACTTTTCCAGATTTAACAGCATCAATATTTAATGGATACATCTATTTTACAAGAGTTGGAATTCCAGAAGATGATAGAATTACTGAAGATTTAGTTCCCAACTTAGAATATTTAAATTATCAATATGACAAACCAATAGATTATAATGCACTGAAATATATATTATTCCAGCCAATCATGAATGATTTTGAAACAGATAAAAAAACGAAAGCAGAAGCTGTAAAAGTGTTCTCATGTGAATATCTTATTGCGCTTCAGCCAAAACCAAAATACCAAAGATGGACTGTCAAAAGATTAATACTATCTTGGTATGGTGACGAAGAATTAAATAAACACATTAGAAAAATCAAGGTTCTGATAAATCACTGGAGAGGCAGAAGTGATAAAAAATTCAATCAAACATATGGTGTTTTGCCATCAATAATAGTGTATCCAAAATATGGTAAAGAAAGTGCACAAATTGTTGTTAAGAAGTTAAATCAATATTTTGGGCTATACAACCAAATTGCATGGACATCAACAAAGCCAAGTTATTTTATAAGAAATACAGATTTGATATATTATACAAACGGCAGTATTGATTTAAAGTTGTATTACAAGTACAACAAGAATGCCTATAAAAATTCAATAAAAGATGATTTTATGATACGCGATTACAGCAAATTTAAAAGCGCAGCAGATTTAATTTATCTTGAATAATCAAAAATCACTCTTATTAATGTAGAATTCCTTTGCAAAACTCTTCAATAACATATTAGGAAATTTTTCTTCTATCAAATCACATTGAATTTCAACAATAATACTAATATCACTTATACAACTGTCTCTATCGACATATGCTTCATTATATTTCTTTTGTAAATCTGACATATATTTTTTTAAATATTTGTTGATTGTATCTAATAAGGGCATTACAATAATATTCTTAAGATCAGTTCCAGATTTGTGATTTATCCATTTCAATTCATCATTTACTTTTGTCGCATAAACCCCAGACAATCGATGATTATCTGTGATCCAAAATGATTGTTTTTTCTTACTTTTTGTCTTATAATGTTTAATAATAATGTCCTTTAATAAAATATGAAATTTTTTTGCTTTTTTATATGAAATAAATAGTTCACAAAGAGAAGAATCAGTAAAATCTTCTTCATCATCAAATTCTTTTTTATAATTTATTTCATATGTTGCTTTCTTTAGATCATTGGGTGAAATTGATTTTAATTCAAATGGATTCTTAAATTTCTCTTCAATTAGTTTTAATGTACTCATATTTATATTCTTTTTTTCAGTACATATTTCATTTTTTAATTCTTCTTTTAATTCTTTTTTAAATTTCTTTTTTAATTCATTTATCATTTTTTTAGTTATTACTATATCATCACTTTTTTTACATTTTTCTCTATGTCTCGAAAAACTGCTTTTATGTTTGTAAATTTTAGTACACCTGTTACATCTTCTTGGATATGTTATTTTTTCAATTTTTTCAGTTTTTAATGAAATTTTTGAGGCTGTTTTTTGGGGCAGTTTCGGATCAGTTTTTAAATCAGTTTTAATTATTTTCATTTTTGAGTGTTCTTTAGCCTTTTGATGTCGTTTAAAATTAGAAAAGTCGAACGACTCATAGGTACACTCTAGACAAACTCTTTTCAAACCAGTCATTTTATTTATACATATACTTATAGAAATTTAATATTACAAATTTACCAAAAAAATCAATAAAAATATTGTTTTTCTTATATACCTACTAAATATGGGTTCCACAAAATATATTTATGTAACTAATCTCACCATTTTTTTATAGCAGATTGACCGGAGTTTTTAAAAGTTAATATATATTAAAAACACACTTTAAAAAGAAATCATATGTCTTACTTTTAAAGGTTAGCATTTTGCGAACATTTCAGATCTCTTCCAACGCCGACTTTTTGGATATTTTTTTCAGATTCATTTTTTTGAAAAAATAAAAAGTCAATGTGTCATAAATATAGCAGAAAAGTAAACATACCTAATATTTTACAATAAAAAGTATATATAATAATAAAAATATAATTATTATTATTTTTAAAAAAATCTTATTTTTCTCCAATTTTTTCTATTAATTCCTCTTTTTCCGACTATTGGACACACAAGAAATGTGTCGAACTAAGTCGAATTTCTAAAATTCCATTTTAAAAACATGAATTGATTAAAATTTTTTTGAATTTTAGAGTAAAAAAGTACATCAGTAACTCAATTTTATCCTAAAAACAGAAAATTTTAATCAATTCAAATTATTTTTAAAATGGAATTTTTAATTTTTCTAAATGAAATTTTATGATTAATTGTTTAAACACAATCTTATTGAATTTAATAGTTTCTGCATTGATTCCTTAACATTGTCTAATCTTGATAAATCAAGATTATCAATTATCTCATTATTTCTTTCTTTTGCATATGAAATGATGTACTTGAGTTCTTCTGAATTTGTGTGTTGAACGTCATCATATGTCTCAAAACTAACGCCGCATTTCTTATACTCATGATCAAAACATTCGAGGGCGTTCTTAAATTTACTCTTGCATATTCTACAACTATATATTTTTTTTTTAATTTTAATTGCCATCAATTTTTGCTTGTCTTTTTCAATATCTTCTTTACTTTTTTTAAACCATAATTTTACCTCTTTATATTTTCCTTCTTCAAATTTCTTATTTATCTCTTGTAGATCATTAATTACTTTTTGGACTTTTTGCTTATGCATTTTTGTATTATAGTGTGCCTTTAGACTTGCATCATTATCTGTTTTATATAAACAAGTCAAACATTTATATTTATATTCTTCCATATCAATATATTATTTATAAACAAATAATTTATTTAAAAATCTAATTATTATTAATTGCATCATATAATAACTTTATAACAGTAGGGTTATATGGTGCGACAGACCCATCTTTATTTATAGTTCTAAAATTTGTTATATCTACTGAAAACGTGTCATCAATACCATACCATTTTTTAATTTCTTGGGGATTCATTTGAGTGGGAGTTTTTAATCCTGATGAATAGTCAGTCCTTGTTTTTATATTTTTAATCAATAATGGTTTAAACATATTATGTTTAATACTTTTTGCCCCTGTGAATGGTTTTGACCACCATTCAGTCTTCATTTCTTCATTATATTTATTCCAATATTCTAATTCTTTGTCATTCAAAAGTACATTAAAACCTCTGATTAAATATTTATTGATGATTTCACATGGATTTCTCACTCCAGCAAAATATTTGTATTCGATATTAATTCCTGTCATGAGTGCTGATATACAGGAAGGTAACATGTATACATTATTTCCATTATAATATGCTCTCACAACGGGCAAATGAAATCTTGCAACAACGCTGAAGAAGTTTGGTGTTTTTGTTCTGAATAATTCAATTGATCTTTTCATCTTATCAGATCTAATTTTATATTTGATTGACTCCGAAATTTTCATTATTAGAAAATTTTCTTTCTCATCAACCTTATCATCTTCATTTCTAAAATCATTTACATAAAAGCAAATTTCAGAATCTGATTGTTTGTTTTCTTCTTTTGTAATGCTGTATTCATTATTGTAATATATACTCATATCTTTGATGTTTGCTGGATCAATATAATTGCTTATCAAAGGATGTTCAAAATACTGTTTATTTTTGTTCATTAATTCAAAATTGCTTTGTGTCTTATGGTAAACATATAGTGAATATAAATATTGTCTAACACACATACCATCGATGTTTCTTATAAATTCCATTTCATCCCATTTATTTTTTGTTTCTTTATTGAATTTGTCCAGACATTCCTTCATGTAATAATTTGTAAATGACACTGATACTGTCTTTGGCGTTTCAATCTCAATTTCTTCATCTTTACAATTGAGATTCTTTTTAATAATATTGTATACATCAAGTGCTTTTGATATGAATTTAAATATGCTCTGTTCATTACACATCAAATCAATATCTGAATCTCCATAATACTCTTCAAAATAGCTGTTGTATACAGCATCTGTATTTGGCAATTTACAAGACATTAATGACATAAGGGGATTGAATTTTTGCAAACATGCAGGAATAACTGACCCTGACACTGCAAATGATTGCCAATCGATCCCTTCAAATAAATTCTTCTTTGAATTTCCTGTTGTGAAAATATTAAACCTCTTTTGAAATTCATCCATCGAACATACTCCATAATATTCTGGTGATGATGTTTGTAAACCAATGCAATTTTCTTTTGTGTTTAATAAACCATCATCACATAACCATGTAATATATGGGTTAATTTTGATGTCCTTTAATGTTATTGGATATGCCGGCAGTAAATTTGCAGTATGGATATCAAATACAAAACGATGTTCTGGTGTTGATTTTGTTTTAAAAATACATTCTTCTGTATACATACATAACCAAGCATATCCAATTGTGTATCTAAATGCTTGTTTATATTTATTAAACATGTTTGAAAATCGTGTCAATATTTCTTTGTTATTTACAATCATATGACAATAATCTTTTGATGTTAACAGTGTATTTATCAATAAATATTTATCATATTCTGTTAAATTATCTGAGAACAACAACCCATTGAGTTTATTTTTCATTTCTGCAGAAGGTTCTTTTGGAATAAAATATTTCCTTTTATCATTTGTAATTGCATTATACATATCGGTGTAATTTTCTTTTTTATAAATATTTTCAAGATAATTTATCCCTGTTACTTCTTTATCCTTGATAAACTTATTTACATTTTTATTATTTTGTGAATGAATAACAATATTGCCTGTTCTAACTCCTGAATTATTATTAAAATTTCTTTCTTTAAAAAATTCATTCAAGTTCATTGTACAATTTCTCTTGTCTTTCCAAAATCCTGTGTTTTCGATATTTGTCAACAAATTTCCAATATTTGCTTGTGTTGGACTTCTGTATCCAGATGTGTATGTTGCAATCATGTCGAATAATAATTTAATTGAATCAATTGTGTCAATCTTATGCAAATTGACAAACTCTCTCACGGAATCTTCATTTTCTTGGAACATAGGAATAATTAATTCATTTTCATCAAATTTATAATTTGGAAACAGTGCTTTTAAATATTTTGCCTCAACAATTTGTCCATAATAAGAATATTTATAAGACAATATAGCATTGCTTGATTTGATTAAAGTAAAATACTCTCTCATACTTTTCAAATCATCTGCCGTCAATAAATATTCAAAAATCTTCTGTGCATTTGTCACATTTGTGTCATCATAATTCTTTGACATACACATAATATATACATGTTTATATCTCCTGTAGATTTCGCTCTTTTCCCAATCTGTTGTATTACCCCCAGAAATACCAACAAAAAATGGATTAATAAACTGATTTGATTCTATATTTAATCTTTTTCCCTTTTTTGTATGTTTGATTTCTTTATCTTTTTTAATAATCCCATAATTATAGTCATCATTCTCATCAATTATAAGTTCCATTGTATCAATAATAAATAAAAAACACGTTATGCCAAAATATTTAAAATTCAATTTTTTATTATTATCGAATTCCCATTAGGGATATTCCACAATTTTTTATTATATGTTCTTTTCATAAAATGACCAAAGATTAAATTATAAATAAATTGTGAATACATCTACCACTTATTTCTATGATTCTTTTTATAGTAATGTTCTACTTTATGATTTTTCTTATGTTTGGTTGATTCTTCCTTTTTATGTTTTTTATCTTTCTTTTCTTTCTTTTCTTTCTTTTCTTTCTTTTCTTTTTTTTTCTTTGGTTTTTCTTCAACAACTTCTTCTACTTCCTCTACTTCTTCTTCCTCTTGTACAACTTCCTGATTATCTTCATTAATATTTTTATTTAATGTTTTATTGATTGAGTCGATAATATAACTATCAACTGTAGAATTTTCATCGTCATATGGTTTATTGTCATTTGTAATATCGCTCAGTTCATCATCCAATAAATTTTCAATTTCTTCAATATTCTTAATTTTGTCATTAATTTCCTCTTTCATATCATTTACATCTTCTTCTAATAGTGGTTCATCTGCATCTTCTTCAGCCTCCTCTAATGCATTTTCTAATGTATCTTCTTCAGCCTCCTCTAATGCACTTTCTTCAGCCTCCTCTAATGCATTTTCTAATGTATCTTCTTCAGCCTCCTCTAATGCATTTTCTAATGTATCTTCTTCAGCATCTTCTTCAGCATCTTCTTCAGCCTCTTCCAATGCATTTTCTAATGCATCTTCTTCAGCTTCTTCTTCAGCTTCTTCTTCGGCTTCTTCTTCTTCTTCTAACTCATCTTCATCTTCTTCTAATTCATCTTCTTCAGCATCTTCTGGAAGTGCTAGACCTATTAAGCCTCCAAATAACTTTTCACTGTTTTCAGAAGAACTGTCTTCTTCAGCTTCTTGTTCCATTTGAACTTTTTTAATTATTTTTGTCAATTCATCTTCTTCATCGTCTTCATTATCGTCTTCATTATCTTCTTCATCGTCTTCATTATCTTCTTCATCGTCTTCATTATCTTCTTCATTATCTTCATCTTCTTCTTCTTCTCCAGATTCCGGCATTAATACATTTTCTGTATCATCAAGTTCAGTGTTGTCATCATCAGATGAATCTTGTTTTTTAAGTGAATATAAATTATCATCGTTGGTAATAAGACCAGATTGGACATCTTCTGTTAATATTCTTTTAAGTTCTGTATCACTGATTTTAATATTTGAAGAATGTAATTCTTTTTTAATTCTTTCAACATCGGATGGTTTTGTGTTCAAAGTAACAAAAATCAAGTTGCGAATTTTCTCAGTTCTTTCTTTTGTTATTTTTTCCGCTTTAGCTGTGTAATCATCAATATAGGAAATAAGATCAACATTAGTATTATCTGATTGCCAATTTTTATTCATTTCAATAATTATTTTTCCATCATTACTTTGAATAATGCCAGATAATGTCAATGCATTAATACTGTTTTCAATAAACTTTTGCTCGAGATTAGCTTGAGATTTGAGTGAAATCAATAAATCTCTAATAAAAACTTTATCATTGCATAAAATTGTATTAATAATGATAAATTGACAAATATTTGCATGGAAAGTGTATGTTTTATCAAAATCCAATGAAAAATCGACGGTTGTTGCTTCTGGATTGATTAAAACTTTTTGTCCCTGTGTTTGTATTAATTTCATAAACAAGTCAAAATAAAATTTAATGTTTGTTTGTAAAATATCAATATTCAAAGAGTTTTCTGTTTTACCATAAATAGTATTCTCCCATGCATATTTTCTTAAGATTTTGACATCGACAATATTACGGTCATATTTAGAAATATCATATTTATCTGCTATTAACACTACTTCACGATATTTTTTAGTTCTGTCTCTGCTGTATAGTATATCATTAATGACAAACACCATTTTAGTGTAAATCTCATTTTCGATATTTCCTGACATAATTTCCACCAATTGATTTTCCACATCGATATTTGTCTTATTTTCAATAATTCTTTTTTTTAATTTTTCATAATATTCGGTTGTAAATGATGCAACATCTCCATTCCTGATACAGATCTTAATATAATCAATTGTATTCATAATATTTTTCTTCATTTGATTTTCGTCAATCTGTTTATCAACACAACTAATAATAATATTATTTATATTATCATTTATTTTTTGTGTCATTTCATGTGACAAAATACTATTACTTTGATTAATACACATATTTTTTAATTGAAAATACTTTTCTTTTTTATCTCCCAAATCATTCGCCATCATCATATAAAAATTGATAATTTTGAGAATTGACAAAATATTATCGAAATCAATTTCCTTGATTGTTTTGTATAAAATATCATAAATGTTGCATTTTTTTTTATTTTGTTCATATTCTCTGTTCAGAATGTTTCTGTAAAAAATATAATTTTTAATTATATGAAATAATATTTTGCCATTTGACATTTTATAATAGTCATCGAGCAATTTTAAAGAATGTCTAAGTGTTCTGGAATGCAACATAAAGTCATTATTCATTTTAATAAAATATTCCATATTGAACTCATTTTTTCTAATTTTTTTTTCAATCACATTTGCAATCTGTTGGGTGTAAATATCAAACACCTCTATTAGAATATTATATGGATTGTCTGTTTTTACAATGTGATGAATCATGCGGTTTAATTCTAAAACATTAACTGTATCAGACTCGCCTTGCAATATCTTATAACACGTTTCTCCGAATGATTCATGATCATCTTCTCCATCAATCATTCCAGTGAAATTAATATCACTAATCTTCGTTTCTAATTCGCCCCATGGCTTAAAATCATCTATGGTTGTAATAACAGCTAATTCGCCCATTGTGGTTAATTTGATGTATAATGGATTGTAAAGACATAAAGTTAATTTTTCAATTTTTTATCTTCGTCTATATGTCATTAGACATATAGATGAAGATAAAAAATGATAAAATCACGAATAGCGATTTTACAATTTTTTATTTTTATGTTTGTCAAAACAAAAATAAAAATAGTATTATGTTGAAACATTATAATATCTTTCAAATTTTATAATATCGCCATTTTTATCATAAGATGCTTCAGTAATTTTTGCACCATTTGTATCCCATGATTCATAATTTATCATTGTTCCATTTTCATATGTAATTGTTTCTGCAATAGTTCCTGTTGTTGTGTACCAATTTTTTATTTGGACATTGTCAATATATTTATTTAATTTATGATAATAAGCAGGCTCTAATGTATTATAATAATTTATTCCATATTTATCTACATATGACATGTTATATTCTGTTTTCCAATGATCGAACTTTTTCACTTCAATAATTTTTCCTTTCTCATATGTCATATTATTTAAAAAACTTTTATTGCTAATTTTATTAATTGTTTCATAAGGCACTAATTTATTAAATATTTCAACAACAAGTAATTTGTTTGCACAAAATATTGCATAATTACTATCTTTTACCATTGTTCTATTTTCATTTGTGACCGTGTCATGAAGTTTTTGAAGTATTATTACATATTTTTGACAGCTTTTATAAACAAAAGTATTATCTTTAATATATTTTTCGTATAATAGTTTTATTTGTTCCATATAATTTGGAAATAAAATTTGAATTTAAAATTGTCAAATACAAATAATAATAGTCTTTAAAAATGAATGTTATACAGCAGTATTTAAATAAAAAAGAAAACAAAGATAAACATTTTAAAATATTGTTTATTGGGGATTCAACCAAATTTTTAGCAAATAAGAAGAAAGTAAAATTAGATATCAAAAAATTAACTCATGTTAAAAAAGAAGAGACAGATGTATATGTGTATAGAGATCTATATAACATTAAAAGTGACAAATCAGAAAAATTTTATAAGATTAAAAATACATTTTGTATAAAAGACAATAAAATGTTATTGGTAAATGTAGAAAAACAAAAATTAGATATGTTTAAATTTCCATCATTAAATAAATATCATGATCATTATATTCGCAATTATGATGTCTATTCTTATAAATCTCTAAAAATTTATGTAAATGATAATGATATTTACATAACATTTAAAAATGATACAAGTGATGTAATTAAAGATATACTTACCTTAGTAAAATTTTCTTAAAAAAAGTAAATAAAACTGTTAATATTATTCCATATATAACAATTCCAGTTACTGGGACAGAGCCATTTTTAGGTTCTAAATAAGTTACATACTTCGCAATATACTGTCTTACAAACTCTTGTGACAAAATTAAATATATTAATAAAAGCAATATGGGTTCCTTTATAAAATTAGGGACATAACTTCCCCAAGATTCCGTTTTATTATCTTCAGTATCTGTCGAATCAGTCTCTGTCATTCTTGATTTTGAGGGCTGATATTTTTCTAAATCACGATTGATGTCATTTACTAAATTATTGATGTGTGTTTTTTGGGAATCTTCATATTGCTGTTGTTGTTGTTGCTGCAATTGTTGCATCTGTTGCAATTGTAATAATTGTTGCTGAGTAGGATTATTTTGCGGCATTTGCATTTGTGGGTATTTTTTTATTACTTGCGAATAATCATTTCTAAGTGCAGCAATAGACGTCCCATCTCCAGTCCCACTCGCCATTTGAGGGTACATTTGCCCCATCATCTGCATATTATTCATATAATCTAACACAACAATATAAATTTATACTACAATCTCATTTTATTTAATATCATTTAAACATTCGACAAAATCATTGATGTAGTCTGTATTAACTACTTCATTTTTGTGTTTATCATATTCTTGACATATGACATAAAAAAAGTTTGGGGAATATCCGACACTTGGAAACAATGATAAATCATCAGATCCCATTAAGCTACTGTTATCATTTATTTCTTTTTTATATTTGTCAAATTCTATTTCTTTTCGTAAACTACACAGGTGGAAAAATTTATTAAAAAAATCAACACTCAGATCAAGATTTACTGAATCTGAATCTCTCTGTTCAGATAGTGTTACTAATACTTCTCCATATATCTTTTTATTGTAAACAACACTTGCTTTAGTATTTGTTTTTTCTCTAGCACAATTTATATTTACAAAAAATGTAAATATATAATTGCCAACTTTAAATTCATGATATCTAATATTTTTCATATTGTCATCAACATTTCTCCACTCCAAAGGATGTCTTATGTATTCAAATTCTCTTATCTCACCATTTTCACTTATAATAATACCCTTATGTGCAAAAATATTTTTAACTGCAACCACCATATCTTCTAATGAAACGTCAATATAATCACTATTTCCTAATGTGACACATCTTTTTATTATAATAACAGGTTTATTCGCATAATTGCCATACAATAATTGTGTTGCAAGGAAATTATAATGTTGTGAACTGTCATTATGATGTGATATAAATAATGCTTGTAAGACATATTCATCATTGTAATAAAAGTCCTGAATATCAAGTGTATCACCTTCAGCTGGGCTTAACACATTATTAATTAAAACACCTAAATCATTTAGTTTTGACACATTTACCGTTTCAAAACTGTCTTTAATAAATTCTCTTATTTTCTCATTTGTAAATGTTGATGAAAGCCAATCTTTCTCTTCATAACCAGAATTGTCGTGATGCAGTATACCTATTTTAACCATATTACAAATAATATTAATTAAATATATATTTATAACGCATTATTTTCAACAATGACACCATTTCTGATTAATTCATCATACATATCAGACACATATTGTCTCTTTTCAAAAGTAGATTTTTTATCTATACCATTTATTAAACATCTGAATTCATCAACCTTTTTAGCAGGAACAAATTCATATATGTAAATAGGTTTTTTTAATTTTTCTAAAGCATCACTATTATTTATTTTTAACATAAGATTTAATTTATCGTCTTTGTAATAAACTAATCTTTTTGCTTCTGATTTTGGTATGGTTGATAACATTGCTAATTCTCTTGAGTTATACCCAATTAACTTTACTGAAGATGGTATAAAATCTTCATATCTTTGATTAGATGCATAATACACATTTTCACAATTGTCATTTGTTATTTTCATCATTATCCAATGTTTAATAGCATCAATGTTTTTCATCTTGTAATTTCTTAATAAATATGTTTGAGTCAGACTGACCCTTTGTTCTTCTAATATATGTATATTGATATGGTCAAATGGAAATATGCCATCTATTAACTGTTTTCTAAACTTATCTAAATTATATTCAATAATTTGTTTTGCATTTTCCTTTGGATCAATATCAACAAAAAATAGATTTTTAGTTGGTAAATCAATGCGGACTCTCTGATCCAAAAAAAAGTTTGTTAATCCTATCAATATTAATTTTTTATTTTTATTATCTTCTATTAATTTTTGTAGTTTTTTGTTTAATATGTCTTTCCAAATACTTGATAACTTATGTAATAACTCAGTTCTTCTACCGATTGATTTGTCATCATAATATTGATTTAACAAATCAATGTATTCTTTATTATTCATAATTTCAATGCTCAAAATGTCAATATCATAAACAGTAAGATCATTGTATTTATTACAAAAATCTATGAAGTCTTTTTTTATTAGATTATTTATTCCAGCAATATGACACAATAACATATATTATGTGTTGAAAATTTAACTGATTTCTTTTATTAAAAAAGAAATTAGCTAAAGATTAATGAAAAAAGATGTGTCGTAATGAAACGCTTCGCTCAGAATGCCGATGTTATGTACTAAATCAACAACGTTTTCAGCGATTAGGTTGTACAGAATTGGGGGTACAAAAATTCTGTATGTTGGATCAATTAGAAAACCCATGTGATTGCGCATTTTGATGTTGATTCTGTACATTGAATTGCACCTCTTTGCACAGACAACTGCAACCGGCGATCGAAGGCTTAACCAATCTTCACCAAATACAGAAATGCTTGCCATCCGAATAAGATATTGAACAAATGCCCTCAATGTACTTATTCTTATGGAAGTGTTGTTCAGTAAATAGAACTGTCTGTTGTAAAACAGAAGCCAGTTTCCATTTTGAACATAATCGACACTCTGGAAATGACTGTATTGAAAAAATACACACATTCCAGTCACCCGACATTGCCAAAGTGGAATCAAACATATGCCATCTGGATCACGGCAACTTCTCGTGATGCCGCTGATAAAACGCTTCCAAGAACGATAATAGTCATCCATTGCTACATGTTTTGTGTGGCCAATTATAATATTTTTTTTATAATGAAGTTAACAGAAAGAATAAAAGTTCAATTTTTTTATTTATAATTTGGTCTAAAGACCAAATTATAAATAAAAAAATGATAAAATTGCGAATAGCGATTTTACAATTTTTTTATTGATTGGTTCTTCTTAAAAACAAAATGATAAAATTCGTGAATGGATATTTTACAATTTTTAATCATATGTATGTTCTAAAGAAAATACATATATGATTAAAAAGACAAAAATTCTCGTTAAAGATATTCCACAATTTTTAAACATTTGTTGGTATTGTTTTTTTACTCATCCATTCTACGTATTCAGATAGCGCTGGGCGTCTCTGTTTCGTAATTTCTAAATATCTTTTATTTTGAACAATAATTTTATTTATATATTCATTTAAAGGACGCATATTATATTTCAATATAAGTTCATTTAATGGTAATGAATTTATGTCATCTATAAACTTTGCATCTGCAATGTTTTTTGTCATTTTTAATGTTTCTAGAAATGAATTCCATGTCCCATTAAAATCGTCAATAATAGATTGACTAATTAAAATAAGATTAGACAAATGAAGTTGTGTTATATCTTGTGTGTAATATTTGAATTGTCCAATTAATTTAGGTATAGGATTGCCATTGTTTGTTAGTACTAAAGTAGTAACCTTGTTATATTTTTCATATTGGCTTTCAAATGCAACATGATTTTCATCAATCTCTCCATTTTCATTCCAATATCGTGTAATATGTTTGTCATTATATAAACAATAATATTTTTTCTTGTTCCCGTTTGGATACCATTCTCTTGTTGCAGAATTATCTTCAAAATAAATTAAATTTCCATTCTCGGCATATCCTTTTATATTGTATTTCAAAAGTTCATCTTCTCTATTGCATTCATATTTTATTTGACCATTATCATAAAATTCTTTATGAGTTAAATATGGCTTTCCCTTAGTAAAAATTCCGGAATATAATAAAGTGCCTTCTTTGTTTGCAATAATAAATTTTTTATCCAATATACCTCCATCATAATATGCGCTAATTTTTTTGTTTCCATTTCTATGATAACTATCAAAATATCCATATAGTGTACCATGTTTTTTTTTAAATTTAGTAGATAATCGATAATTATTGTAATATATTTTTGTGTCTGTTTCTGTGGATATTATTGATGGGATTTCATTGTCATGAAATGAAATAAATGTACCCTTTATCTCTCCATTTTTAAAATCACAAATAACAAACATTTTTCCATTGCTGTGCCATCTTGCAAGTTTTCCCTCAATTTTGCCATTTACAAATACACATTCACATTTTAATTCTCCATTGTCATGCCATTCTTTATAAACACCATTGATCACACCATTTACATAATTGCATAAAGTTTTCTTTTTTCCATTTTCGTGCCATTCCGAATATTGACCATATATAACATCATTTTCAGCATTGTATTCAAGAGATTTTTGTCCATTAGAATACCATTCAGTAATCGTCCCATTTGGAATTCCATCTACATAATTATGTTGTCTATACAACTTTCCATTATCATGCCATTCTTGATAAAGTCCATTTATTTTAATGTTTTCATCATGCGAATATTCATTCTTTTTGACCCCATTTTCGTGCCAATTTATGCATCTTCTAGTTGATTCATCATAAACACATTTTCGACGTCCATTGTCATAATAACTAATTCTTAAATATTCGGGAGTAAACAAACATACAATTTGTTCATTATATGCTCTTTCAAGTGTTTTGAAGTAATTCAACTTTTTATCTTTTGAATAATATGGAAATTCAAAATATACGACATTACCAACACAATATGACTTATGTACTCCACCAAAATTATCAGAAGATGAAAGAATACGTGATTTATAATGTTCTATTAGAGAATTAACCTCTTTTATACTTTTTTCTTCTGGATTATTTTCTATACCACAAATACGATTAAAGAATGCACGACTATTGTCAAACGAAATAATTTTTTCGATTTGTAATTTGTCTGCAGTATATTTAGCATTTTTTTCATCAAAAATACCATCTCTATTTTCGTCTGTTATTGTATCATCTAACTTTTTATATATTATTATGCCTCTATTTTCTATATTTCCATATACGTAAATTGGATTATCTATATATGATTTATACTTGTCTTGTAATACATCTAATGATACCAAATCTTCTTTGAAAAGAGCCATCTATAATACACAAAACCACAAATTTAAAGATTTATTAACACATATTGTATAAATGAAAATTTCACACCTAAATTTATAAATGGATAAAATACAGACAATATATATAGATAAGACTTATGCGATGCTTTTTGTTTTTGTAATATGTCTAATATTCTTTTATGAATATGTAAGATATCAAAATAACAAATATAGCACTTCTACAGTCAATACTGTGTCAACAACAGAACCAAATAATACTGTGGTAATTATTCCACCAAATGATATTCATCGACATCATCATGAAAGAGATTATTTATTAAATAATCCTTTGAGAGATTATGATGTGAGAGTGTTTGCAGACCCCTTGACACCACCATATAAAAGAGATGATTACAATATGGATCCAGCATTACTATATCCATCCCTATATTCATACTCTTCAAGAGGTCAAGTAGGAACATTTAAAAGAATGGGTATGTTAATAAATCAAGCAGCAGACAATACAGATAAATACAAATTTTTAATATTAATGGGAAGACAGAAATATAGAGGAAGTAATACATATGAATATTATGTAACCAGCATGTCAAGTGAAAGTAATTTTAAACTTGACATACCATCATTAAAGAAAGAAGTATTTTCTGGAGACACGGTTACAATACCAGAATTAGGAGACATAACATACACAGCATCTGTTGATAAATTATTGGATTTTACATATAATCCTGATTGGATTTAATCGTCTGGGTTATCAATGAAAAAAAAGTAATATATGAAAAAATTGCTTTTAGGAACTTTTATTTCATATAATTCATTTTTATCTCTTGCCTCTTTTATGTAATTTTGCTCATAAAAAAGTTTATACACTATTGGTTTTTTTGTAAGATATGAAGCTATTGCACAATGAATATCTAATTGAATCGGATGAGATATTTTGAATCTTGAATTAATTAATTCATCTTTTAACATTGCTGCCGATGGATCTAATTCAATGCCATAATTTATCAGTTTTTTTACTAAGAATGTAAGATTTTTAGTGAATCTTGTAATAGCCCATCCCCATGTCCAAATATTTGTATTTGCAACATACATACCAATTATCTCAATCCTTGACTGAAATATTTCCTTTTTGTTTTCGTCCAACAGAATTAGTTTATCGTGATCAATGTCACTATTTGAATCAACATACTTAAAATATTTTGCATTTTTAAATATTTTTTGATATTTTTCATTATTGGAATCATAATATTCTAAAGCATTTGTAATAATGTCAATATTATCGCTCATATATAATATGATTTTAGAATTTGTTTAATGGAGTTGTATCTCTTCTAGTTTTCATAATATCTTTGATAGATACTATATTATCTTTTTTAATGGCAACTTCACGAATTTTTATGTCAGGTTGTTTTTCTTGTTCTTTGTTGTCACATAAGAAAATCGGTGGAAATCCCCCATTGGGCACAGATGAATTATTTCCACCCCTTTGTATTTCTGTTTCACTATGATTATGCATAATAACATCAATGTAGTCAGATAATTCACTCATGTATAATTTCTTAATAGATTATAATTTATGTTTAATCATCTTTAAAATACACAACTTGTACAATGTCTGGGATCTTATGATTTGTAATGAAATGAAACTTCAAATTTATAAAATTATTTCTGTTCTTTCCTGAATATTTTGGATCTTTTATATTTCCAAATCCATCATCAAATACATGTATTATATTCATATTATCATCATAAATAACTATTGGAATTGAATTTACCTTACTTAATATAAATAATTCCACTATACAATTTGTCATTGACGGCGACTCTTTTGATAATCTGACAATAAAGTCATGTATATGATCCTTTGATGACTTTTTGAGATTCATATACTTAACCAACTCTTTTTCAATAAAATCTTCATTTGTTGGTACTTTTAACCAATCAATAATAGCACCTCTAAAATAGTTTGCTAAGTCTGTCTGCAATGGAGAATAATATCCTAAATTTTTTGAATCAACATCATTATAAGTCTTCTTCACCCAATAATAGCCATTCACATATGCACGTAGAAGAGACATATTGTTATCAATAACTGGTTGTATGTAATGATCTTTCATATCTATCAAAGGATTATCCATATTTATCTGTATTGTCGTTGATTCTGTCTTAAACGCCCCTTTTCTTCTTCCAATTTTCGGAATATTATCTTTTCCAAAAAGTTCAGTCAATGCTTTCTTTATATTGTTACTGCTACTTCTTATTAATTTTTGATTTTTTCTTTCTGTAAATTTATTTATATCGACAATGTCAGAAACAAAGTAATTACCTATTCTCATAACTTCAAATGCCTTAAGATTATTTTCTGAAAGTTCTTCACTCAATTTATTAACAAATTTTATTATCATTTCTCTTGTTATTGACATATAGCATCCTGTGTTTGTCCATTTACAATGATGATTCAAGTTACATGTATCGGCAACCTTATTAACATTACATGTGTCTCTGTCATTTTTAATCTTATAGTTCATCAAATATGGAATTTTTGATGCAACATGTATTAATTTATCATATTTTCCTCCCTGTTGGACATCTCTGTCCAACATAATATCCATATCTTCACGTGTTGCAAGTTTTTTATGTTTATCATCATTGTCTTCCTCATCTTCAGTGACAATTGCTGAATCATCATTTGTATCAATATCAACATCTGATGTTGATTTTTCTCCGATGTTAGATTTATATCTTTCGAATAATTGTTTATCAATAAGACGATATAATATTAATCTTAGTTTGTCTACTTTTTCCTTTTTTCCATTTTTTTGATCATTCATTATATTTTCTATTTTTGTTCTAAGGTTAAGATTTTCTCTTCTGTTAATATAATTGCTAAATTCTAATCTAAATAATTCATAACTTTCATTTTCATATTGATCATATCTGACATGTAATAGTCTATCATCTACTTTTTGTACTTTGTTTTCCTTTGCCAATTCTGTGTCAATTTTATCAGTCAATGGTTTATTCTCATATGTCAATCCATATTCCTCTATTTGTTTAACACTCATTTCTTCTTGTTTGACTGGAATAACATCTTTCGTTTTTGTCAATATTGCAATTATTCTTAATTTATCTCCATTCTTATCATCATAATAAACAGAATAAGGTTTTGTTGACAATGATTTCTTTGACAAATCATATATCTTCAACAAATTGTCAAATGTTACTTTAAATGTATTTATGTATTTATCTATTCCTTTTACAATTTGAAGATCATAAAGAGAACCAGATGGTCTGACAGGGACAATAGTGTTATTTGATGTTATTATATATTTACATTTATTTCTTACATCGATAATCTGATATTTAGGTTTATAATCATCTTTGCCAATTTTTGTCAGAAGTATTCTTGTTTGTTTTGCAGTTAATGCAGAATCTCTATAAACAACAGAATCTGTAAAAGAACCATTGCAATTCTTTTCATAAAAATCCTTTATATGATGGACAATATTATCATTCTTTTCTTCATATTTGAATTTCTTTTTGATGTCTACATTTTTGACATTTTCGTCTTCTTTTATTGTTAATACAATTGGATAATAATTTTTGTTTTCTTTTATTAAAAACACAGCATTTCTATTTGGATCTGTTAAAGAATAGACATCTTCAATATTTTGACAAATCATATTGAAATCTTCTCTTATTTTTTCTTTTTCAAATGTCTTTCTAATTACAATTGTTTTCTTCTGAAATATTACAATATTCAATCCTCCTTTTACTAATACATCAGGAATAGACATGATGGCATTTATTATGTCAAAATCAAGATATGTATTATATTTAATATATGATATATAATTATTTTTATCACCAAATTGTGTTTTTATATCACCATTATTTAAATATGTGTACAGTTGTTCATTTTTATCATCTTCTAATGCCTTTATAATTTTTGTTTTTATTGTTTGTACATCTATATCTAATATAGCTGAAATTGCATTCAAGAATGGATAATCATCTTGTTTAGTTCCAAATTTAAAAAAATAGCCTCCGGTAGTTTTTGTCAAATAATGATGTTTAATTTTCTTCTCTTTTCCCAATATTGTATTAAAATAAAAATCTAAATATTTTGGCAAAAATCCAAATCTGCCTTCTTGAATTTTATTTGTATCTTGCAATATATACAATTTATCACCTATTGATTTATTCATTTGATCAGTGTCTTCTATTTTTTCTTGTGAACCCAAACAATTTAAAAAGAACTGTCGTTTTTCCTTATTTTTTGATATCATTGGATCTTTTTTGAAACAACAAGGCATACAGTGGCCAAAAGGATTTCTGCTTTTAGTCAAGAATCCTACATACATATGTTCTCCATTTTCTTTTGGGTCACACGCATAATGAATTTCGTTTCCTGTTTTATTTCCTTCTTCATCGATTTCTGGCACTCTAATTGTTTTCAATACTATTTCTTTTTTTCCCTTCATCATAACTTTTTTTTCATACGCGCCAGTTTTTTTGTTTAATGCATAACCATCTTTCAAGAGTTGATCTAGTGTTTGTGTGTTGTATTGTTGCGGTCTACGTTTTTTGTCATCTCCACTATTTTGACAGGAACGCGTCCATTGGTTTTGTCCCTTGTCTGGCTTAAATCCAATTCTTCTTTTGTCTAATAGTGCCATTTGTTTAACAGTCTTACCATCTTTTCCATGATCAACAACCTCTTCAACTTTACTTCTTCTTTTTGCAATCTTTGTTAATTTTTTAAGTTTTTCTTTTAGTATTTGTCTCTCAGGTCTTTTGTACAAATATGTCTCTAAATACAAAAACATAAGAATATTGATAAAATCAATCATTCTGTCTAATTGATTTTTACTTCTGGCTCCAGAAATTCTGATTTTATAATTTTCACGCTGTTTTCCTTGAATGTCTATTGCAATTCCTGGGGGTTTATATTTTGGTATATTCTCAAGTTTTTTTAAGATCTTTCTTAATTTTTTTAAATTTGGATATCGTGCTTTTACTTTGACAATTTCTGCCAATGCTCTTTCTTCTGTTGTATTAAATTGTTTACTTATTTCTGCCGCCAAAACATTATCAGTAAATTCATAATTTCGAATAAAATACATAATTCTTTGTTCTATTCTTGCTTGATTTTCATATTTTGAAACTCTTTTATATCTCAAATATGTTCCAAATTTACTTTTTTCATCATTTTGTTCGCCTTTTGATTTCCTTTTTCTTGGTTCAATGACTAATGCAACATACGGATAAAAACATCTGGAGAAATCAGATAAATCATTATGATTGACAGTGTATTTTTCTGGCAATTCGAACTTTTGAATTGTGTTTATAAATGCATATTTAAATTCGCTATCATCTGGTATTTCGAATTTTGCTTTATTATTATCTTTATTCAACACTTCAATTAGCGATTTTGCATAAACATAAGTTTTACTAATATCATTTATTGTTGCCATATCTTCTTCTTTCCATTGTGTTTTGTAATCCAAACGTCCAGTTTCACTTAGCGTCATTGCCATAATTTTTTCGCCACTCTTGTCATTCACTCTAACTTTAAAACTGATGCCATAGGGGGCATTTTCAAACCACTTTGATAATATATTAATGTTATCACTTGTTTTCAAATATTCTGAAATTTCTACTTCATTAAACTTATAAACAATATTCCCATCTGGAGTCTGATATTGTATAAACGGGTATGTGTGGTTTACAGTAAATTCATTAAATATTCTATATAGGTCAATTTTGTTTCCTTTACTACTTTCAACAAGTCTTAAATTACAATGAATTACAGACTGTGTAACAAAATTATCTTTGAAAATAAATCTGTACTTGTCATGTATTTTTACAGATTCAACAACATCCATAATTTCATTTTCAACAATCAAATCATTGTTAATTGTTTCAAACACACTATTTATTTTTGTTAATTCTGTTTTATCTTCTCCATTTAGATAATCTATCACACCTTTTAAATTATCTTGTTTTATCTTTGGATAATAAATTTTTAAATAGACGTCCTGTAAATTTTTAAACGATTCTGCATCATATTTATAATTTAGACCCAATTCATTATAAACATCACACATGTAAATTTCATTATTCATCATATAATTTTCATAATCATATATTATGTTTGTTTCATCATCTTCTCTTCTTAATCTACTTCCATCTCTTTTCATATTGTCTCTTAGTAACTTTAGTGCCCCTGTTAATTCTTCATAATGTCTTAAATTGTTATTTGGTTCAACATCAACTGCCAATAATTGATTTCTTCTCATCCATTTTTGTCCTAACATAACTTTTTCTAATTTGTCATCAAAATAATATTCACACCATAAATATTGTCTAGATGGAATTAAATATGAGTGTTTTCCAAATTTATCATTATTTTTTAAACTACAACATATTTTATCTTTTACTACTTTTATCGTGTCGTCTTTAAAAATGTATTGATGTGTTACATATATTTTTTTATATACATCTTTTAAATTTTCATCATATATATTCATATCTTTACTTTTATCAAAATCTGTCATTTGATGGATTCTTTTATCAAAAATCTTTTCATCAGCAAGAGCTTGTTTAATTAAATTGCTTGTTTTTGAGACATCCTGATCTGGTTCTACATCAATTTCCTGATACATTTTTTCGATTTCATCTAAATCTTCTGTTTCTTCCTGCAACACTTCATCACTATTTAGCCCTTCTTCAAAATATTCCTCGTCTGTTTTTTCTGTTTCTCCAACATCTTCTTCATCATTATTGATATTATCTAAGTCATAATCATCATGTAATTCATCATCTTCATCGTTTTTCATACTTGTGATATCCTCTAATTCAATATTATCTTCATCATTACCTCCGACCAAAATATCATCACTTTCACTATTTTCATCATTTATATTTGATGTTTTGCTGATTTCAGTCATCCAATAATCAGTTGTTGAATCCTTATTGCTTTCTGTAGTACTTTCTGTAGTACTTTCTATAGTAACATTTCTATTTAACTTATTTACTTTTGCTTCAAAGAGTTTTTTAATATCGATATTTTTATTTAGTCTGTAATCTTCATTATCATCTTCTTCTACTGCAATAGTTCTACTTTTTTTTTGTGTTTTTCTTGTGAATTCGTCTTTAATAAAAGCTTCATAGCTGTATATTAGTTTTCTTTCAACCAATTTTTTTGTTGCAATATGTTTGTCAAACCACTCTTTGCCATATAGTTCAGTTAATTCTTTTTTCTGAGAACTTGAATCTTTGATTGTTGCAATGCTTGAGTTAAGATGATAGGAATTAAATATTTTTTCATACCATCTATCACCATAAATTTTTTCTAATGTTTGATATTCATCTTTAGAAATTGTTATTAATGTATCATAAAAATTAAGATCTGTTATTTTATTTAATATCTTCATTACATTTTTTCCAATTCCACCTAAAAATATATATTGATGATATTGCACACGTCTGTTATTGTTTTTGTATTTCCAAATTACTTTAATTGGATCATCCATTCAATATATTTTTACATAAGAAAAAGAAATAGCTTAAAAATAATTATAGATATACAATTTATATGTCTGGAAAGTTAAAAGAGTCATTGCAAAAAATAAAAGTTGAAAAAGACAAACAGGAATTTTATAAAAAAACAAAAAGCAAAATAAATAATAAGGAATTAACAAAAGAAGAATTGGATATATTGAGAAAATACAATATTGAAGAATGGAGAACATACATCAATGAAATATATGAAAAAAAATATGGAGATAAGATAAACTTTTGCAGTAGTTCTCAAGAATGTATTGAATGTATTTATAAAGGATTATTCAATGAAAAAGGAACAATAACAGATGAAGAAGTAAAAAAAATAGTCGAACAATTTAGATAATAGAGTCTGTGATTGTCATATTGCAATATTCCTTTGGATCTGATCCAAATGGTATTTTGTAATATAATCCCAGTTCAATTGCAGTTGTTGTCAAGAAAGAAAATATTTTTTTGAATAGTTCAGTATGTCCGGTTTCTGGACATGCAACATGTGCCATTTCATGTAATACAACATACATCATCAAATTTATATCATGTATGTCATCTTTATTTTTTACAGATCTAATGCAAAATACAATCTGTTCACCTTTATTAACACTATAACTTGTATAAATACTATTTGCAGAACTTTCAATTATAACTGTATTTTGTATTCTTTTATGTAATTGGCGAATATATGGAGCAAAATCTTTATATTTGGGATTGTCGATATTAGTATATAAGTAATTGGTTATGGTCATAATATTTTGTTTCAATCTAGCTAATGTATTTGCTGCATTTTGTTTATCTGGTAGATCTCTTACAAGATACATTTGATTATCAATATCTGATTTAACATAAGTCATATTTCTATTAGTTATTTTGAACAATATTAATACAACTATTATTATCAATAACAGCGCAATCAATAGTTGCATATAATAATTATATATAAATCATATTTTAATTTATTTTCTAGATAATCTATATATTATCATATGGGTAGTCTCTTTAGTAATCCGGCGAAAAACCAAAAATATTATTCAACACAAAGTGTTCAAAATAATATAGAAACTTTGTTAAGAGCTTCTGGAGCAAAACTTTCCGCATCGACAGACAGTTTCAAATTCACAAATAGTTTACAAAAAAGAAATGCATTTGACAGTTATGGTTTGACAAGTGTATCTGATTTTGATTTGTCATCTTTTAGTGAAATGATGGGTGGTGGCAATTATAGTTTGAATGCACCAACTAGACAAAGATATGCACAATACGAAAATAGATTCAGTAACAATGCAGTTGAGCAAGTATCAATCCCAAATCTCGAAAATTTATTGAATCCAGATTATCAACAAACAGGTGGATGCGGATGCGACATGCCAACACCTGAAAGTTCATTCAATGTAGATATGTCAGAATTAAGAGGAGGATACACAGATACACCAAATCTTAAAGGAGGATCAAAAAACACATTTTCAGCAACATCATCACAACCAATTGATTATTCTATTTTGAAAGGAGGCAGTAATGTTTTGTCAGCAACATCTCCACAGTCAAGTAATAATTTAAAAAATGGCAACACAGTTTTTTCTGCAACTTCGCCAATAATTGACGTTGCAAGTTTAATCGGCGGAAAACACAATAGTAGAACAAGCAGTTCAAGCATTGGATTAAATAAAAATAAAGATAGTTCGAGTGACACATCAGATGATTCATCTGATTCTTCAAAATCTGGTTCATCTAGTTCTTCCAAATCAGGATCATCCAGTTCATCAAATAATCTCTATGGTGGAAGTTCTTCAGCGTCAGCAACTTCACAACTTAAAAAGAAATATCATTCAAAAGAATATGCAATCACAACAGATTCTGACAGTTCCAATTATGTCATAAATGCAAAACAATTTTACAGTTCAGATTCTGGCAATTTGTATGGATCGCCAACAAATTATTTGAGAAATAATAAAACAAATCACAGAATACATTAATTTTTTGCTTTAATAATATCAACTAAATCAATAGATTTATTTAGTTTGTATTCTTTATTAATTTTTTGCTTTAATAATATCAACTAAATCAATAGATTTATTTAGTTTGTATTCTTTATTAATTTTTTGCTTTAATAATATCAACTAAATCAATAGATTTATTTAGTTTGTATTCTTCATAAATTTTATTTAATTGTTTATCATTTATTTCTGACAATATAGTGCCATATATCACATCATCGTCATATGTAACAGTATAAATATTTTTGATAATATCACATATCATATTTTGATATTTTGTTTGTGTCGTTTTATCTAAAATACCATAGTAAATATCTGTAAGAAATTCATACATACAAAATGTTCTAAAAAACAGATTATATGATATGGATTTTAATACATTAACAACAATTTCATTTGTTAGAGACAAATCTAAATATTCAATACCTAACACCTTTTCGATTTTTGACAGTTCCACGCTTCCAGCATTGCATTTTGACTGATCAAAAAACAATCCTATAATGACGATCAAATAGTTCCAACATTCTTTCATTGTCACAGTTTTTTCCATACATTTATCCATCATCCTAAATATTCTTGAAAGTTCGTGATATGACCATTTTAAATTTTTGCATAACGCATAAACTTTATTAATCATATTAATTCTTTCACTTAGGTATATTTTATTTTTTTTTAATAGTACAATATTGATTTTTATATATGTTAAATTATCTATTCTCTTTTTAATATTTTGTTCTATTTTTGGCTTTGCAAAATCTTTAAATAACTCGTGATTCAATGCCTGAATTGGACACAATCTTTTTTCTGGATCAATTGTTAAACATTTTGACAAAAAATCTTTAAGAGTTTTGTTTTTTATAAAAGACAAATGTCCATCATATTCTAAACTAATTTTATGTTTTTCTGAATATTTTACAATATCATTCATAACATTATCATATTTAGAAATACCAAAAAATCTAACATATTTTGCAATTTGTTTTGGCTCATTTTTTTCATTAAATATTGGCATCACACGTTCGATCATTTCTAATACAACAACACCAATACTCCACATATCAGTTGTTGGTGTATTCAAACAATATTTTAATATTTGTTCTGGAGATCTATAACAAAAAGTCTGTACAGTTGTAAATACATCAAGTTGTGCCCCTGAATAAAAAAAATTTGCTAACCCCCAATCTACTAAAGATGTATTGTCGTCATTACACAATATGTTTGCTGGTTTTATGTCTCTATGTAAAATAAATTTTTCCTGCGCCTTTGCCATGGTACACAAAACATCAAATAAAATTCTTTTAATAGTGTCAGTCGTAAAGACTTTTCTTGTTTTAATTAATGACAATAAATCACTTTTATACTTATGTAAAAAAATACCAACCTCTTTTCTATCCACATCGATAACACTCTTTTTTAAGAAAATGTTCTCTGAATCAATTGAATTATATACTGATATTTCATTTAAAAAATCACTTGGAATTCTATTTGTACCCTTTTCATCAATGTAGTATGACTTATATACGATGTTTGGGTCGTCTTCAATTATATGTACTTTTCCAAAAACGCCAGTTCCGATAATTTCAGATTTTTTTAGATCACAACTTTTAATTATATGCATATAATGTATGAATATAATATTAAATAAAAAGAAACATGCTATATTAATTAACTTCTTCTAAATATGTTGTAATTGGTCTCACTCCGCTTTTTCTATTTTGTTCTCTAATTATAAAATCCTTAAAAATTTTATCTGGGTTTTCAACAATTAATTCTAAAAATTGAGTGGCTGGTTTTTGAATTTGATTAGTAATATAAAACAAATAATCGATCTTAAGATTATTCTTAATTAAGTAATCAGGATGTTCAATTTTGTCACCTTGTAATTCGCTTTTCTTTTCTTTCTTTGTTTTTGTGTTGTCTGTTTCAAAATATACATATGGTATACGATCATTTGGGGCAGGCTTATTACCGGCATCTCTCTTTGCCATTCTTTGACATAGTGCAACATGAGCTAATTGACATTTGACTTCTTCCCAAAAATATTCTCCTTTTGTATCAGCTTTAATAGTCTTATTTCCTTCTTTCTTATCATGCAATAAAGTTCCTTTGTACTTTCCTCTTAAAGTTTTTGTAATGATAAACTTATCTAATGGAAATTTACCTGTGATAATTTTTTTGAGATTTTCTCTAGTTAAGTCGACTGCCCCTCTCGAACTTCTTTTATTTAACATCTGATCAACTATTCCACCGCAAACAATTTTTACTATTGGCGCATTATCGCGGCGTTTTAATACAATACCCATACTCTTTTGGTAAAATTTATCTGGGTCTTTTTCATACAAATTTCCAACATACCTTTTCTTTGTTAAAATTACAAATGGCCATAATACTTTTTCATATTCTTGTGCCATCGGTGGCGGCAATAACGTTGTAATCATGACACTCGCCCAAATACCAAGAACAATTGACATATATAAGCCCTTTTTGTCTTTTAATAATTGATTTGTTTGGGTGTCTCTAATATGGGGAATAAAGAAGACACTATCTGTATTATGTACAATCATTTCACCGATTCCAGCATGGAAATGATGATTTTCTGTTTCTAAATCATACACATAATACTCATTTCTATCTACTTGTTTTATGCTTCTTATTTTACAATTTCTCGTACTTTCTTCTTCATTATATTCAAGAACATATTTGTTATCATCATAATTAACTGTTAAATTATATCCTAGTGACTTTAGTAAATAATACATTGTCATTGCTGTTATTTGTTCAGTCGATTCAAATCTATTTGGCCTATATTCAGATCCAAAAAGAGATTTGTCAGTTTCAATCATTCTATTTAAAAATCCCCTTTTTTCTTCCAATGTCGCATTCAAAATATCAATTGGAACAATTTTTCTTTGAAAATCACTATAATACGGATCATCAGAACGAATAGAATGATGATATTTTTCTGGATTATGCAAACTCATAAACCAACCATATCTCTGTGCTTTTTCGGTGCCAATGGTTTCTGTTAAACTATGTTCAATTTTAGGAAATGAATGCATTATTTCAGTTCCAACATTACATTCAGAAGGTTTAATTTTTTCACCATCCATATTTAACAATGAATGATCTTCAGTAACTCTTACAAATCCATTTTTTGTACTTACTTCATATATTTTTTTATTATTGACATGTCTGATGATTCTTTTGATCTTTGTCCATCCATTGTCACTCCACACTTCATAATCATTTACAAATTGTTGTTCCTTTTCTGTTCCATACAGAATCCATCCATATTTCAATGAGTCAATTGTTTTGATTTCAATTACATATTTTCCATCAATCAATTTTCTTAATAACAAAGGTGTATCACCAGTAACTGAATCCCCATATATGATTTCGGGTTTTAATGTATAGCCTTTTAGTAATTTGTTAAATGTGTCATAAATCTTTTCAAACATATCATCTCTTCCATTATATCCCATATTATCAACAATGCCATCCATTTTTGTAATAAAATCAGACTTTTTCTCATGTGCTGTTATCTTTCTGATAAATGATTTTAAATTATCTTCACTAATTTCAGCTTTGTCAAATGCTTCTTTATATTTTTCATACATACTATCTCTTTTCTTTTTATCTGATAAACTTTCAATAAAATGTGTAAATAACTTCTTTCTATTTACATAAGTCAATCCATTTAATTGTTTCAATAAATTTTTATATTTATTATCACCGCCTAATGTTTCAACTTCAGTTTTGAAAGTTGTTGCAATATCATCTTTTACAGAATAGCCAATTTCACCTCTGATAAATCTGTTATCTGGAATTTTGAAATGTGTGTCGGTGTGAACATGTAAGTTTGCTCCGTCATCTGCTGTAATTTTGTGTGGATAGAACTCATATAATTTTTTCATATATCCTAAATATTCATCTTTCTTATCAGTATATATCAATGATAATGCATCATAGTAAATATGTTCAACAAAATATTTAGAAAACTGTAAATATTCTCTTCCTGTTGCTGTCGTGCTTGCAGCTATGTGTTTTTGTTTGATGGGACTTGTTGGTGCACCTGTCTGACCATATACAGAATTTGCTGTCACTTTATATGCCAATTGCCTTCCATCCAAAATACTTTTAAGAAGTGGATCTGTTGTTTCTTCTGCTTCTTTTCTGCATTTCTTTCTTGCCGCCAACAATTCCATTAAAATTTTAGGAATAATTCCCTTTGACCCATCCAAGTTTTCTGCAAATCTACAAACTTTTGTAGTACCATCTGAATTTTTATATTCTATTGTATGATATCTATATGCTTCTAAATTATCATAGGCATCGTCATCAACATAAGTCTCATGTGACAAATTTCTTAAAATCATCGAATTAGGATATAAACTTGCATAATCTAATACTGGAACAGGTTCATAATGTGCTCCTGTTTTTGGTTCAAACACTGTTGCCCCCTCGTATCCTAATTCGTCGTCTTCATCATCATCTTCTTCATCTATATTGAAAAACTTTTTATTTGTTGTTCGTTCTATATATTCTGTTGCCTTTGCGATTGGATCTTTTTCATCTTCTGGCTTTTTCTTTTTCTTATTAACTTTTATTAAATGCTCTTCTTCCCTGCATTTTTTAGCAACAAGACTAAAAATTTTAACACCCTGCCCTCTTAAAAACAGATATGAAAGTGGAACATGACATACATTGGCCATACCAACGTTATTAATCAAAATCTGTAATTTCCCCATTAACTTATTACATAATGCACAATCTTGTAAACAATATTTTGCGATTAACGCTCTGTCTTGGGGAGAACCTGTTTGTAATCTGAAAATATCTTGTGGAGATACATCATCTTTTGCTTGACACCAAAATGTTTTATATTTTTTCCCCTCAATCTCTGAATTGTCAATAATGCCATCAACTAAAATAGAATCTTTTTCCACCTTTAAAACTTTAAATTTTTGTCCATCCATCAATTTATTTTCTGTAATTGTATCATTATAAACTATTTTAACAAACCTATCTACATATATACCATTTGTATTTTTTGTTTTTATTAATGTTTGTTTTTTTTCCTTATCAACAACAAATTCAGCAACTATTTCTCTAATAAAATTAGAAGCAACTTCATCTAATTTGTAAGATGGTAATTTATAATCTCTTTGTACTACTTTCATTAAATCAATAATGATTCTGCCTGTCATTTTGTAATATTTAAGAATATTTTGTCCAAGTGCGCTAGATGCTAATTCCTGTGTGATAAATTCTGAAATTTCGCCTTTTATTCTTGACAATCTTGAAAATTTAGGATATATTTTTAATTTTTTGGCTCTTGCTCTAAGATATTCAAAATCGAAACCATTAATATTATAACCTGTAACCACATCTGGATCAGTTTGTCTAATAAATTTAGAAAATGCCAATAATACATCTTCTTCATTTTCATACCACTCAACTGTTGCTCCCTCGATCGGCGATGTTTCTCCCAAACATATGATATGTTTATAATAACATTCGTCTTCACCAAATTTTGACATAGTAATACCAATTTGAATGACCTTGTCGCCATCACGCAAAGGATTTGGAAAAGTCCCATCCTCACTTGTACATTCAATATCAAAAGATGCAATTGTAAATTTTTGGATATTATGTTTTTCTACCCTGTTTAAATTTGTCCATTTACATGATGCATTTATTTCACAACTTGTTTCACTATCAATTTCATCTTCTATTGTACAATCCTTTGCATTTACCCATCCCACCGCATCTAATTGTCTTATGTGCATCAATCTTAAAAGCGGATTAATATTTGATTCATACAATTGAAATTTAATTCCCTTTTTCGATATTGTCGGAATGTAATAAAACTTTTGAAATGCCCTTTCATATGCTTGCATAGCATCAAGACTTTTAAATGTTAATTGGACAAATGTAAATTTTTTATAATTGGTAAATCCATAGAAACGATGTTTTTCAACAAAATTAAATCCCTTAAAACCATCAACTAAATCAACGGGAAATACTTTACTTTTTACTTTTTCTAATATTGTATATATATTGCTTTTTCTCCATTTTTTATCATATTCAATATAAAAGAAAGGACTGTAATTTTTTACCGATAGATGGACTGTCTTATTATCCTCAGTACGTCCGAACAAACGTGCAATGAACTGTTTTTGTCCATCTTCGTTTTCTTGATGATAATAATCCCAATCTAATATCTGAAATTTAACATCAGTCATATGGCATTAGTATTATAATTTTCTTTATATGTTGGATCTTATTTTTTCAATTTTTTTATTTATAATTTGGTCTTTAGACCAAATTATAAATAAAAAAATGATAAAATCGCGACCTAGCGATTTTACAATTTTTAATTAATAGGACTTATGCGTCTTACGACGCATATGTTAATAAAAAATGATAAAATAAAAAATAATTAAAAAGGTCAAAGACAATTTTAAACAAAATAATATAATCATTTTTGATTTTGCGAATCATTTTTTTATTTTATAATAATATATGTTAAAAAGATATATGCTTGTTTCGCCGTATCATAGCAATGTCACACATAATGCAACAAACTTAACAATGGGTAGCAAAAAATGCTATAAAGAATTAAAAAATACCTCACACATAAATGAATGTAATGAATTTATTGTTATGGATGTAGATAGCAATAGATTATACAACTTTCAAATACATAAAAAAAATCAAACCGGCGGCGCAAACCCGCCAGTTGCTATTCCAGCACAGTCTATCGCACAAGTTCCAGTTTCCAAACCTAAAGAAGAAGAAGAAAAGAAAGAAGAAGAAAAAACCAAAGAAGAGGCAAAAGATGAAATAGGTGAAGTAGAAAATGCATTTAACGAAACAGGCGATAATAATAATGAAAGTGAAGGCATTAAACTTGATAATAGTTTAGTGCAAGATGAAAAAAATGAAAGTAGACATAATGTTATAATACAAAAACTAACCAATATCGAAAATAAAATAGATAATTTAATAAATCGAAATAAACAGTATGATGAACAAAAAGCAAATATTGAACAGTTAAAATCAATAAAAAGACAACAAGACCAATATGATGACGATATATGTGTTATAATGTAACAATAATAAATATTGAAAAATAAACTAAATATATATATGTAAAAATAAGTAATATTATATGTAGACCAATAGTATGGACACTGCTATTCCTAACGGTGGCTTCCCCCCAATATATTTGTGTGATAATAATCAAAATGTAGAAATTACAGAAGAATCAAAAATGACAGACGAAATAAAAACAGAAGAAAAAATAGAAGAAAGAACAAGTGAGGAACAACCACATCGAAAAATTATAGTTGAAAGGATATTTCCAAAACCCCCTAATACAGAAGATTATAAGAAATTAATGATTGATGAAGAAACATTGATGTACGTTACTAATTATAAAGATGCAGAAAGAATCATGGGAATAATAATTAAACATATGAAAAAATTTAAACATACTAGAGATAGTTTAATAGTTGATGCAACTGCATGTATTGGGGGAGACACAATATCATTTGCTAAAAAATTTAGAAGAGTAATATCTATTGAATTTTTAGCAGACAGATTTGAATTCTTAAAAAATAATGTAGAAGTGTACAAATTAAATAATGTTGAATTGATGAATGGAAATTCATTAGAAATTATTCCTAAATTGCCAAATATTGACATCATTTATGTGGATCCGCCATGGGGAGGGAAGAATTACAAAGAAAAAACAAATTTAACATTGAAGTTAGGCGATAGAGAAATTGAAGATCTAGCGAATGAATTTTTTGATAAAGACAAAATGACATCAACACCATTATTAATTGTATTTAAATTACCCAAAAATTATGATATAAAATATCTGTATGACAGACTCAAACCACATCCAATATATTTGTATGAACTATTCAAGATGTTTATTATTGTTATAGAAAAAATATAATTATTCTTTTTTATAAAACAATATGTATGCACCGCCATCAACAATGTCTGTTTCATTTGGACAATGTACGATGTCGTCATCATTAAATTCATACCATTTGCCATTTAATGCATTTTTCGTATATGCAATATAATGTCCACCACTGAGTACGCCCCTATGATGTACAATGCCATAGAGTGAAAAACTTGTTGTGTTATTTTTTTTTAAATTTTTAATTTGCAACCCTTTTAATGGATATTCAACAGGAGTATCAATTTTAGAAACTCTTTTGCCGGTATTTTTAAATCTCTTAAGATGGATGATTAAATAATCAGATGTGTTCCATACTTCTGTTTTTTGTATTGCATCTGTTTTATCATTACATACTTCGCAGAAACATTTATTTTCATCGTTGAGTACTTCTTTTTTAAATTCATTTTTAATACATTCTTCAAGTGTGATTTTTTCAGAAGAATTTTTCGGAATAGATATTGCCATCATGTTAAATGGTTCAAAATTAATGTGGACATTATTGCATTTTTTACACATAATATAATTTATATACATTCCAGTAAAAATATTGCTGACATATGAATAATTATTTTTATAATAATCTTGGACGTATTCATAATATTTTGTCATTGCATACAACTTTAAATTTTTATGTTTGTATTCAATAATTTTTTTTATTGTTTGCACTCTGTCATCATCATTTTTTGCATTCTTGAGTTTTTTTTCAAACTTCTTTCTGTTTTTATTAAAGTTTTCAATTTCAACTGGAATATTTTTAATGACAACATCTACATCATATTTTGTTTCTTCATGCAGTCTATCTAACAAAAAACCCAACAATTCCTGACTGTCATTTTGACTATTTCCTTCAAATGTATCACATAATTCACCAATTCGTTTTTTAAGGCCATTTGGTTTAATGATACAATTTCTGTGCCACATGTAACTAAATAATTTATAAAGGTGATATGTGATAGATTCTTTAAATTTAATTTTAATTTTGCTTTTTTTTACTGCAACCTTGTCACCTTTTGCCAATTCATCTTTATTTTGATCTTCTATCATTCTTATCATTCCATCTTTCAACTGTTCTTTGAATTTTTTCTCAACAAGATAAAAACTTAATCTCGTCGTTGCCATTAGACATTGCAAAACAGAATTCATGTAACATGTGTTACCAATATTCCTAAGACCAGATAGCCCCCTTACAGTGATCTTTTTTCTCTGTGTTTCCGTGTCATCCATTTCAAACAAATCTTTGGCTTTTCTTTTGCCAGTCATACAGTTACTTAACTAAAATTAAATCCTATATTATCTTGTGTTTTTAATATCAATTTTTTATATTCACTATATTGCCTTTAGGCAACATAGTGAATATAAAAAATTATAAAATTCCCGCTAGGGATATTCCTCAATTTTTTATTATTGCTCATCCTTCTTTTAAATATTTATAATGTCAATAAATAATATATATGTCAGTAAATAAAGAATTACTCATTTCACAATTTAAATTATTATCAAAACAAATAACTTATGATATTGATTTTTCCACTGGAAAAAATAAAATTGCAAATATGTTCAGATTAAATACTGTAAATAAAATAATAAAGATATTTGAAAAAATAAATAAAAAAAACATATCGATAGACGATATTAAAGACCTAAAAGGAATTGGTAAAGGAACAATAGAAAGGGTTAAGGAATTGATAAAAACAGGAAAATTGTCAGAGGTAAAAATAAGTTCAGAAAATGAACAGTATTTAAAATACATCGAAGAGTTAGAAGAAATATTTGGAATTGGTAGAAAAACAGCATATAAACTATTTTCAGAATATGGTATAAAGTCAATCGACGATCTTAAAAAATTACATAAGAGTGGAAAAATAACTCTCCCAGATAATGTGATAAAGGGTTTAAAATATATTGGCAAGATACAAGACAAAATACCAAGAGAAGAAATAGATCAAGTTCATGAATATTTATTAAAAAAGTTATATGAACTTGATATTAATTTATTTGGGACTGTTTGTGGTTCATACAGAAGATTGCAAAAAACATCCGGTGATGTAGATTTTATAATGGTTCACAGTAAATTAAAAACGAAAGATGATATGAAAAATCATAATTATTTAAAAGATTTTGTTGAATTATTAATCAAAGATGGATTTTTAATTGATATTTTAACAGGTACTGATGTAAACACAAAATTTATGGGAATATATCAATTAAATAAAGATTTGCCATTAAGAAGAATTGACATAAGATTCATTCCTTACGAATCTTATTATTATGCGATATTGTACTTTACAGGTTCAAGAGATTTTAACAGAAAGATGAGACAAATTGCAATAAATAATGGTTACACATTAAATGAATATGGATTATTTGATGGAGAAAAAATGTTCAAAGTATCATCTGAAAAAGAGATATTTGAATTGCTTGATATGGAATATCTGACTCCTGATAAAAGATAAAATTAATTTGATACTTTATTAATTTAATATTTTATTAATTTCTTCACTACAGTATTTATTAATTACCTCTAGGACGTCATCACTTAATTCAGTATTGTATTTGTAATCTGATATGTTTAATTCATCAAATATTTTATTCTTTTCTTTATCTAATACATATGCATAACTTCTGATAAATTCAAGAAGCGAATCATGCCAACCTTTATAACCTGTTACTATTTTATCATATGCATTTTTTAGTACAAAATGCAAATCTTCATCTTCATTTGACACTATTAATTCAATAAACCATAAAACCCATGCATGACAATAACCCCCAGGGTCTCCCTGCTTGGTAATTGTTCGATCATATTCTTGTGAAAAATGTTGTAATCTATAATCTTCAAATTCAGTTAGCTCTATGCATTTATATGGTTCTTTACTTATGTCTGCAATTCTTTGTGTTAACATCATATCAAATTTATATATATTTCTATTTACAAACCCATATGGCTCAAATCGCATAAGAGTCTTTCTTTTTTTATCGATCAATATTCCATTTGAATGTAAACCATAATCAAATACCATTGTCAAATTTAAAAAAACAAATCTTCTGTTGCTTTTAAAACATTCAATCATACTGGTGTCAAAATTTCTATCAATGATGCAATCATCATTTGATTTCCAAATTAAACGAAAAGACAACATATATTTATTTATTCTTTGATAAGCGCTATATAAATCAATTGAACTAAATAATTTAACATTTGCTCTTCCTATTATATTGTCTGGAAAATTTTGCATTTGAGTAAGTAAAGCTTGCATATTGTGTTCATCATCTGTATTTTTATTAATTGGAACTGTTAAATTTTTATGTCTCTTCAAAAGACACAGAATATAAATTGGATCCATTTTTGATGATGTATTCCATCTTGGATATTTTGGCACTTTTGTCAATGTCATATTTATTTTACCAATCTCATCATTTTGTTTTTTTATATATTCTTTTAAATAATCAAATTCATTTGTTTTTTCTGCTAATCCCTCATATATATCATATAGTGTATATCCATTAACATTTCTATGATTTATGTCTGTATTTTTTACTATTTGAATAATCAATTCCTTATCCATAATATTTTTTATTCCACTGACAAATCCCATCAAAAGTTGATGTGCATATGTATCGCCCCATGAATTTGGAACATTATATTTTGTAGTATGCTCTACCAAAAATTTTAATATGTCATGATTGCCGATTCTTATTGTCCAATGTATAATGGTTTCTTGTGTAGAATAATCAACCATCGACACATTTGCTCCATTGTTAACTAATATTTTAATTATGTCTTCCAATTCTAAAGTCAAATTTCTGAATTTAGTTATTGATGATAAGGCAGTCGAATCATTTTTTGATAATAAGTCTACTTCAGCACCACATTCCAATAATACTTTTACTATTTCTGGTTTTTGATATGCAACTGCACAGTGTAAAAAAGGCATATAAGTAAATTTATTAATATTTGCATGTTTGCAAATTTTTTTAATAATTGAAACATCCATATTCTCATCAATTAAATGATTTAATATTGATCTATGCTTGTTATTTCTATAATCAAAAATGTAAGTCATTTTGTTTTTAATAATTGTATCAACCATATCTTCAAAAATATCTTGTCTGGCATAGTTTAGTGGAGTATGACGATCATCATCAAAAGTATTAAGTAATTCTGGATATTTATTATATAACTTTTTTGCAATATCGTTCCATCCATTTTTAAGTAACAACATCAGACAATTTTCATATGATTTGTTACGTTTTAATATATCAATATCTTTATCTTTTACCAATTTAAAAATAATATCTTCATTCCCTCGAATACAGGCAAAATGCAAAATATTGCCTGCCCCAGTAATACTTTTATTTAACATATTTTCAGATTTTAATTTATCAATGGCTTTTTCCCATTCGTTATTATTTATATATTTCAAAATATCATCCATTATGAAATATACATAGATTAAAAATATAAATAAAGCATGTTATGACCCACAAACAAGACAGTCTTCTATTTTTTTACCGGCACTCCACTTACACACACGTGTTTCTTTCTTATCAGAATCAGCATCTGTTCTCTTAGGTTCCTTATCTCCAATGCCATATGTAGACAATATTTCTTCATTAACCTTATCTTTGTCTAATGTTATTCCATATGTCGCACATAATAGATCTTCTACTGTCTTATATTCTGTCAATCTTTTAATATCATCAATATCAATTCCAAAGTTGATTGGATTTACAGCAGATTTGCTTCTCAAATAATACATTCCAGTTTTGATTCCATTTTTCCATCCATAGAAATGACCCGAAGTTAATTTTGTGAAATTAGGACTTGCCATAAATAGATTCATGCTTTGACTTTGATCGATAAAGGGACCTCTCTCAAGTGATTGTTTAATAATATTTTTAGATTTAATTTCAAATGCTGTTTTGTAAATATTTTTTATTTTCTTTGGTATGTTTTTGATGTTTTGAATTGAACCATTATTTATGATAATTAATTTTCTCATATCTTCATTCCACAATTTTCTCTGTTTTAAATCTTCAATCAAATTTTGATTAATTACAATAAATTCTCCTGCCAAAGTTGTTCTGACAAAAATATTGGACATATATGGTTCAAAACCTTCATAATTGCCCATAATTTGTGCAGTACTTGCAGTAGGCATTAATGCAGTTAATAAACTATTTCTTGTGCCATATTTTGTTATTTCTGTTTTTAATTTGATCCAATCATAATCCATTATTAAATCTTTTTCACTTAATCCCCATAAATCATATTGCAAAATGCCTTCCGAAAATGGCGATTTGATAAAACTTTCATAGTGGCCTTCTTTTTTGGCTAATTCTTTTGATTCATCAAGTGCGCCATAATAAATTGTTTCAAATATCATCTTATTTAATCTTGATGCTTCTTCTGATTCCCATGGATGTCCCAATAAATTATAAACATCTGCTAATCCTTGTACGCCAATTCCAATTGGTCTATGTCTCATATTTGATACTTTTGTTTCTGGTGTGGGATAATAGTTTTTGTTGATAACCTTATTTAAATTTCTGACGGCGACTCTTGTAACATCCATTAACTTGTTAAAATTATAAAATCTTTTCCCACTGTCATCTGTTTCAATATATTTAGGCAGACATAAAGATACTAAGTTACAATTATGTACCACTGCATAATTTGCAATAAAATTATGTTTATCTTCTAGTACTAAATCATATACTGTTTCTGATGGCAATTTCTTAAGAAGTTCAATTCTTACTAATTCACAATATTCAGGTTCATATTGTGGAATTTGTTGAACTTGTGGCACAACTTCTGCTTCTATAACATCGTCTTTGACATCAATAACATCATCAATAACTTCTTTTTGAACATTATCTTGATTTTCAACTACATCTTTCTTAGCTGGTTTAATATTATACAATGCCTTTAATGTATTTCTAGAAACACTGCTTCTGTATTTTGAAGAAGGTTTAGATTTTTCGAAAGTCATTGTTAATTGCTTTTCTAATTCTTTCTTCTTATCAATAACATTGATATTATCATCAACAAAACATGATAGTCCAACAATTTCTCCATAAGACTTTTTAATATTTTTAACTTTTCTAATGATTTTTCCGATTTCTTCATTTGCAACATATATTGACTGTGAATTTTCAATTATATCACTTGTTCCATTTACAATTGTACATACATTTTCAAATATTTTTTGCTTAACTTTTCCCATAATTTCATTGATTTTTAATGTTGTTTGTTCATCATACTGCATATCTTTATACAATTTGTCTTCAGTAACTTTTAATTTTTGCGCCATTTTAATTCTTTCACCCTCATATCGTTCTGGTTCGACAATTCTGTTAAATTGATTTGCAACAAGATTCAACACTTGATTGTTGTATGCCATGCTTCCATTTTCATCTCTCATTCCAACAAATCTTGAAAAATTCACAACACTTGTGTAATCACAAATTTCCATTCTTGCTGTTCCAGTATGTTCATTTACATATGACAAAATGCCATATGGATATAATTGTTCTTGAATGTCATACAACAATTCAGAACTGTATGAATCTACATATAATCTTGGCTCACCCTCAAGTGAATAAACATGACCAATAGCGCCGAAGAAGCCAGACAAAAAATTTGCCATATCAGATGGATTCAATGATTTTATTTTGTCTGATAACACAATTTTATTTTTAGGTACATCTGTTAAATTAAGATCATACTTTCTTAAATCATGATAATCACTCTTTCTTTTTGCAAAAGCACTGCCCAATTTAATTAAATCTAAATTTTCAACTCTTGTTTCTTGTAAATACATATCGTTTTTTATTCTTGGACAAAACATCTTATCTCCAGTTTTCAATTCAATAGTCTTCTTCCATACAAATTTCTTATTTTCATATACAACTACAGGATGATCTGCTGTCATCTTCATTAATCTTCTCCCACACATCTTTACACCATATATATCTTGCACTCCATTTTCAACCAATTTTGCTCTTTCGTATGACACATTCTTTTCAAAAGTTTCATCTGAATCGAAATATGAAACGACCTTCACATTGTCACATTCAACAATTGGTTTAAAACCATCAACAGTCAATATTTTAGTATCTGCAGTGAAGCAAACAGCAGTTTCATCTGAATTAGAATATTCAATAATTTCGGCGCATAAGTTTGATGATCTAATTGTTCCTAAATTTTTCTGATTTGATTTTCTGTTACAATGATCTTTGTATAACATATATGGGAACCCTGTTTCAATTTGACATTCTAAAATGTGTTTCCATAAGTCTCTTGCTTTTACCTGTTTAATATACATTTTCTTCTGTTCATAACTAATGTACAATTTTTCATATTCTTCACTGTTAACAAGATGAAGACCCTTGCATGCATCTGGACACATAAGTGACCACATTTCATCATTTTCAACTCTTTTCATAAATAGATCAGAATTCCACAATCCTAAAAATAAGTCTCTTGCACGATCATCTTCAGAACCAGTATTTTTCCTTAATTCACAAAATTCAAATATGTCTCCGTGATGCGGTTCCAAATAACATGCAATTGATCCATTTCTTTTTCCACCTTGATTTATATATTTGGCAAGTCTATTTAAAACAGTGCATAATGGAACAATGCCTTCTGATTGTCCATTTGTTCCTCTAATTAATGAATTTCTTGGTCTGATTGCTGATAAATGAACACCAATACCGCCCGCCCATTTTGAAATATGACCCATTTGTTTTATGGTGTTCAAAATTGATTCCAAACTATCTTCTGTTGCAACAAGATAACATGATGACATTTGTGGTCTGGGCGTCCCTGCATTAAACAATGTTGGTGTTGCATGTGTGAAATATCTATTTGACATTAAATCATAAGTTTCATACGCATATTTTAAAGCCTTTCCGTGAATTCCCAGTGCAACTCTCATTAATAAATGTTGGGGTCTTTCAACAATAATCATAGAAGATTTTTGTGTCTTCTGAGATTTATACATGACTTTTTTTAAATATGAACGTTCTAATGTTCTTATACCAAAACTATCAAAGATATAATCTCTTGAAAAATCAAGTTGTGCTTGAATTTTTTCACCATGTGTGACAATTAGATGATATAATTCTTCAGAAATAATGGGATTATGTATACCATTTGTCGTATTGTTATACAATGTGTTTGCAACTGCAACAATACTTTCTTCAGTACTTTGATGTATTCTCTCAACTAAAATTCTGGCTGCCAACTTTTCATAATCGGGATCAAAACTTTGTTTTTGTATACATGTATCTGCAATAAAATTATAAAATTCTTCTAGAGAGACATCATTTGGAAGTCCCCTATTTACTGTTTTAATTAATTCATCAATATCTACATTATATAACCTCCCGTCGTCCACAAATCTCTTTATAAAGTCCCTGATGGTCTTTTCTGTTTTTTTAACTCGTTTGTCAACAAATTCAACATATTTACTAGCCGACATACCTGTATCTTTCATATATTGAGCGTTCATCAAGAATAAATATAACTTTCAATTTTTTTTTAATCAATTTTATTGAGATTTTATATATTATTAAATAATTCCAGTCATATAAAAGTTAATATATGTCACATATATTGGAATCATTGTGACAAGTAACAAGAAGACCAATTCATAATAACGCATTTGAAAAGAACATAAATAAAAAATTGATTTTTAAAATATAAATAATTAATTTCTAAACAATACAGATATAGAAATGTCCGTCGTTGAAAAGTCAGATAGTACGTCAATTGAGCCTTTGTTGAACCCAGAAAATTTTAGATATACATTAAAACCTATAAATCCCACATATGAGTCTTTATGGAAATTATATAAGAAACAACAAGATTCTTATTGGAAGGCAGAAGAAATTTCATTCAAAGATGACTATTATGATTTTATTAAATTAAAGCCAGAAGAACAGCATTTTATAAAAATGGTTTTAGCCTTTTTTTCATCATCTGATGGCATTGTAAATTTTAACTTGCGTGACAGATTTTTAAGAGAGATTCAAGTTCCAGAAGCACAGACTGCGTATGGGTTTCAATTGTTTATTGAAGGAATTCACTCTGAAGTGTATTCTGATATGTTGATAAATATTATTAAAGATAGTGATGAAAGAAATACATTGTTCAATGCGATTAAGGAAATTGAACCTGTAAAAAAAATGGCTGACTGGGCTATAAAATGGATTCATAGTGAAGAATCTTTTGCCCAAAGATTAATTGCTTTTGCAATAGTTGAAGGTGTGTTCTTTAGTGGGGCCTTCGCAGCTATTTTTTGGCTTAAAAAGGTTCACAAAGAAACAAAATTATTCATGGAAGGTTTAATTAAATCAAATCGTTTCATTGCGAGAGATGAGGGTTTACATGTTGGATTTGCATGTGCAATGTATAAATTTATTGTCAATCGTGTCGATAAAAATACTGTTTATAATATGTTCAAAGAAGCAGTTGATATTGCATATGAATTTTCAAGAGATGCAATAGCAGTAGATATGATCGGAATGAATTTAGGAATGATGCATGAATATATTAAATATGTTGCTGACAGATTATTGGTTATGTTGGGATATGAAAAATTGTATTTTACTGTAAATCCATTTGACTTTATGCAAACAATTGGTTTAGACAGTAAGGATAACTTCTTTGAAAATCGTCCAGATGCTTATCAATCTGCGTATACAGGAGAAAATATCGATTGGACATTTGAGATATCAGAAGACTTCTAATTCTCCCACTCATATTTTAAGTCAATTTTCATTTCTTCTGCTGTGTCTGTAAATAGTTTGGTCAATAAATCATAATTTGGTTTTTCGTCAAATTTAAGTGCTCTGCAATATTTAACATATGTTGTAAAACATTTTGGCAAATCTTCACATAATTTATTTATATCGGTCGATAATTTTGTATGTCCTATTTTTTCTATTTGTGTTTTATTCTTGTCTTTTTTCAGCCCTTGCCATGGTAAAGACCCCTTTAAAAAATATATCAACATATAGCCAATTGATTCTAAATCGTCTCTTCTGGTTGGTTCTATCCCCATATGAATGTTCAAACTGGCATATCTTACAGTTCCTATCAAGGATTTTCCAGATGTAAAATTTATATGTTTGCCCCCTGTTATATACTTCTTTGATAATCCAAAATCCATTATATATAATGTGTTCTTGTTCTTTCCGATTCCAAGTAAAAAATTATTTGGTTTGATATCCCTATGTACAAACCCAGCAGAGTGTATTTTTTTTATTAAATCAATACACGATATACCTAATTTAAGCACTGTCCCCAATTTAAATTTTTTTTCATATTTGTCAAATAAAGCATCTAGACTTTCTCCAAGTAAATCCATTATCATAATTGAAAACTGAGGGGTCTTTATAAATTTATATATCTTTGGTATGCCCGTTGAATTTTTATCTTGCAATAGTTTTTCTATATGTCTGTACACATTATATTCATCTTTTAGTCTTGATTTAGGTTTTATTTCTTCCACTTTTGCAGCATACTTTTTATTTTCATTGTCTTTAGCTAAATAAACTTCACCAAATGAACCTGATCCCAATTTTTTTACAAGTTTATAATTATCAGAGAAGTGTAATGGTTTTTCATTACTTACTTGCATTTACACAATATATTCAGACTATATAATAGTTTAAATATATATACGTAAAGTAAATGCTATATATCATTAAATTCAAAAATAATTACTTTTACCTTGCTTTTGTCATTCATATAATCGTATCCAAATGCTTCCACATTTGTTATAAATTGACAGTCTAGTGTCATTATGATAATAGTATCAATATGTTTTATATGTTTTACATCAGTGTATTTTTTATAATCACATATAAATACTCCTTGTGTCATATCTCTGTGAATGTAATTATCGCAATCTAATTCTGTTATTTCTATAATGGGATGTAATTTTTCAATTACAGTTTCAAGTATATTTTTTCTTGTATATATCAATGTTTTCTTTCTAGATAAGTTATGAATTATGTTTCTCAAAAAATATATTTTGCTTATTATCATTTTATTTGATATGCTTATTTTTGTGACACGTTTTCTACACATATAACATTTCATATTGCCTTCAAATATTTGTTTACCATAACATCCAATACAATAATTATGATTGCAAGATGTCATTATTTGATATTTTGTATTATCATAACAAATACTACATTCAGTATTATCTACATGAAATTCATCAGCACCATTCATGATTTTGTCTATTTGTTCATCTATTATCATTTTATTTTTATCATTGTAAAACTTAACAAACTCTTTTTCACTGGGATTTAGATTATAATGATATCTTTTAATATTTATTATTGTGTCTTTTGAATCACAATTTTTATCAACAATGGGAATAATTGTATTTTTAGTTGTTTCTACTTTTGAATTCCAAAATAGAATTTTTAATACACAACTGTATTTTTCTACGAAAAGATTTATTGAGTTTACATATATCCAAATATATTTAGGTGCCTTTTTGCTATCAATTAATTTTACTATTTTTTCAAAATCACAATCATTAAAAATTATTCTCTCATATTTGTCATTGATCTCATTAAAATTTATTGTATTCAATTTATTATTTGTTACTACATATGTATTTTCATCAAAATGATCAATAAAGGACAAATATAAAAAAACACCGCCATGCAACTGACTGTTTATACCATTATTGCTTTTAATACCATCACCCAATGACACTATTCTTTTGTCATATGGTAATATTTTTTCTTCATATACAATTCTTTTTGGTAGTGACTTTTCTATTTCGCATATTTGATTTTTATCAGAACATTTATATATTTTTGTAATATTTTCATTTATTGTTTTTGAAATTGAATATTTATATATCATCATTAATATTGTTTTGATCTGTTCAAAATTTATGTCATTAAATGATATTTTGACTTTTATTTTATTGTCAGACAAAATATACTTAACACCTTTTGTTTTTTTGAATATTTTACATTCGTTTATGTTGCGCAAAATTACTTTGTTTCCTTCATCAACTAATTGGCTTTTCTCATCTGTTGTCTCGTAGATCTCAAATAATCTATTCTTCATTATACTCTAAATTACATATGTAAAATCTTAAATATTATTTTTTCAATATTCATGTTATATATTTTAAAAAATTGTTGTGTTTGATTAGCCTATAAAATTCGTTAAAGTTAATTATATAATGGAATATTTTTCGGGAACACATCCAGAATTAATAAGCAATAAGATAATCAAAAAACTTGATAATGAATTAAATGTTGATTTTGTACATCAGCCAAAATTGACTGATAATATATCATCATTTTATACAAATTTTATTAAACCAAATATGTTCCCAATTCTTATTTTTATACTATTTGCTGCTTTTCTCCTTTTAAAATATGCAATAAAACAAGATAAAAAAACAAAAAGAAAGAACAAACATCGGGATGACTATGAAAATGAAACTATGGAAGACACAACAGAATCAAAAAGTCTTCACTATGTTGATATAATGGATCCCGACAATGAAAATGGCGGTATAGATGTAATGGACGAAAATGAAAATGAATATACTGAAATGCCTATTAGCACTGGTGATATGATTAGACAGTCAAAAAGTGATGATAGAAGAATAATTGATAATTTGGCAAAAACAATATTTAGCAGTTAAAAATCTACACTATAATTATATGCCAGCTGTACCAGCAGATTTATTAAAAAGAAAAAAGGAATTTAATGATAAACTTGAAAGAATAAAAAGAGAATTAGAAGCAAAACAAACAGGAGGAAAAACAAATAATATTACATTAGAAGCGGCAATGAAAAATAGTTTTGCCATAATGGAAAAAAGCCTAGCTAAAAAAGTTTGAATAAAAATAAATTCTATAAATATAGATATAATGAAAATAGATTTTGACTATTTAATAATAAGTATCTTTATCTCAATGTTATATCTATATTTGACTTATCCAAAGCCTATGTTAATTATAAAAGAACTAAATTATTCTAAACATGATTTATAAATGATTAGTCCAGAAAACGAATATATATACAATATAATATTGTCAATTTTCTTAGGTTTCATATTGGTATACATCATAAATATGTTATATACATCTCCTAGAATAATACCAATATATGTGGAAAATTATAAAAATGAAAATATTCACACATATGACAACTAAATTTTTACATTATTTTTAATTAATTGTATAAAGCCATTTTTATGTTTGATCTCAACAAAATTCAATAAAGCTAACATATCAGTGATTACACCTTTCTTTAATTTGTAATCTCTGTCGTCTTTTGCACCCATATCAGGACCTTTATTTATTTCCATAATCATTGGTTTTAATTGATCGTCAACAGCAATATCAACTCCAAACAACTGAAATGTCATATTATTTTTCAATTTGTTACCGTCACATATTTTTCCAACATAAGAAATATAAATGTCTTTTAACAAATCATTAATTCTATTAAAATATATTTCACTTAATTTATTATTTTTAATTAATTCTTTTTCTGCATCATTTAATTCTCTCTTTTTGTCTAAATATTGACGCATATCATTATGAGTCAATGGATTTGTTTTGTAGACTGCTCTGTCAATATATCCAGTTGTGACATTTGTGTCCATACTTTTACTTCCTTTTACAAATTTCTCTTTGGTGTAATACATAAAACCATCATTGTACACATAAACATTTATTAAACCATTCTTGCAAATAACAAGAACATAAAATCTCATATTTGTTTTTCTGCCATCAATTGTGTATGGATTTTGCAATAGTTCTTGAACAATAACATATCCCTCTTTTTTGGCACCTAACATTTCGTCTAGATTATCTGTTATTTTTAAACCTTCCTGTCTCTGAATATTTTTCTTAAGAATGTAAAGTTGACCTTTTTTGTAATCAGTTTTTAATTTTGCTATTTGGAAAGGACTATCAAGATTATATGTCTTTGGCATCATTTGGATTGCTTTTGGATACTTATGATATTCTAACACATAGTCCCAAAGTTTGTTCTTTGCTGTTAAGTTATCTGCATTATTAATAATAAAATATTTGGCATCTCTTTTAACTGGCATTTGTCTAATCTCGTAATTTATATCATCATATGTACATGGAAAATACAAATCCCATTCTTCAGAATTTACAATTTCATTTTCGATCAACACATTCTTTAAGGTTTCATTCATCGTGTATGCACATTTATTTCGCTTCCAACCAAATTTTTTTGCAATGTTAGTCATATGCTCATATGCCGATGTTGTTGTCAATTTATAAATTAATAAAACACATAAAGCAGTTATTATTAAAAATATAACAAGTCCTTTTTTCATTATATATTAAAATAATGAAAAAGTTTATTCAATTAAAAAGTTACTATTGTGGCTGTGTAACAACTGCTGCTTTTGATGCATCTTCAAGATCTGCTTTAGTTACAATTCTTCTTACTGTTTTATATATTCTTTGTTTTGGTGGTGATTTTGAATCAGTTCCAACTGTCGTAATTGCATCTGCTGGTGTCACAGTTTCTGTAACTGTAACTGCTGGAATTGTTACAATACTTGAGTTCTTTAATTCTGCAAGTTGTGATTCTAATGCTTGAATTCTTTTTGTGTTATTATATGCTTGTGTCGCTTTTGATAATTGTTTAACATGTTCAGTTACATTTGACTGTAATGTATTTAATGTTTGTTGTCTTTTTGATTTTGAAATGCAGAAATAGCAGCATTTCTTTTTGAATGATTTGTAAATACTTGAAACGACATTTGCAACATCTTCTGATGTACACATGACATTGTATAATGTTTCTAATGTTTGTACAAGGAGATTCTTATTGTTGTTTCTGAATGCCCATTCTCTAAAACCAGATGAATTTTCGGCAAGAGGGACAAAAATAGCATACATTAATACTTTAAATGCTAAATCAATCATGCCTTTATTATCTAATTTAACATCTTTTGATGTGGTTATTTGTCTAAGCAATTGAACAACATATGTTGCAGCATTGATCATTTGTAAAATTGTAACCATATCCAAATTTTTAAGATATTCTAAATCATCAATTGAATAAGTGCCATCACCATTTAAATCCAAGCATTTTGCAATTTTATTAATATTATCTTGTATTAATGGACTTTCAAATGACACAGGAAATGGCGCATTATCTTGTAACAACATCTTGTAAACATCTTCTTTCTTAACATTTGGATTTGCTACTATCATATCCAAAACTCTACTTAATACGCTTAACACACCGGTATCCATTTCTCTATATAGAACATATACATATTTTTAATTTTACGTCAAAAATGGTTTTAAGATTAACTGACAAAAAAATATTTTCTAAAATAAACGAAGATCAAAAATATATAACTCCAACTAATTATCTAATATAATTTTATAATATATATGAAAAATCTAAATTATATCTTGATTGGCGTCATTGTAATGATTCTTTTACATATACTCTTCTCATCTCTTATGCCTGAAGGCATGGGTGGAAAGGAAACAACATTTTTATCAAAAGAAATAAGTCCGTCTGATTCAAATGCATATGATCCAATGGTATTGAATAGTCAAAGTGTCGGCAATTTTGATAGCTTATTTGACAAAATGAGAAAAGTTGATGATGTCGACATGATGGGCGAAAATACAGGAAATATTGATAACATAAGTAACCAAAAATTAGATGACACTCTAAAAGAATATGTTAATGTTGGTAGATTTGACAAAGGTGATGAAAGTGTCAAATTATATACTGATGCAGAACTAAGCAAATATCGTCAAGATTTCTTCAATTTCAATGATAAGATTAACGTTGAATCAAGAAATCCATATGATGGTGTAGATAAGATTAACTTAATGATGTTGTCAAATGATGGCGATGTGTCTAAAAATAAGATAGGTGCAAGAATTTCTGATGTGTTTGGCTTTTTGACAAACGATGGAAAACAATGTGGAAATCCAGAATTTGATCCATTACTTATGACAAATCAATATAAAAAAAATGGGGCAAACGGAAAGACATTTGTAAGACAAAATAAGATATATTGCGATGAAGATGTAAATAATGGCGGCGAATTTTATTCTGGTATTGAGGGATTTGACCCATTATCTGATGAATCATTGTCTCTTGCTTAAATTTATTTATAATTCAATTATAAATAAAAATTAATTATTATTTTTAACTACTTTTTTTACTACTTTCTTCTTTTTAGGTTTATCATCTTCAGACTCGTTTTCTGATTCAACTTTCTTCTTTTTTGGTTTATCATCTTCAGACTCGTTTTCTGATTCAACTTTCTTCTTTTTTGGTTTATCATCTTCTGATTCGCTATCTGATTCAACTTTCTTTTTTTTAGGTTTTTCATCTTCTGATTCGCAGTCTGATTCGTATGTTTTCTTTTCTGATTCAGCTTTCTTCATTTTTTGGTTATCATTTTTTTGACTAAGATATGAATCCACAATTTTCTTCATTAGATTTTTATTGTCTGTCATTTGTTGTTCAATTTTGTTAATTAAATTAGTTAGATTGTCACAATATTCTACTATTTCTTTTTGTTTTTCTTTAGAAGGCATTTTTATTACACTATCTTCTATATCTTTTTTAGTGATGTTTGGAATGGTTGACCCATGTTTTTTAGAGTCTAAATCAACAGAATATAAAATATAATAATAAATGTATTTTATGTTTTCTTCTTTATTGACTTTAATTACAAATACATGGTCACTAGGAAATATCTTGCCCTTCACATTAAATACTTGTCCAATTGTGCCATTTCTTGGAGTAAGAATATATTCGCCATCAAACAAATATTCATCCGTATATCCTGTTATGCCACTCGTTCCATAATATGGATACTTTTTTCCTGTTTTCTTATCTTTTGGTTGGTTCTTTCCCGTTTTTATAAATTCTACTTTATCTTTAATTAAACATGTCTTTTCATTGATAATTTGACAATCAATATAGGACTTGATAATTTTGCGATATTCATCAATTATTTGCTTCGAACTTTTGATGTTTTCGTTTAACACATCCAATTGTTCTACTATCAATTTTTGAACAGTATTACACGGAATGGGAATCTTAATATTTTCAATATAATCTTTAGATATATGTTTTATTGTTGAGCCTGCAAATCCATTTTCTAAAATATTGATGTTAACTAGTAAATAATAATACAAATATTTTATTAATATTATTTTATTATTTATTGTCATGATAAGATTATCTGCAGAACAACAAAACATTTTATCAATTTTAATATTTGCATTGCCACCAGTTCCAATAATAATAGATTCATCTTTATAATCTGCTTCATCGCATTTTTTTATTTTGTCACTTGACGTATAAAAATTATATTTTCCAACATCATTTCCATATGATGCAAGGCGTTTACTTTTTTTTTGAAATTCACATATATCTCCAATTTTTTTATATTCAAATTTTCCTATTTTTTCCGGTTCTTTCACATTATATTTATTGACAAATAATGAATAATTTTCATTTTTAATTTTATCATGTGTAACTTTAATAATGCTATTTTCCTTTATTTCTCCATTTTCTAGTTTTATCTCACAAAAATCTACTTCTTTAGTTTTATTTTTCTCTTTTGCAAAAAATAAAATAGATGTTTTAATACCGGTATTCAAAAAGAAATCGCCATTTAATGCTATCACTTTTTTCAAATTAAAATTTTCAATCAAATATTTTCTTGTATTTTTATATTGATTTGCCTCATTAAAAAGAACCCCATCTGGGATAATAACTGCGCATCTGCCATTGTCATTTAAAGCACTCATGAATAACTGTAAAAATGCAGGTTCTGCTTTTGTTCCGTTTATCTTAAGACTTTTTATCCGTTCACAAAAGTCGGCATATTTTAAACTTTTAATGCCCATCGGTTCATTTGCTAAAATAATATCTGCTTTTTCTAAAATTGTATTATCAAATTTACCCCCATTAAATTTCATGTCGCAATGCAATGTATCTTGTTTGCACAATGTATTGTCGCATAAATTTCCAATTTCAATAAATATATTTAAGATTGCCATATTTTTTACGTTATCATCAATATCAAATCCAAAAATATTATCCTTGTTGATATTCCAATCAATTTTATTTTTATATTTATTATTTAGATATTTGATCGCCATTGTTAAAAATCCTCCTGTTCCCATCGTTGGATCTACAATTTTTTCAATTATTCCATTTTTCATTGACGGGTCACATAATTTAATCATATAATTAATCACAAGACGATGTGTGTAATACTGACCTAAATCTCTTAGGGAATTTGACGTACCAGATTTTAAATGTAATTCATAAATTGTTCCAATTAAGTCATATTTAGATTCTAATTTTTTGGTATCTAATTTTTCTAGCTGTTTATAAATTAATTTTAAATTTTGTGGACTTTCCAATTTAAATTTTATATTTTTAAATCCAAACTTATTTACCATTATTCCTGTAAAACAATTTACAGAACCTTTTTCGAATATTCTCGATTTTAAATCTTGATCACCAATTTCATTTTTTTTATCCTTCATAATATTTTCAAATGCAAATTTCTTATCAATGCCAAATTTGTTACATAGATCCTCATTTAAAATACGATTCATTAAAAACAAAATACAGTGATTAATACTATCCATACCCGTAATTCCATCCTTTCTCAGAATATCTCTTATTGAATTAATAACGCTTTCCATTTTTATCATCATATTATATATCACTATACATTGAAATTAAATTTCAATTTTTAAAATTTAATATAATAATTTTAAAATTATTATATTAAATTTTAAAAAAATATTATTAAAAATCTAAATCATTTATTGTATTAACTAAACTCATTATATCCAATTTATTATCCAAATCATAATAAAAGCCATCATTAATATATGTTGGTGGTGGCAATTTGTCATCTTTTACATATTCAATTTTGTAATCGTCAAATGATTTCAAATCTAATCTATTAAGAGCATTTTTTAAATTTTCTTTGTCATAATAATACAGTTTTTGTTTTTCACTGAATAAATTTCCAAGACAAAATTTTACCCAATTTTTCGGATGTTCATCAAGTTTCAAATTTGTTTTATTTAAGAATTTCAAACATTCTTTTTTTGAATCAATTAATTTTTCTCCCCGTTCTTGTCTTCTGTAATTTTCTCTAATTATTTTATTTCTGACATAATTTTTTACTTCTCCATCTTTATTAAATATTTTTAGGACTATCTTTTCCTTTAATTCCTCTAAATTTATTTTACTACTTGTGTCAATTTCACCAATTTCCAATGTCTCATCTTTTTTATCAAACATTTCTCCTGTGTATTTTTTTATTATTAACCTATTTTGTAGTTCAAATACATCAGATATCATATCATCACTTAATGCAATACATTTTAAAATTTTTCTAATTTTTTTGAATGATTCATTCTCTTCCGTAAAAATATCAATTTGTTTTTCTTGCATTATTAATGGTATTATAATATGTGCTTTTTTATTTGGATGTGGTGAATATTTTCTTAGACATCTGCCAACATATTGAATAATGTCAACAGTTGAATTTTTATTATCAATGAAACATATTGAATCACATATTGGAATGTCAACGCCTTCACCAAAAATTTTGACACTGCTAATGATTCCCAAAGGTTGTTGTTCAAATTCTTTTACAAATCTTCTTCTTTTTGTCATACTCATTGTACCATCCATATAAATAATATATGTGTCTTTCATTATACATTTTAATATTTTTTCAATATATTTTGCCTTTGCACCTGAATTTGAAAAAATTAACAGATGATGAATTTTATTTTCCTGAATAGTTTTTTTCAACATAATTATAAGAATTATTAAATCTATTTTACATATTTTGGTTTCATCATCAAGTTCAGCATCATCAGTTAATAGTTCAATATATTCATTTTTGATAATCTGTTCATCATAATCTGATGTTGTAATAAATGGTGAAATAATATTGTAGTCGACGAGACATTCAATATTAATAGCTTGACGCATGCTTAGATTATATATCACTTTACCATAATGAGATTCATCGTCCATTGATAACACCGATTTTTTTATTGATTTACATATTTTTTCTGTGGCTGTCATGAATAATCTTTTGTGTGATAATTTTCCATTTAACAATATATTAAAAAGTGTATTTTCTTTTCCTGCTGTCCTATGTGCTTCATCATATATTCCTATGTCAAATATAAATTTCATGGCGTTGCATGCATCTTTTAAAAGTTTCGATGATTGATATGTAGTAATAACAACAATATTATCTTTTTTATATTTATCCAAAAAATTTCTTATTACATCCAAATCAGTTGTAAGTTGATTTCTTATAATATTATTAAATTCATTTTCAACATCGCTGCCTATTAAAAGAAATTTAAAATTGTCGCCAGTTTGTCTTTTCCATGTTGCAATGGTTTGTGATAATAAATATAAAGATGGGACAACAATAAATACTTTTTTTAATTTTAATATATCAACTGCAGTAAAATATCCCATCAGACTTTTTCCAGTCCCACATGCCATATATAACCTGCCATAATTATGTGTTTCATAATGTCTTTCTATTATTTGAAATAATTTATTCTGATGTGGCAATGGATTATGTGCAACCGGTTTTTTAATTATATTTTTACATAAATTCTTTTTTAAATATTCGATACAATCTGTCCAAAATTTCTCATTGCAAATGTCAAAAGAAGCATTTGTTATTTTAATATATTTTTCATCGTCCATTTCATCGCATACTTCATATGTATTAGTAAATATTATAGCTTTTTTAATATCCATACTCTTTGTTGCAAATGAAGATGCCATAAAGGTTGCTAATTTGTTGAATGCCAATTTACTTCTGTCTTTTCTGAATTTCACTTGTACTGCGTGATAATCACCATTTTTATGTTTTACTATTGCATCAATTCCTTTGTCGGTGTCTGGCAATTTTAAATATTTTTTAAGGTTGGAAGGAATATCTTTGTATAAATACACTTCAGTATATTCTGAACTACAAATTGGATCAATATGAAAATATAATTCGAAGAATTTTTCAAAATAACATCCCTTTACGATTTTATCTTCTGTCTTTCCTAATTCTTTTTCAAAATCAGTAAATGTCTTTACCTTTTCAATAATCTTAATTAACCCGCTATAATCGTCCATTTAATAATATTTAATGGAATATATTAACATATTTTTTGTTTTTCAATTTTTGTATTCATATAAACACAAAAATCATAAATAAAAATTAATCAGCTTCAACCAATTCTAACTTCTCTTCAATTTCACTTAGGTAGGTTGGAAATTTTGACTTTTTGTCTTCCTCAACAGGTTCCCATTTATTTTTATCTTCATTGAACAAACATTTCATCAGTGCTTTTTTATCTTCTTTTGAATTAATTAATGTTCTGATTTCTAGACTTTTATTAATTCCTTTAATATAGGCATTTCCCATTTTCACTCTTTTCAAAAATGTTTTACCTTTAACATTTGCCTTTTCAACTGCAAATAACTTATAAACATCAATTTCATCTGTTGACTTCATCTCTAATGTTGCATACACAGGTTTATCTGTTTTATTTACATACTTCAGTTGAATTTCAGAATTATTTTCAACACTTTCTTTTTCTTTCTTATCAGTTGTTACTTTTGGAATATTTTCTATTTTTTTTTCTTTTTGATTATTGAATTTTGTATAATCAAATCTCTGTTGTTGATTATCATTTCCTTCAGTTTTTTCACTTCTTTTATCATTGTCAAAGAAGAATAATAATTTTGTACCAGATGTGGCGGGAAAAAAGCTTAATCCGCGAATCTTAAAGTCTTTAATAGCAGGAATCATTTTTGTAACAACCTGTGTTGTCTTTTCAATTGGAAATACTTTTGATATTGATAATGTCATACTGTTTCTTGTGTCATCTTGATTATAATGTACTTTTAAATATTCAATCACAGAAGTTAATTTTATATCTAAATTCATTTGTGTATAATCAGAACCACAAAATTGATAGACGTCTGAAATAATAAATGTCTCTTGGCCACCTTTTCCCTTTACCAGTGTGCCATCAAAAATTGTGCCATTGTAAACAGACGGATCAAGGAAAATACGTTTGTAGTATATTCTAACTTCGTTTAAATTTACCTTTGCTTTTGAATAGCTTAGAGTTTGTCTTTCGACAACAAATGTATAAAATTTATCGCGTATCTTGCAAAAAACTAAAAGATTATTAAAACCGACAAAATTAAGGGTGACAAAATATTTATGAGATAATAATTTGGGCAAATCATTATCATATTGAATTAATTCAAATTTGAACTTTGACAGTTCACAGTTGGAATAAATGTAATCTATTAATTGAGATGTTAATGAATCGTTGTTCTTCTTTTCAAAATTATTTCCTAATTTATACATATATACTATATCTATGTATTATATTTTTATATGTCTAACAAATTTCAATTTTTTTATTTATAATTTGGTCTAAAGACCAAATTATAAATAAAAAAATGATAAAATTCCCGCTAGGGATATTTTATAATTTTTAATCAAGCATATTCACAATTTTTTTATATGCTAATACTAATGAATCCCTCTGTTCTCTCAACTGTGACAGAATCTGTCATTCCAACATCATCAATTGCTGACATAACAGAGTCAACATATGATGACGTCAATCTGAATTTCACTGTATTGCCATCGCTAATAACTCTTCTTAAATTTTCGCCATAGAGAGCTTGAATATATGACACCAAAGTGTTAAATTTAATATCATTTGATACATCTGTTTGTAAAAATTTTTTAACCTCTCCTGTCAAAAAGTCTTTGTCATTGATACATAAATATTTTGTTTTACTATATCGTCTTTTGTTATCTTCTCTATAAATAAAGTGACATTTTGGAAACATTTTTAAAATGTCTTCGTCACATAATAAAGAACTATTACATCTACATACAAATAATGGATAACAGTCTTTTACAATAAGTTCAAAATCATCATCGTCGCCAATATTGACAAATGACAAAGTCGAATACCAATTTAAAAATTCTCTAGTTGGAAAGCCTTCAGGAAATTTTTTTGCAACTACATCAGTAAATTTATCAATAAAATTATCAAAATCATTTTCTAGTGCCACAGCATCGTCATCTTGATCAGCCAATTTAAGAAAAAAGGTGTGTTCCATGAATAATTTTATATGGAGGTAAAAAGTATATAAATTTATTTAAAACCCATGGGTTTTAAATAAATTTATATGCTTTTCTACCCTTCAGAACCCTATAAAAGTAATATAAAAGTGTTCAAATTCTAAAGAATTTAAACACT